TGATAAGTATGGAATATAGTTCCTCCAGAAAAAACAGGTTATTCTGGAAATATGTTTAATTTAGCTATAGGTGGAGATATATTGCCATCTAAAATCATCCCTGATAATGAAAGTATAGATGATTATATAAAACAAGGATATTCTATATTAGAAGTACCAGTAGAAGAGAAACAGAAATTCGTTTTAGATATGGATAGATCTTTAATGGATATTGCAGCTGTTTCTCTTTCTTATGTTACGAAATATTTGAATTATGATATTATTTCACAATGTTATTGTGAAGATGAAAATCCATTCACTCAAAGTGTAATTTCAACAGGTATTCATGATGAATTAGCTATTTCCGATTTTTTTATATTAAAAGAAATTCCAAGAGAAATAAGAAAAAAACCAACATTTATTCACATAGATACATCATTAACGGGAGATAGAACAGGTATTGGAGCTGTGTGCATGTTAGGTAGAGAAAAAATAGAAACATTTGATATGGTTGCTAATAAAACTATAAAAACATATCAAACTATATACAAACATATTTTTAACATAGAAATACAATGTCCTAAAAATTCAGAAATAAGCTTTCACAAAACTAGACAATTTATTTCTTATTTACGACAAAATAGCTTTAATATTTGTGGGATTACAACGGATGGTTATCAAAGTGCAGATACCAGACAAATGTTGATGTTAGAAGGTTTTGAAAATGTAGAAAGATTACATTTCGAAAAAACTCCAGACATTTATTTATCTTTTAGAAATGGTTTGATAGAAAAAAGAATAAAACTATTAAATATTCCAATTTTAGAAAGAGAATTATTACAAGTTGAAAGAAATAATCAAACCGGAAAATTTAGTCATCCTGAAAACACAGGAGATGGTCACGGCGATGGCGCAGATGCATGCGCAGGAGCGTATTATAATGCAATATCACATGAAAGTGAATATAATGATGTATTAACAACAATACATACATTATCTCCTAATGATGGAGATATAAGTAAAAGAGAAATTTTAAAAATTGCAGCAGGATTAGACAATTTAACACATGAAATAAATACAACTACAACTAACAATATTACATCAAATGAAAATAATGAAATAAAAAGTAGTATAAGTAATTGGATCTTATAAAGAGGTGATGTAATATGTATAAAAAATATCCAAAAGGTTTGAAACTTACTCCCGAAAAAGAATATTTAGTACATGAAAATTTAGGTATTGCTCATAAATTAGCTCATAATTGGTTTAATGGTGTTGTGGATTTTGAAGATTTAAAACAACAAGCTTATTTAACTTTAGTAGATTGTGCTACTAAATATGATCCAGATAGTGGAAATAAATTCAGTACATATGCATATAATTGTATATCAATAGTTTTAAATAATTATGTACAAAATTATAATAAAATAGTTAAAATACCATTAAATAAAATTTATAAAATACATGAATATTTAAATTTATCAGATGATAAAAAAGAAGAATTTAGAATTAAAAATAAACTTACTCAAGATGATATTAAATTTTATGTTAGTTATGAAATAGTATCAATGGATGCTCAAGTGGTAGATGATTATGATGATGTTAGTAATTTTTATGCAATAGATGAAGAAGGTTATGAAAGATCAGATAATCAAATGATAATAGATAATATATTAAATAAATTAAATGATTTAATTCCAGATCAATTATATAAAAATGTATTTTATGACGTTATAAAATGCGGATTTGATCAGACATATTATAAAGATATAATGAAAAAACATCATATTAAACTTAAAGACATAACTAATATTATAGAAGTTTGTCAAGAAATAATGAAATTGCATAAATCAGAATTTATGTAAAAAATTTAAATAAAAAACTAAATTAATTTTTATTATATATTAATAGAAAGAATTTTATATGCACTTATTTTTTATTATATAATTGTAAGTGCATATACTATTTTTCATTATTGAAATTTATAAATCAAATTAAATTTCATATTAAATTATAATAAAGGAAAGAAATAACTATGACAAAAGAAAAAGCCGATGAAATAATCATAAAAAATCAATCTTTGGTTTATTATGTTATGAAAAAATATTTTAAATTTGCATATCATGATTTAGAACTAAAAGAAGAATTAAGTTCTGTAGGAACAGAAGGTTTAATAAAAGCAGCGTATAATTTTGATGAAACAACCGGATATAAGTTTAGTACTTATGCAGTATCTAGCATTTGGGGCAACATTCAAAAATACTTAAGAGATAACAATTCTATAAGATATACAAGAAGACTTATAGATTTAGGTAATCAAATTAAAAAAGAATTGAACACCGGTGACTTAACACTTGAGGATTTAAATGTTAAATTTAATTCATTAGATTTAACCTCTGATGATAAATTAGGACTTACAAACTATATATTCGGAACAGATTCTATAGATAGAAATGTTTCAGTAAAAGAAGGAGAGGTAGATTTAATAGATGTACTTCCACATTATGAACAACACGTGATAGATGATTTAATAGTTTCAGATTATATAAATAATGTATCTCGTGATGATAGAGATAAAAAACTTATAGACTATTTAATTCAAGGTTATACTCAGGAACAAATTGCTTCCAAATTTAATGTATCACAATGTCACATAAGTAGATTACAAACTCAAATTAAGTGTAATATAATTACATATTTAATAGTTACACATGATTATATCACTGCTTGTAATTTATTAAAAATTATTCCAATTAATGAAATAACATTAATTAAAAAATATAAAATACCTATTCACTTAATTCCTTTGTCTATTTTAAATAAACATTATAAACCTATAAATTTTAATGATTTTTTAGATGAAGACTTAAATTTGGCAGAAATTAAAGCTTATGAAACTTTAAAAAATATTAAAGCTAATAATAAAAAAATAAACACAAATATTATTGAAATAAATAAACCGTCAGTAGAAATAATATACTCTAAAAAACAATTTCATAATTTATTGATAAGAATTATAATTAATTTAATGCTACATGAAGAAATAAATAATCCATCTAAAGATGATATTTTAGAATATTTAAATAAAAATTATCGCGATATAAAAATTAATGAACAGTTAAATAAAATTACAAAACAAGAATTAATAAGTTTTAATAATAGATGTATAAATATTATTAAAACTAAAGAATTAACAAAAGATTGTAAAATTTTATTAACCACCGAAGATGTGGCATTGATAGAAAGAAATATAACAATTAAATATATTTCAAATCAAATATTAGACATATTAAAGCAATTAAAATCTATGAATTTATCATAAGGAAAGAGGTACATAATAAATTATGAGTCAAAGAGGAATAATGGTTAAAGGCATTTCATCAGAATTACAAGATATAGTTTTATCCATGTTGATTTTTGATAATGAAATGTATGATGCAACAAAAGCTGTAATGTCAGAAAATTTCTTTTATGGAGATGATTATAAAACTTTATATAATGCATTAGTGGAATTTCATAAAATAAATAATGCAAATCCAACATTAAAAGATATGATGATACAAGTCTCATTATTGATAACAAATGCAAATGATTTATCAAGAATAAAATCTTTATTAAAACAATTAAACAGTGATTATATAGAAGAATATATTGATAAAGAAGATACTGTTAAAAGAACTTATTTCGAAGAGTTTATAAAAAGAAATGGTGTAGAACATACATTTTCAAATGTTATAAATTTGGTTAAATCAGAAAAAACGGTTGAATGGTTAAATGAAGCTAATAAATTAGGAAAATATATTAATTTTACAATTGTTCAAACTCAACCATTTAATATGGGAAATGTTGATACTTTTTCTAAAGTAAGAGAAGCAGCTGTTGGAGATGAAAAAACAACTAGAAAAATAAGATTTTTTTTAGATGAAATAAATAAAACTTTAAATCACGGAGCATTAACTCCAGGCACATTAACCATGGTGTCTGCATCTCCTGGAGTTGGAAAAACATTAACATTAGTTAATCAAGGTGTGAGTGCTACAAAAGATGGTTTTACTAATTTACATATATTTTTGGGAGATTTAAATCATTATGATGCAAGTTTGAGATATTTAGCAAATTATAGTGAAAAACCATTAAGAGAAATAATAGATATGTCTTTAGAGCAACAATTAGAATTAATTAATGTGTTAAAGAATCAACCGGATTCACCTGTTAATAAAAATTGGATATTACCTTTAACTTCAGGATTAATAACTGTAGAACAATTAACAAATGAAATACAAAAAATACAATTAACTCATAATGTGCATTTTGACCAAATAATAATAGATTATGATGCAAATATAAAACCATCTACAGACAGCATGTATGATAATGCTGGAGCCATTTATAATCATATTCGATCTTTCGGTGTAAAAAATAAATCAGTTATGTTAATTGCTTCACAACCTAAAATAGCATTTTTTAATCAAGAAGTACTCACATTGGATGCTGCATCAGAAAGTTCAATGAAACAACACATTATAGATTTAATGATAACAATGGGTAAACCTGGATCAACTGGGGCTCCGGTTGCCACAATGTTTATTCCTAAAAATAGAAATGGAATAGCTAACAGAAAAATACATTTATATATAGATGGTGGAAAACAAAAGGTATATCCTATTTCAGAAGATGAATATGAAAGACAAAAAAGAGAAGCAGTTCTTAGAGAACAATAATATCAAAATGATATAAATAAAAATGTCTTAGAAATATTTCTAAGACATTTTTATTTTAATTAAAATAAAAATATATATTAAATTATAAAAGGAGAGATATAAATAATGCCTATTGAAAATTGTGCTTGTGGCGGAAATGCAATTGATAGATTTTATTCTCTTTTTACTTGTGATCACGCAAATTGTTCAGAATGTAGTTGGACAAATAACAAATGTTGCAATGGGTATCCTACCAATACTGATTCAGAAATAGGTAATTGTATAAATTCATGTGTAAATTTTTATAACATACCTATGCACGAAGTATTACCATCAAAGATAAAATCTTTTGGATTTTGTAAAACAAGTGAAGATACAGAAACAAATACTATTATAGGAGCATTGGCTATACAATTCACAGATGGAACAAAAAAATTATATATGAATGTAAATAAAGAAATTTTTGATTCATTACTTAACGCAAATAAAGATTTTATGTTTATAAATTTATCACAAAACGTTTGTAATGAAGATAACCAATGCATAGTTATTCCATAAAAATATAAAGGAGATAATATTACAATTATGGGAATTTTTAATAGAAATAAAAAGGAATCAGTGAGAGTTACTAATAATAAAAACGATGAAAATAGTCTATATTATGATCCAATATCTGCTGAATCGTTTTATAATGAAATAGGAGATATTTTAAATTGTAATGAAATAAATAACTTTAGATTATTAAAATCTGAAAGAAATGAAAAATTTGCTTCATTTGATATAATGAGTCAGGATTCAAGAGTTGCATCAATATTGAACATGTATGCAGATGATTGTACTCAATATAATCAGTCTTCTCAAGTTATATGGGCTGAATCAAGTGATGAAAATTGTTCAGAATTTGTTAATAGAATAATTAAAAATTTACAATTAAATAAACACGCTTGGAATCATATATATTCTTTATGTAAGTATGGAGATTTATATTTGGAATTATTTTATGATATTGTAGATGAAAATTCTCAAACAGATTTAAATATTTCTGCATCAACTTTATTAGAAAGAATAGAAATGGTTAAAAATCCGGCAAGCCTGTTTGATCTAATAAAAGATGGAAAAACAGCATATTATATTCAAATGAACACAGATGATCAAATTAATAATAGATTATCTAACATTGGGTATGTAGCTCAAAAAACAGATAAGATATTACCAGCTGATAAATTTATTCACATTTCTATAAATGATGCATATAATAGATTTCCTAACAAATATGTATTAACTAATAAGGAAACCGAAGTAGAAGAAGAATATGACGTTAAAGAAGGAAATTCTATTTTAGCAAATGTTTTTAAAACATGGAGCGAATTAAATTTATTAGAAGATTCAGTTTTATTAAATAGATTGTCTAAATCGGCAATTATTAGATTAATTCAGATAGAAGTTGGAAATACAGATGACAATGATGTACAAGAAATATTAAAAACATTAAGAGATAAAATTTCTAGAAATAGATATTTAGATAAATCTACAGGAGAATATAAAAATCAAGTAAATCCCGGTCCGTTAGAAAATATAATTTATCATGCTACTCATAAAGGCAATGGAGCAATAACTCATAGCACTATGGGCGGAGATGTGGATGTTAAAGCACTTGCAGACATTGATCACTTTTTAGAAAAATTTGCAATGGGCTTTCCCATTCCAGTTGCATATGTTAAACAAAAAAATGATGATGGTGGAGGATTATCAGCAGGTACATCTCTTACAAAATTTGATGCTAGATATGGTAGAACATTAAAAAGATATCAAAATGCATATATAAATGGAATTACCGACTTAATAAATGTATTCGCATATAGAAGAGGAGTTACTGACTACATTAACAATTTTACAATTAAAATGGTATCTCCATCTGCAGTTGAAGATAATGAAAGAGATGAAAAATTAAAATCACATATGGAAATTATTCGTGATTTAATGGATGTTATAAATGGTCAAGAAGAATCTTATTCTTCAGATACCAAACGTAAATTATTAAATTATTTAGTTCAAAACATGTTACAAGATAATCATTTATTTGATATTTTACAAGAAGAACTAATTGAAGAAGTAAACATAGACGCAGATACAGATACAGACGTAGATATACAATAAACGAGGTTAATACAATGACTTTTACAAAAAAAGAAATGTTATTCATGTTAAATAAAATTAAAGACATAAAAGACACAAATATAGATACATATGTAGACGATATACTTGATAACGATATTCCTATGAAAGCTTTAAAATTTATAAACTTACATATTCCTCTAAAAGATTTAGGAGTGTTTAATCTTATTTATTCTAAAAGACATAAAACTCCATTGTTTAATAATTTTACTAAAAGACAAATAGATGATTATGAACAAGTGGTTTGTTTAGGTAGTTTATTAACTCAAATGCTTTGTTATATAAAAACTACCAAAGATGATGTAGTTAAACATTCGCAAATAATAGGAATAAATTCAATAATGAATGCTATTAATGACTTTGTAAATACAGGGTCATTTAATAAAATAAATATCGTATACACTGAGTTTTCAGATATTTTTAAATATTTATATATTAAGGATGGTGAATAATAAATGTCTATAACAATTAGTAAACAAACTGTAGGTAATAAATTAAATGAAACAAGTGATTTAATTAAAACTGATAACTATATTATAACACCAATGTATGGTAAAATCAATGTTGTTTCAGGAATTAATCATAACAAATATTCCTATTTTGATACAATAGAAGATTATGATTTATTTATTAGTAATACAGCTAATGATACAGTAGCTGTTAAAATAGAATCTATATTAGAAAATTCTTCTGAGGATAATATAGACAATATTATTAATGAGATTAAAACTCAATACAAAACAGATAAGATAGAATGGGATTCTACTGAAAATTCTATTATTATTAAAGCTGATAAAAATTCATTATTGGAAATAAGTAAAAAATATAATGATGAATTTGAACCAAATTTAATCACAGATAATGTTTTATTTTTAGAATATAAAAATACAAACATAAAATTAGAAGATAATACAGATAACATTCTGGATAAATTAGATGATTCATCTATGAAAGAGATATTAAATAAATCAGGAGTTAAAACTAATGGGTCTGAATCAAGAGATGAATTAAAAGGTATTATTAAAGGAACTATGAATTCAAATAAATAAGGTAGGTGAAAACAATTGTTAGTATTAAAAGAATCTAATTCTCCATATTGGCTTATTGGGGCTAGTAAAGGTAAAACATTAGCCGGTTCCAGTACGAATATTCCATGTTATTTCAAATCAATAAAAAAACAAAAAGAATTAGCTACTCAAATATTTAAAAATAATAATACTATTGATGAAGTATATGCATTAACTGGGATTCAGTGGGACAATATGCCAACAGGTGCTAAAGAAGAATATGGATATATTAAAAATAAAGGTAAATTGATTTTATCTAAAGATGAAATTACTGAAGGAGATTATCCTAAAGGTATATCAAGAGACCCACTCCCTAAAAAAGGAGTAAAAACATACACAAGTGCAGCTACGGCTTTAGAAGGTAAAGAAGGTGAAAAAATGAAATTAGAGTTAAATAAGGAAAAATTTATAAAAGAAGATATTGACGATATTCCGGAAATTCTTCAAGATAGATTTTTTAATGTCATGGCTGATGGCAGACCTGAAGAATTTAAAAAATTTACAAAAACAGAACTTAAACAATTTGCTGAATTTGTTAAAGAATTGCCAAGTAATGAAGTGACTGAATTAGAAAGAAGTTTATTGTTATATGCTATAAGTATGGCTCATGGAGATGATTTAACGGTAGAATCTATAACCGAATCTACTCAAGACTTAATTGATAAATATGAAATAGATGTAGATTCTTTAAAATCAGATGGATATGATTTAATAGTGTTTAGATGTCCTGAATGTGCAGAAGATTTAAAAGAATATAACCCATATGTGTATGATGATGGAACAGAAATACCATTAGAAAAAATTAAAGTGATTGAAGTAGAAGAACATAATACCGATTGTGAAAATGCTGAAGATAATATGTATGAAGATCCACAAAAAATGGCACCTATTCAATTATATAAATATTCTAAAATTGATATTGTAAAAGAATCTAAAATAGTTACCCCTGTGGGTAATCCGCAAATGGCTTCTAGTTTTGTAAATATTGATGTAGATTTAGATCATATGGAAGTTTCTGATTTTATTGTAAGATTAGCACAAGCTATTCGTTCAGAACAAACATCTGTTCTTGAATATGTAGCACTACGCTCAGCAAACGGTATTACTAATGAAGAAAGAGCCAATATTGATGCTATTATTGAAGAAGAAAAGAATCATATGGTTGCATTTACTACAATGTTATATAAACAACTTTTAACAAATCATAAACAAAACGTAGATGGAGCTAATGCAGAATTTACTCTTCCTACTTTCGGTAATGAAATTTTTGACAATTCTGAAGAAGGTAAACTTACAGAATCTATTGCATCAACAGTTGAAAAATTAGCAATTAAAGAAACAAGTATAAGAATGTCAGATGAATATTTTATAGGTAATAATGAAGATGGAAGAATGTATCATGGCCTCGGTTCAGCAATGAATGCTATTAAGAATGTTATTACAACCTCTGGAGAGCAAGTAATGATTCAAAATGTCACTATTGCGGATTCTAAAAATGAAAGCATTAAATTAGAAGATACATTTAATTCCATTGATGAATTAGTTAATGAATTAAAAACAGATACAAATTATGATGAAATTGCATTACACATTCATGCTTATGCAAAAACTAATAAAGCTCGTGCATCTGAATTAATGGATAAATTATTTGAACTTGAAAGAAGTAAATCTCCAAAAGAATGTAGAGATGCTTTAATTGCTGATTTAGAAAATGAAAATAAACAATATAAAACTGAAGATACTAATATAACAGGTGTTAGTAGCACAATGAGTCAAGATCAATATGAAATTGAAGTTGATGTTAATTATGATATAGATTGCACTATAAAATTAGGGTCATTGTTAGAAAAAACAATTAAAGCTATGAATCCAGAAACTGCAAAAAATCAATATTATGCTATTGCTGAAGATAATTTTACTCTTGGTGAAAAATTTAAATTCACACTATTGATTTTTAATAATTTTTATAAAGATGGTAAAGAAGTAACAAAAGAATTTGTAGCAGGAGTTATTGATACACTATTTGACAGAACATCAACATATGAATGTTTCATTGAACGAGTATAAAGGAGGTAATATATTATGATACAATATCATGATACATTAAATCCTAAGATTTGGGAAAATAATTCTTTAAAGTCAGATGTAAAAGTTAAGTTATTAGAAATATATAAAACTTTTGTTTCTAAATTACATGAAGATAATATTCCTTTAGAAGTTATAGATGTATTATTATTGGGGTCTAATGCAGATTTTAATTACACTGATTATTCAGATATTGATTTGCATATTATAACTGATTTTGATAATATAAGTATAAATAACACATTAACACAAATTTTTTATAACAATGAAAAAACAAAATTTAATACAGATTATGATATTACTATTAAAGGAATACCTGTAGAACTATATATTGAAGATATAAATGCTTGTAACATGACAAATGGAATTTATAGTTTATTACAAGATAAATGGATAAAATTTCCTGAACATAATCCTCCGCAAGATGTTGATTATTCAAAACTTTTAAATCATTATAAAACTAAAATATCTAATGCTTTAAATTCTAATTCATCTGAACAAATTAAAGAAATGATAAATGAAATCAAAATGTTAAGAAAAGTATCTCTTATGGATGAAGGAATTTATTCAAAAGGTAATTTAGTTTTTAAAGAATTAAGAAATGATGGGTCTATAGATAATCTTTATACAAAATTGCACGAATTAATATCTGATGAATTATCTTTAGAAAATTTAAATAATCTTAAAGAAAAAATAAATAAGGTTCCATTGTTTACATTTGAATGGCAAACCGGATCTATAAATGATAATATCATTAAATACTTAAAAAATAAAAATATTCCTTGGAAATATAATGGACATTTTCAATTAGAAGGTAAAATTAAAAATAAATGGGTGACATTTGTTTATAATACAGATTCAAAAAATATTACTCATGTATATATTAATGAAAGTTAACATTGATAAATATTAAATTAAATAAATAAAAATTATAGGATAGGTGATTTAAAATGATGAATTTATTTGAAAATTTACAAATGATAAAAGAATCAAATAATGTAAAAACAGAAGGTATATTTGGCAATAAAAAGAAAAAAGAAGAACAATATGAAAAAGAAATTAAAAAAGTATTTGATGAGAATTCAACCGCTATAGCTAATAAAATAGCTAGTCGTATTTATTATATTATCTACGGTGCATATGAAAGCGATGAGTATGGAAATGCTAAACAACAAGCATTAAAAGTATTAAAAGTTGCCGGCAATGAAATAAAAAGATATCCTCAAAAGTTAATAAGAGATACAATTAGTTTAGGTGATGATTGTAATATTCCTGAATCTGATGAATTAAAAGAATATTACGATAAGATAAAACAAATAAGAAATGTTGAAAAAATAGGACTTGAAATTGAAAAGTATTTATATACTAAAATTGCACCACAACTCATGAATAAAATTGAAGTTCTTAAGAAAACTAAAATAGAATCTGCAATTCTTAAAGATGAAAAAGATATTGAACAAGTTGTTGAAAGCACCACATTGAGACCTTTTGATAGTAGAGATCATGCAGGTTGGGGTGGAGTTCATGATTTTGCGGATGGTAGTTCACCTATGATAGTAGATGGAGAATTTGCTACAATTTTAGTAGGCCAATCTGATGAAGAAGTTGGTACAGAAAGTGCAACGGTTTCTATATATTACGGCGATCCTGAAGCAGATGCACCACAATGGGCTTTCAAAGGATATAATGACAAAGAATCAGCTATTAAAGATGCAAAATTCTTTGCAAAATTAGCTGATGAAGAAATTGATGAATCTCAACTTGAAAGATTTGGGTTTACAATAGTTTAATTGAATTCATTAAATAATTATAAAAGCTTCTAATTTTTTAGAAGCTTTTATTTTTTATTAAAATAAAATTATAATTATACGATAAAGTAGGTGATTTAAAAGTGAAAATGACAGATGTAAATATTTATGATTCATTTTTTGAATCTAATCTAAATTACATATCTGAAGAACAAGAAGATGTAGATAAATCTATTAAAGGCAATCCTATTTCTGATGAAATTAAAGAAAATAGTAAACACAAAGGTGTTATTGGAAAAATTGGAGGTATCGGTGCTGATTCTAATGAACCTACAAGAAATGGTAGAAGATATCCTTTACAATTGTGGCAAAATGTAGAAAAATCAGAATATTTTATTGAAGGTATGAAAAACAGAACTCTTATAGGTGAAGCTGATCATCCAACCGAACGATTAGATTATTCTGTAACTGAAGGTGCTGTTGTTCTAACTAAGTATGAAATTCAAAATAATGGACAGGTTTATACCGAATTTGATATTTTAGATACAATTCCTGGTAGAACTGTAAAAACTTATTTTGATGCAGGTTGTAAATTAGGGGTTTCATCAAGAGGTTTAGGTGAAGAAGTAATGTTAAACGGTGAAAAAATAATAGATCCTGAAACTTATCAATTTTATTGTTTTGATGTTGTAGCATTTCCAGCTGTTAAATCTGCAAGAATGGATTTAATTGAATCTACTTCGCCTAAAAAACAGGTGCTTATAAATTCTATCAATGGTGAAATTAAAAAATGTAAATCTATTGATGAAGTATTATTTATTGAATCTATGTCTAAAGGTGTTAATTTATATTTAGATGAAATTAGAGAATCAATAGAAATTAAAAAGAAAGAATTATCTGAAAATAACGAAGATGATAATGTTAAAACATTAGCAACATCTATAGTTGATAAAATAAAAAATAGAGAAAATAAAACTGCTCAAGATATTCAACTTTGTGACTTTTTATCAGCTTGGTTAGATAAAAAAAATGAAAATATTGCAAATTTATTTAATAAACTTAAAGAAGAAAATGATAAATTAGATAAAAATAATAAAATAAAAATATCAGGACCTAATGATAATTCTGATGAAGATACGCCGGAAGTAGTTGATAGACAACCTGATAATAATTTAGAAATATTAGCTGAACTTCAAGAATCAGATAAAATTAATGTTTCTAAAATAAATAAATTGAAAACTCAATTAGAACAAAAAAATGCTATTATAAGAAATTTATTAGCAAAATATCATGTAAAAACCGAAACTTTACATTCAATAAAAGAATCACATGAGTGGTTAAAGAATGAAAAAGATAAGGATGATAAAATTAATTCAGAAAATGAATCATTAAAAGAACAATTATCTCAAGTTACTTCTAAATATGAAAAATTACAAGAAGTAAATAAAAATTTCTTATCTATGTTTGAAGAATTAAACAGCAACACATTATCTATCAAGCAAGAAAATGATTCATTAAAAAAACGTGTAAACACTTTAAAACGCAACAACATTGCTATTACAGAAAATTACAAATCTTTAGTTAATGAAAATAAACAATTAAAAGAAAATATTAAGACTTATAAAGATGCAAATAATCAAGTTAAAGTATTAAATGAAAATGTTATTCAATTAAAACAGCAAAATGAAAATTTAAAAAGTGATAATGAAAAAAGAGTTATTGCTCAAGAAAAATTGATTAGCCAACTTAATAATAAAAATAAAAACTTGAATAAAAAATATATCGAATCATTAGATAAGTATATATCATCAGTATGCATGAAATATAATCTTAATAGAAGTACTTTAATAAGATTATTAGGTGAATCTTATACAACAGATGATATAGATAAAATTGCTAAAGAATTAGTTGAAAATAATTCTAAAATTAATTCTTTACCATTTTCTCATTTGACGCCTAATAGACAAATTGTAAATGAAAACATTGCATTAACAAATAATTCTAATAATAATATAAGTAGTGAGTTAGAAACATTTAATATGTTATTAACCCATAAAAATTAAATATGAAAGGACTGTTATATATGAGTTATACAGAAAACAAAAAGGTAGCACAGTTATTAAATAAATATGCTACAAGAATTAAAATTTCAGAATTAACAGAAGCTGTTAATCGTGGTTTGATGGGGCAAGATGAAGTTGAAAAAGCTATTAAAGCTAATAAGCTTGAATCATTACGTTCACCTATTAGTTTTTCACATGAACGTAAACTTATGTTGGCTCAGTGTTTAGAAAATACAAATGACAGATTAAAGTATATGGAAGCAACTAATCCTATGGCACTCGGTGCTTATAAGAGATATGCTCTTGATATTACTAATGCTGTTACAGCTAACTTGATTGCTCCTGAATTAGTTGGTACACATACTCTTGAAGGTAGAAACGGCATTGTTCGTTACTTCAACTTCAACTATGGTAGAACTAAAGGTCAGACAGAAGCTGGTCAGACATTTAATAGTTCACTTAATATGCCTAATAATGATCCACATTATGCTTCAAGTTTGGTTGATGGTGAAAAGATTACACTTGATGCTAATAAGCAGTATAGATTTAAATGGGTTCCTATTAAATTATCAACTTTTAGCATTTTAGTTGATGGTAAATTGGCTTATATTGCTGATAACTTCGGCCAATTGACAGCTCCTGGTTCAACAGATGTAGTTGGTACTATTACACCTGCAGGTGTACTTACAATGACTGCTGAATTTGAAGGAGATGCAGTTGCTCAGTATAAGTATGATAATGAAGTTGTTCGTGATGATGGTACAAATTATTATCCTGAATCAGCTGGATTTACAAATATTCCTACAGCTGACGTAGAAATTGGTGCTATTCCAGTATTTGCTGAAGTATATCCAATGAATGCTACATGGTCTACAATGGCTGAGTATGATTTGATGAAAGAAACAAAAATGTCAATGAGAGACATTCTTCAAACTCAAATCATTGGCGAATTACAGAGAGAAGTTGATAATAAGATTATCACTCAGTTGCATGCTGGTGCAGATGCATCAAGACCTATTTCTTGGTCAGAAACTCCAGGTGTAGGTGTATCTCCTGATGCTCATTACAATGGATTAAGAATTGAATTGAATAAAGCTTCTAAGAAGATTCGTCAAGCAAGCAATAAGTATTCAGCTAATTATGTAGTTGCTGGTACACAGGCTTCAGCTGACATTGAATGCATTACAGGCTTTAAACAGGCTAATACAAATCAGGTTCCTGGTTCAAGATTAGTTGGTGAAGTTTCAGGTCTTAAGTTATATGAAACAACCGCACTTGATGAATATGATTTATTCCTCGGATTTAAGTCTAATAATGCTATTGAAGCTGGTGCATTCTATTGTCCGTATATGCCAATCACAAGTTTGGGTATGATTCAAACAGGCGATATGAGAAATCGTGAAGGATTTGCAACTGCTTATGCATTTACTTTAATCAATAGTAAATTATATCAGAAGGGTACAATTATCCCTGAATAATAAATGATTATATTGAAACAGGATATTAATTTATCCTGTTTCAAATTAAATAATGAAAGGATTGATAATAATGGCAGTAAAAAATTATGTTTATAATGATGCTACTGAAATTAAAATTACAAATATTATTAATAAAGATGCTTACAAAGCATGTGACGCTGGTTCTCCAGTAAAGAAAGTAGAAATGCTTTATGCCGATATTAAAGATAAGCCTTGTGTTAAATTTGATTATCTTTTTAATGAAGATGGTTCATTTAAGACTAAGACTGCAGGTGGTAAGGATTATGTAGTTGCTGTATACACAAAATCTAAAGTTACAGACAGAGATGTTCCTGCTTATAGAACAATGAATAAAAAGATTACACTTTGTGCAGCTGATGCAGCTGATGAAAATGGTGCTTGGATTGGTGATTCAATGACATTTACAACTGATTTTAAGGATGAAGTTGTATTCTATGAAAAATTAGCTGAAGCTTTCAAGGGTGAACTTAAAGTTGAAATTGGTGGAAAAGTTGTTGGTGAAACTTACGGCGAATAATAAAATTAAATATATTTTAATTTAGACTCTTTAAGAGAGTGAGAATATAATGTTAATTGTATTTAGCATTCTCACTCTCTTTTATTTTTTATGGAGATTTAATCATATGAATTTAAAAATAATAAATACGTTTAATAAAGAAAAATCTATAAAAGATATGAATAATAAAAAATATACATTAAAACCAAATGAAACATTAGAATTAATAGTAGATAATCTTGAATTTAATAATAATACATATAATTTCATTTATGAATTATTATTTAAAGGTTTTGAAGTAATTGAAACAAATATGGTTCTGAATTAACAGAATATTGCTAGAAATTTATTTTTATAAATTATTTATATTTTTATTTAATTAAACAAAAATTTTAATAGAATGTGGTTTTGATAATAATTTGGGAGGTGAATATATGAAAACAGGATGGACGGTTGCAGATTATGTAAAATATGTTAAACTGCAATTAGGTGGTTCTATATTACAATTATCTATTGAAGAGGATTTGCCATATATTGTTGAAAAAATAGCATTTGAAGAATTAAAAAATTATATTAGAACTATTCACACTATGACTGTAGGATATTCATCATCTATTAATTTAGCAGATAAAAAAGTCGCTAATGTGAAGTATGTATTAAGAAATGTAAATAATAGCACTACTATTACAGGAATGGACACTAATCTTTTCATATATCAACAACAAGGACAATATGGAATTAATAATGCAGCTATGGATCAGATAACATATAACTTATTAATAAGTCAAGTGAAAAATACTATCAGTAGTGATTTAGATTTTCATTTTGATAAATTAAATGAAGTATTATATGTATACGCTCAAAATCCTATTCCATCTTCTATAACTATAGGTTATATTCCTGATTTTGATAAAGTAGAAGAAATATATACACCTTATTGGATTTCTTATTTAAAAAGATTAAGTGTAGCTTATGCTAAAGAACAAGAAGGTAGAATTAGAAGTAAATATACTTTAAATTCTGCAACTTATAGTTTAGATGGAGATAAATTATTAGCAGAAGCTCAATCTGAATTAGCTCAAATAAGAGATGAATTAAACAATAACGTAAATATAATGCATACTATTTCTTAATAAAATATAAATATAACAAATATAATTTGAAAGGAGACATACTTATGTCCAACGTAATGAATTTATTTGAAAATTTAATGACTTACAATGATTCAAAAAAAGTACAAGAAAATGACGAAACACTTTTAAATTTAACAATTGAATTGCCTGGTGAAATTGAAGATTTAGATCCATCAGATGTAAATGTTAATGTAGGTGTTATGAACGTTAATACTGATGAACCTGAAGGTATTAAATTTGATGATTCAGAAGAAGATGAAACAGATGTAGATGCTGATTTAGAAGATACTGAAGAAGATGCAACAGCTGGTAATGATGAATCAACTGAAGATGATCAAGATGCTGGTAAAGAAGAATCTTTATCTTTCAAAAAAGAATCAAGTGATGTTGAAACTGCAAAGAGCAATATTAAGAAAAGAGTATTAGCTAATGAAAATAAAGATTGTGAAACAGGAGATTGTGATGCAAATAAAAGAGAAATTCTTCGTAAAAAATATGAAGAATATAAAAATAATAAATCAGTGAATGAAGGAATTTTTGATAAATTTGGTTCAAAAAATATTGATTTAGATAAAACCAAAGCTAATAAAGTTTCTGCTAGTTCATTAAAACCAGGAGATTATATTCGCAATGATTTTTCAACTTCTGCATCATCTAAAGTAAAAGCATTTAAAATTGTTAGTAAGAATCCTATTAAAGGAAAAAATAATGAATATTCATACAAATTGATTGATTCGACTGGTAAAAATTATACTGAAGAAATATCTGATGAACTTAAGGTATATAAATATGAAATTCCTAATGGTAAAACACCTCGAGGATTTAGTGAATCTATAAATCTTAATGATAGATCTATCAATAAACTTATTACTAAATTTGTTAGAGAAAATTATAAAAATGTAAATAAGGTTGTTATCAACAAAGCTCTATATGAAAATAAAAAACTTATTTTAAAAGGATATGTTGAAGATTTATCTGGAAATAAAGAAACTATAATTTTACAAAATAGAGGATTTGATCCAACTAAATTAGAAAATAAACGATTTATGATGGATTTTAAAGATATATCAAATACATTCGGAGTGATTAAGGAATCTATTAAACATCCGTTTATGTTTACCTGCTCATTAAAAGAAGGTGTTTTATCTTTTGAAGAATTTAAATATTCATATAAAACAATGGTTGAATCTAAAACAATTGAAGTAACAGGTAAATGCGCATTGAATGAATCGGTAGAAATAAAGAATGAAAATGCAGATCAAGTTAAAAAATTCAATGAAATAGTTGAAAAGATTAAAGCTGCAAAATCAGCTAATGATTTAATTGCATGTAAAGATGAAATGGATAAATCTAATATAGGCGACACGTTGTTATCAGCTGCTCAAATGGTATGGGATGATGTTAATTCCAGAATGAAAGGTTGAAAAAATGATATCATATAATAGGAGGAAAGCTAAATGGGATTATTGACTAATGAAGATTCTATGTTGTTTCAAACATTTTTTAAAGAAATGACAAAATTAAGAGGAATAAAGGTGCAATATATTTATCCTGTTATAGAAGACATAAGTATTCACGGTCAAATATTCCCTAAGTTTTCTTCTATTTTTGATTTAGATATAATGTTTGAAACAAATCCTAAAATAAAAACTCTTAAAAATTATGGTTGGATAAGTGAAGATTCAGAAAATAAACCATATATTGCATACTTGCCTATTGATACTCCTTATATACAAAGTAAAGCTAGATTAAAAATAAATCCTATAGGTTCAAATAAACAAGGTAAATGGTTTGAAATAACTGAAATATCTGAAGCAATTGAATATCCCGATGCATATGCTTGTAAATTGGCTCCTATATTTATAAATGAACCTGAGAAACTAGATTATAGTGAAACCAATAATAATTATATTGAAGGAGATAATCAACCAGATGAATCAACAAACCATATTAAAGCTATAAATGAAAATCTTGAAGAGCATATAGAAAAAGATTTATCTCAAACATTAAATAAAAATTTTACTTATTTTAAAAAATAATAAAGGAGTGAATAGTAATGAATTTATTTGAAAACTTACAAAATGCAGCTAATACAAAAATGCTGCATGAAAGAGATGTTTTATCTGTTTCAGAATATAATAAACTTAAAATTGCACTTAATAAAAATAATTCTATGAAAGCTAATTTTATTCTTCATCCAGGTAAAATAGAAACAAATGAATATAAACTAAGACTTACTATATACGGCGCGTTTAGAAGTTTTGAAAAAACTAAAAATGCATTTCGTGCATATGGTAATAATCGTGATTTAACTAATGACCAAGTTACACGAGAAGGTGTAGGAATACCTTTATATAATGTATATGTAAATCTTATAGATGAATCAATTAAATTTAATGATGTGGGATATTATTTTGAAATAGATAGATATTTAAAAAATTATGAACAACGCCTAATATCTGATAATTCTTTAAGACCTGGAGACCTGGATTTAGAAAATCTTAAAGCAACTATTTTAGAAATAGCGAATACATCTAAAGCTGATTTGGAACAAGCTTTATTATCTAAAAACTTTATTTATAACTTAACAGGTAAAAGAAAAACAAAACAAAGTGATAGCCCTGAATATAATTTAGATTTAGAAAATGCAGTTTTAAAAGAAGATTTTGACCCAAGTATGCCAAACTGGTTAATGAGAGCTATTAAAATGAACAATAATAAAAAGGGTTTTGGTTACCATAAAGATTTAAATTACACCATGCCTTTTGATACAATGAAGTGGACCGTCGAACCATTTCCAGAAAAAGGTAAATTAGATAATATAGGTGATGACGAATATATTGCATTATTAATTGATGCATCTGGTGACGAACACAATGGTGATTATATAGTTTATTTCCCATCTGCATATATTGGTAATCATGAAACAATTACAATAAATGGACGAAATAGACGTATTGATTCTATGAGTTTAAGAGCTTTAGCTCCATATGTTAAAGAATATGCTCATACTGTTGGTTATGAAAAATCTATTATAGATGTGAGACAAAAACAACAAGATAGAGCTATTGCTAAAGATGGTTCTATTGATAGAGGTTCGGATGAATATTCTTATTGGGGCAATGATACGCGTGATAAGTCTGGATATATTGTTGACCCTAATAAATATAAAAGACTTTTAGCTCAAAATAAACATGGAGAATATGCTAATAGATTAAATGATTTATTCGTTGTATTATCTGACGTTAGAACTAAACTCAAAGATTTCATGGCTAGTGATGATATTATTCCAACACCTGGTGTGAAAGATTATGGCAGAGACCGTAATTTTAATAAAGGTTCAAGAGCTTATAAAGAATATAGTAATTCATTAAACGAATATGGAAATGCTTTAGCAATTTTAGAAAAAATTAAAAATGGTGAAAAAGACTATGGTTCTGAATCATTTGATTCATTTGAACGTGCAGTTAAAAATGCAGAAAAATATATAGTTAATTGTTTAACCATTTTAGAAGATAATTAATAAAAATAAAAGGAGTGATAATAAATGTCTATTTATAAATATGAAGAAGCTATAGTTACAAAAATGAGAGAAATAACAGGAGATGATAGAATAATTATCACTCCTTCAGAAGCAATTCAGAATATTATCCCAAGAATTGCTAAAGATGAATTAAAATTACCATTAATTCATATTATACGTTTACCATGGAAATTAGCTCCTCAAAAATCACATTCAATGAAAATGAATGGTGTAATAAATGATTCTTTTCCTTTATTTAGAGAAGGAAATTATGTCAGTCCTGATGATGGTAGAGTACATAGGTTGCATGTTATACCTATTATATTCGGACATACATTTGAAGTATGGAGTAGAACTAGAGAAGAAAATGATGAATTATTAAGAGAATTAATATGGTTTTTTTCAACTATGGGAGAATTTGAAGTGAAAATTCCTTATGGTGTAGATATATCTCATAAGTTTACTTTAAGTATTCAAGATGATATTATGGATAATACGCATGTTATAAATCATAAAGAAAGTGGAGAATTATTTTTACAAGCTTTTAATACCATTTGTACAGATGCTTATCTATGGAAATCTAGTTCTCATAATCCAACATGTGTGCATATAAACACTGAATTACAAACTGAATTTTTAAAACATCCTAATGAAATAGATTATAATAAATTAAAAGAAGAAGAACTAAGAGTGAGGTGTTAATCTGTGTTAGAATTATTAGATGATATAAAAGATAAATATAATATATTTGATAACGTAGATATTATAGTTGATCCAGAATTGGAAGATGAATCTACAGTTGATATTAATAATTATCTAAATAAATATGTTTTACAATGTAGAATATGTGGAAATTTATTTCCATCAGATACATTACTAGATAATGAAGAAGAATGTCCTATTTGTAATTCTATTTCTAATGACGGATATATCTATAAGGGTAAATTAGTGAATAATAAAGAAGAAAATAAATCAAATGATGAAGAAGAAAAACAAGAAATCATAGATGAATTAGTTTCTAATGAAATTTCCGATGAAAATTCAATAGATACACAAAATTATTCAAATGATGACGATAATGAATATTAAAATAAAAATATAAATCTTTTAATTAATTGTAGAGGTGAATATTAACATAATGATTAAGATTATTAACAATTGTGATAGAGTTATAAATATCACAAGCGATTTAAAATTAGCACCTGGTAAATTTATTAGAACAGAATTAGTACCTGATTCTAGAATACTTCAATTAGCACAAATGAATGTTATTACTATTGAAGAAATTAATCCTGAAAAAGAAGAAAAAGTTACAGAATTAAATTGCACTCCTGGTGATCTTCGTAGAAAACAAATTTTAGATAATATTCGTGCAGGAAGAGTAGAACCAAGTATTCCATTGCATAATGTTATATTACCAAAGCGAGAAAATAATATACAAAATACTTTAAACACTACAAAAACTGAAAATGATAACAATAAATATAGTACCGTAAAAAGACGTAGAAAATAATAAAAAAGGTTGGTGAATGCAATGCCATACATTAATATTAATGAATATGATAAAACTATTATGGGTCCACAAACTTATACTGGTGATGTAGTTGCTATTCCAATTAATGCATCCGACGGTCCTTCTGATAAATGGGTTACATGTTATACATATGAAGATTTTATGCAGATATATGGACCTAACCCTGCTACAGGTGAATTATTTGGTAATTCATGGGAATACGCTGCAAGCTTATTATTAAGAGGAATGCCAGTTTGTGTTAGAAGAATAACACATGAATTAGATGAAAATGGTAATAATACTAGTTCTCCATTAACAGGTTTATCAACTGCAAGATGTGCCGTTAAGGTAAAAGATATTTTAGGTAAATCTACTTTAAATGCTGGTAGTTTAAAAGAATATACTATAGATGTCACTGATATAGCCGGCAGAAGTAAATTATACTTATCTGACGCAGGTGTATCTCAACCTAATCCAGACTATGTTGAATATACAACTACTAGTGCTTCTGGATTAGAAATTAAAGGAAAATTTAATTCTGTATATGAATTAAACACCCATAAACAAGCCTTAGATGCTATAGGGGCAACTGCTATTGATGGAACAATAAAAATAAATACAGGTATGTTTGCAGACGTTAAAGATGATGGATTAGAATTTCCGTTTATTGAATCTAATCATGAGTGGAGAAGTGTATCGAGTGTATATGATAACGTTCACTATAAAAATGAAAAATATTTTAGTAATCAGCCTACTGCAATGCAATTATTTAATGTACAAGGTGATGATAAAGCATTTAACTCATTAGTGAATAATCATAATAATAAGAAAACATTACCTTCATTTAATGATATTATTTCTAATCAAGATATTTATGAAAAATCAACACCTACAACATTTAATGAATTTGTAAAAGGTGATTTTTTCATTGATAATAAGAATAATAGAATTGATTATGTACCAGAAGGTTATGAAAATCCTCATAGATATGATAATACAAATATTATGTATGCAGATCAATTAAAAAATATAGAATACATTAATATTGAAAATGAAAAAATTAATAAAGATTCATTTGTTACAACTATATTTGATAAAGATGCAAAACAAAATCTACAACCTAAAGTATGGCAATTTACAGATTGTAAATTTTTAAATACTTTAGAAGAATTTACAAAATTATCAAATGATCAAAAAAGAGAAAAATTTGATGATAAGTCATATGTTTTAATTGTTAATAATACTTATCATAAACAACCTGAAAAAATAGAACATTATCAAAGTGATTCAGCTGCAGATGTACTATTTCAAATTAACTATGTTGCGGATGACGTAACACTAAAGCCACTTGTTCAAATATTTAATGATAAAAGTGAAATTAAGATTGAAAAATTATATTCTGATTATTTTGCATTATCTAGCAATAATAAAATCAATGAATTAAAAGCTATCCGTGATAATTCTGCTACATCGGTGTCATTATCTGATAATTTAAAAACTGTTGCTATATTTGAAACTAGAGATGAGGAAGGAAATAGTATACCTGCTACATTAAAACTTCATGAAATAGCAATAGTTGAAAAATCTATTGAATTTACATCACTTAATGATAATAAAATTCCAGAAGTTAATGTAGATATAAATGAAATATTAAATATAGTCATTAATCATTTATTTTTAGGAGAATATGATGAAGATGAATTTAATGAATTTATATCTCGTAACAATGACAACGTTGATTTTAATGGGTCTTTTGCAATTATTAAGTTTGAAAATAATAAAAAAGAATTACATCAGAATATCAATGGTGGATGGAGAAATACACAATATAATATAGATTCGGTATATAAATTTTCACCTATCGTTCCAGGTGTTAATACTGGAAACTTAAATTTAACAGCATATCAAATTATTCCATGGAAAGAAACAGAACATTACTTAGATGACGATATTTATAGAGTTAGATATTATTGGAAAAATACAGAAAAATCAGAATATTACACTATGATTCTTTGGGAAAAATCAACTGATGAAATCGGTCATACTTATCATGAAATTATAACTGATGCAAGTGTAAGAATAAATGATATCAATATTAATACTGCAGCAGATGTTAATAAAACTACAATAACTGTAGGTGTAAATAGTTTTAATGATATTCAAATTAATTCTGATTATGCAGGCAATAGATTAGTATCGGGTAAATTTGGATTCTGTAACATATCTTATAGACCTATCAAAATATATTCATTAAGAATTTTTGATAAAGTAAGTAGTGGTTTAAATCTCATTTATGATTCAGGATTGGAAAAAATAACAAGTGCATCTGATACTTTAGTTAAAGATTCATTATTTAAGATTAAACTTGTTGATGGAACTGAATATAACGCCGATTTATTAGAACCAATGTTAGACATGACAAATGGTTTAAATAAGTGGTACTTTGAAATTCCTGCGGGCGCTACTATTTATTACAATAAAAATTTAACAAATGCTCAATTTAAAATGTCTATGGTGACATTTGATGTAGCTGATTTACAAATATATTTAATGGAATCTATAAACGGTAGATATGAATTAAACTTATCAGCTGTAGATAGATTAGAAGTTAATAAATGGGCTATCCCTGAAATTAGCGATGAAAAAGAAAATTTAGATGATTTACCAATAACAGACTTTAGAGGTAACTTTAACTTATTTATTGCAGATTATTTATATCCTGGTATTGCAGGTAATTTATTAAATGTTCGCATTAAAACTTTAAAAACTCAAGGTATATACGCATATGTTTATAATAAGAATCAATATTTAGAAAGAATTGAACTTTGCTCATTTAGAGAAAAGAATAATTCTACAGGTAGAGTTACTGTATTAGATTTAGAAACCAATAAGTTAGATATTTGGAGAAAGATATTAGCTAAGTTTAGTATTTATTTATCAGATGAAAACTTTGTAGGAAATGAAAAGACTGCATTACCTAAACCTATTTATGGTTCATACGTTAAATTAAATCTTAACTATAATTTAGTTAACTTTAATTCATTAGATTATGCAGATGCATTATTTGCTCAAACTGGTTCACAAATAGCTTACTTATCAGGTGGATCTAATCCTGATGATCAGCATGTATTGCATGAAGTATCTAAATCATTTATTCCATTAAAAGATAAATATAGATATGATATTTCATTTATTGCAAGTGGTGGTTATATTGATGAATTAATTTATTCATCTGATTTAGCGAGATTAAATTATAATGGTGAATTTAGATTAATTGAAGACGCAATGTTAGATGTTGCTAATTCAAGACAAGATTGTGTAGCTTATTTAGACGTTCCTTATGATTTAGCTGTTGAAGATGTTCCATTCTATTTTGAACATATTTCTACAAGTTATGCAGCTGCATATGATCCATGGTGTCAATTAGCATTGCCTACAGGTGGATATAGATGGATGCCACCGTCATTCATTCAACTTTATACACATGCTAAATCTATAGCAAATGGTAATAAGATGTATTTACCTCCAGCAGGTGTTAATAGAGCATTGGTTCCTGAAATTATAAATACAAATCATTTAATGTCAAGCTCATATATTACAGATTGGCAAAATACAGAAGCTGCTCAATTCATCAATCCTATTATATGGATTAATGGATTTGATTATACAATTTATGGACAAAAAACATTATATAACATTGTTAATCAATCAGATGTTTACACTTCAGCTCTTCAGAATTTGAATGTAAGATTGGTTGCAAATATTATTAAAAAATTGATATTTAAAACATGTATCAGTTTAACATTTGAATTAAACAACATAATGACATGGAATGAATTTAAAGCTAAAATTGAACCGGTATTAAATGAAATGCAATCTGCAGGTGTTCTTAATTATTATCAAGTTCTTATGGGAAATGAAACAATGACAAAAGCAGATTTAAATACAGGACATGTTGTTGGTACTGTAAGAGTTGCTATTACAAGTGCAGCTATTGATTGGGATATTAATTTTGAAATTACACCTAATGAATTAACACTTAATGAATATAATTATAATTCAACATATTCATTATAATTAGAAGGAGGATGATATAAATGGGAAGAGCAACATTTGATTATTCATTTAAAATGGGCAATAATAATAGCCGTGTAAATCCTGGAAGTTCTAATTCATACGCAAAAATAGGTGCTTTATATAAAGGTACAAATCATATGGGAAGAACCATTGCATTTGAACCACAAAGACTATATAATTTTGAATTACAAATTGTGGGTTTAGATTCATTATATACAGCAGACCTTCAAGGTACAGCTGGCTCGGATTCTAATGGCGTTAAAGAAGGAATTCATTTTGGTTCTGCAGCGGAAAGAATTATGGTTGCATGTTCTAGTTTTTCAGTTCCTAACACTGAATTTGGTATGATTGAAATTCCACATTACAATAATACTACAAAATATGCAGGTAAAGTTACTTTTGGTAATGCTACTCTTAAGATAGAACAATTTCTTGGTTCATTTACAGAACAAATAATGACTGCATGGGCGAGATGTGTATATGACCCAAGAACTCAAAATATTGGATTTAAAAATGATTATGCAAAAGATATGTTTGTAATTCAATATGATTCTAAAGGTGGCACACCTCGTGTTTGGAAATTAGAAAATGCATGGCCTAATGTATTACCTGGTGCAAACTGGGATTATACTTCAACAGAAAGAAGACAAATGGAATATACGATTATTTGTGATAGATGCATTCCTGATTATGGTATTGACACTAGATCATTTAGTGATATTACAACTAACTTTAATTCTGAAGAAGACAAAATAAATTCTATTTTAGCTAGTGGAATTACCGGCGGAGCTTCTTCTGGTGGTGCAGGTGATTTAAATGGCGAAAATAATACTTTATACACTAACGCAAATGATGAACAATGGGTGTGGAATTCAGTAACTAAAAGATATGAACATCCGGATTTTTCTCATTAATTTTTAATTAAAAAATTAAAACTCCTCTATAATTAGAGGAGTTTTTTAATGAAAAAATAATAATAAAATATAATTAAAGGATTTTTTTAATTTTTAAAAAGGAGAAAGTGAATTATGCCAAGACAAACAAGTACAGAATCAGATAATATTTTTAACACAACTACTGCTTTAACTGAAAAAATAAAAATGATAACAAAAGGAAAATTACCTAATATTCCTAAAGAAATTACCATTAAAGGTGTTCAAAGAAAAGATAAAAAAAGAATTTTGTTAAATGAATCAGATGATATTTTAATGGATTTATTGCAAACATGTATAGTATCTCCTGATAATATAAATGTTTATGATTTACTTCCATTTGAATCTAAATATTTATTATATAGATTAAGAGTTTTAACATATGGTCCTTCTCATACTTTTAAAGATGTGTGTCCACATTGTAAAGCTATTAATGATGTTGAAATGAATCTCAATGATATACCTATAATTGATATACCTGATAATTTTAATTTAACTTTTGAAATTCCTCCATTACCAGTAAGTGGTATAAGTTTAACATGTAAGCTTTTAACTGAAGGAGAAATTAAAGCTATAAATACTCAAGCTAAAGAAATAAAAGATGCAACAGGTGATAATTCGGTAGATGTAGATTTAATGTGGGAAAATCGTATAGTAGCTATAAATGGAAACGGTTCATTAGCTCCTATAGAAAAAACACAAATTTTAGATAATTTATCTGACTATGACTCTGAATATTTTATGGAATATTATTTTCAATATGCTGGTAATTATGGATTACAAACTAAATTACATTATAAATGTGATAAATGTAATAAAATGGTAGAATCTAACATGCCAAGTATATACACCTTTTTTCGACCAACAATTAAAATCAATAACATTAAGTGATGGTAGAAAAGCATCTATATTTAAATTTGAACAATTAGTTAAAGAAGAAACAGAAATATTATATGCGTTCAAAGGAGCTTATAGTTATAATGATTTACAAGATATGACAGATTATGAAGTAATGCTTATAACTGAAGCTTTTAAAGATATAAAAGAAACTGAAAGAATATTATATGAAAGAGCAAAAGAAAATAATGGTAATAATACTCAAATAGTAGATGTTATAAAACTTCCAAATAGTAGATTTAATCTTCCTGAGGAAGATAAAAAGCCTTCTGATTAATTTCAGAAGGCTTTTATATTATTTTATATTAGGTCATTAAATAAATTCATTCTGATATGGAATTTTTTAATTCTGTTATGGTTTAATTATTATATGAATGATGTTTCTTCATTATATTTTCTTAAAATATCTTCTACGGTTGTATTTTCATTTACATGTATATAATGATCATTAAAATTCATTATTATATCTCTATTAAGTTGTTTTCTAAATTCAACCACTTCGTTTGTAAAATCAAAAATATTATCTCCTTTATCTGCAGTTACATAATATCTTACTCCATTATTAATCATTTTTATTTCCTCCTTCATATTTAAATATATCTAAAGGTGATATTTTATACTTTGAGCACTGTTGAAAATTGTATGTTTTGCATAATTTCACCTGAATAATTTTCAGATGTAAATACCTTGCAAACTGTTTCGAATTTTGTAACAGCATCATCTGGATAAGTCTTATTTATAATATCAATTAATTCAGATTTTGTTAATTCATGTGTAGTAGTACTACCAATTCCAAGCGTTTTATTCATTATTTATTTTCCTCCTTTATTTTTCATCTGGATAAATCGCTAATTCTTCAACTCCTGTAGAATCATAATTAGGTTTAATTTTTCTATATTCTTCTGCAAGTTCACGTGTTTTAAATGCTATTCCGTCAATAGCGTATTGAAGATATCCTCCACCTGCAAAATTATATTCTACATTTACATATAATTTTTGATTATCTTCTATTAATTCTTTTTCTTCTTTGAGATGATTAATTAATTCATTCATACTGCAGAATTTACAAACCATTTCATTATAATTATAATTATCATGTACAACTTTATCTTTATAAACTATAAAATATTTAACATGCCAAACTGTTTCATCAAATGCTTCATAAAGACAAAGAGTATTACCTTCATTGTGTTCATGACAAGTAATTCTTTCACAATAAGCTTCAGAATATTCTTTCCAATTATAAGCTTTCATTTATTTATCCTCCTTTTTATATTCGATTTTAATTTCATTACCAGGTAGTGGTCTTATAGAAACAACTTTAAAATTTAAATACGGTCTAATATCTAAAAATTTAATTTCTCCATTTATAAAACGTAAATATTCATTTTCATTCTCATTGTTAATTAAACAAATAAGTACATCATCTGTTACTACATCTAATACTTTTCTTACTGTCATTTTAATTTTCCTCCTTAATAGCTATTATAGCTTCGATTAATACATCTTCCCAACATCTATCCCACTTAATTCCTTCTTCAATTAATTCAAATAAAGAATCTATTTGCTCATCTGTTAATGTTCTTATAATTGCATAGGCTTCAGATAATTTCATTTTTACTCTCCTTAGTCATTATTAATAATACGTTTGAATCATGTGTGTAAATATGCGAAACTGTTAAATTCATTAAATGAGTATAAAGTGGATTATCAATACATTGATTTTTAAATCCTCTAAATAAGGTATAACCGTTAACATCTGTAATCATAATATTTTGACCTATATTTGTTATTTGTAATAAATCTATCACTTTCATCTTATGTTCCTCCTTTAAGCAACTACATGTGAATTTATATATTGACCACAAACCATACCGTGAGGTCTAAAACCAAATACATCTTTATGCCAATCTGAATACCAATCCCAATCGCCTTTACCTTGAGAAATTTCTTCATTAAAATATTTAGTGATTTTATCTATTTCATTTTGATGAGCTTTCTTTTCATCTTCGTAATTAAGAATATAATTTGCAAGTTCATCTATTGTTTCAAAACCATCTCTTGAAAAACCATAAGCTAACCAATATTCTCCATAACCATAATTTGCCATAGGAACTATTCTTACTTTAGTTCCATCAATTTTCATTGTAATGGTACATTCTGTAGTTCCACCGTTTGTTCTTTTCAATAATTCATTCTTAATCTTTGTAATCATTTTTATTTCTCCTTTGTAGTAGTTATTTTATGATTTAATTATAACACAAATAATTACAATTGTAAATAGTTTTTATTTAATTAAAAATATTTTTGTTAACATTGTATATATTTATACATTCAAATTATTAAAATTATATAACTATTAAAAATTTAACAATAATAATAGTTTAATAACACCACCTACAGAAAACCAAAGTCCAAATGCAATTAATGAAATACTCAAGGTGCATATGATGCCCCAACATATTTTATCAGCTAGATTTGGAACGAAAGGTTCAACTTTTTTCACTTCTTGTACAAAACCATCTCCATGAATATTTGGTACAAATGTATTTTGAATTATATATTCTTCACCATTATCGGTTGTTAATTCTTTTACGAATCCGTCTCCATGAATATTTGGTACAAATGTGTTTTCTATTTTTGCCATAATTTTCACTCCTTTTAATTTTGTAGTTATATTATATACACATTTTTTACAATTGTAAACTATTTAATTATAATTATAAGAAATTTTGTTATATGTGTATATTATAATTATATTTTTATATTTAAACTATACAAATTAAATAAAATATAATTATAATTATTTAATGTAAATTAAAGGTGGTGAATATAATGAATGATTCAAATGATATAACACTAAATCTAATAGAACAATACACTGCCATGTTTAACAAAGAATCTGAAGCAATCACAGACGGTTGGATTGAAAATGATTATAAATTTAAATCTGATGATACTCCTGACATGCGTCAATTTTCAGGAGATGAAGAATTAAAAAGTTCTGTAAAACAAGAAATAATAGATAAAAAAGCTTTTGATAAATACTTGGCTGATACAACTAAGATTGAAAATGAAATAAATGAAATTAGATTAGCTAATTCGAGAGAATATGCAAAAGAATTAGGAAGAATTGCAATAGATGATGGAAATCTAAGAAAAAATTTAGAAAAAGAATTATTTTCACAGCAATTAGATAATGCTAAATCTATATATTCACTACAAACAATACAAGATGATGATAGATACAATGAATTACTTCAACAAGAAATTGAATTATACAATCAAACTAAGGTACTAAATCCTGATGGTTCTACTAATGATTTAGATATAAACAGATTGAAAGAAATTCAACAAGAAATAAGTAAAATAGAACGTGATCATATAAGAGAACAAAGACTATTAAATGATGAAAATTATGATGAATTATCTCTACTTGAAGATCAATTAGGTGAAAAGAAACTTGGATATCAAAGAGAAATAAGAAAGTATTTAAGTCAAAATGGTGTATTACAACATGAAGCAGAAAAGAAATTTCAACAAGGTAAAATAAATGATTTAAAAAATGCATATAAATTATCTAGAATACAAGATAATGATAGATATGATGAATTATTACAACATGAAGCAGAAATATATGAAACTGCATTAAAAAATAATGCTGAATTAACAAAAGAAGAATTAAAAACACTGAAAAAAATCCAACAAGAACGTAGTAAGATTGAACAAGAGTTTGATGATAATAATGAAGAACGTGGTTCTAAAAGTCTAAAAAGATTAGGTGGAATAAAAGGGGTATTAAAAAAATTAACAGATGAAGTATTTTCATTTATTAATAGAGACATTGATAGATTTTATACAGATAATATTAAAGGTGCAATTAGCGAATATAATAATTTTTATGAAACCAATTTTACTGAAATAGCAGGTAGAACCGGTTTAGGTAATAGAGAAGAAACTCATGAAATTATAAGGTCTACAGCTTTAACCGTAAGTGCAGATGAAACACTTAAAAAAGGTTTAAATATTAATAAAGATGTATTTCCTGAATTAGCAAATGCAGTTAAACAAGGATTTACAGGTGAAGATGCTACTGCAGTTGCTATTTCTAACGCGGTTGATAAAAAAATAATGCCATGGTTGGACACTAGCTCTGAAACATGGAGTTATATGCAATTCACAATGAGTGAAGATTCATTGAAAGCTGTAAAAGGACAACAACTACAACTGCAAGCGACAAAAGAAGGAAACAGATTATTACAAACAGGTGTTATATCTACCTTGATGGATAAATTTGCACCTCTATTATCATCTATAAATATTAATACTACTAGTAAAGATGATTTAGGCGATTTTTATAAAATAGCTGAATCTCAATTAGGTTCGGGCGCGACAGAAAAACAGATTAAAGAATATGCAAGCTCATTATTTGATGCAGTGTATAAACCATATGAAACTTTAACAACAGGCGGTGTTTATGAAAGAACATTAGCACATAATTACTTACAAACAGGTGACGTAGCAAGTGCAGTTACTACAACCGGGGATACTTTTGAAAATATGTTAAGTGGATTAAATCCTAACGATAGAGTAGGATATGATGTAGCTCGTGTTGAACTCGGACTCGGTGCTATGGGTATGGAAACCGGTACAAAAACATCATTTGATCAAATCAATATTACTAATAAAGAATTAAGTAAAATGAATAACAATCAGCTAACAGAAGTTCAAATGCGTAATCTTTATAATGAAGCCTCAGGTAAATTAGATGAATATGTAACTGCCACTCAAGAACACGATAATCAAGTGCAAAATGAAACAGTAGAGCAAATCATAAATACTCCTTTAATGGCTCATGGAATGGATAGATTAGAAGATATAGTTGGAAAGTTAAATGAGTTAAAAACTTGGTTAATAGCTAATGTAGGAGCAGAATTAGTAGGTGGCTTACTTGATAAAGGATGGGATAAATTAACCAATAAATTAGGACAAAAATTTTTTGGTAAAGGTGGAGGAACTCCATCAACCGGTGGTGCATCCAAAACCGGTTTAGCATCTAAATTATTAACTGGAGGCCAAGGATTTAGTACAGCTGCTAATTACGGTTCTAATTTAGTAGGAATGGATTCAGCTACGTCTACATTAGGTATGGGTCTTAAAGGCGGTGGTTTAGTAGGAGGTCTCGCTCAAGGTGGAGCTGCCATGACAGGCGGTGCTGCAAGTGGTGGAGCTGCTGTTGGTGTAGGAGCAGGTACACTAGCCGCTGGTGGCTATATGATGGGTAAAGGTATTGGTATAGGTGTAGAAACTGCAAAAAATTGGGATAAAAGTTCAAACACTGACAAAGCTGTAGGAATAACAACATCAGCAGGTGCTGTTGCAGGTGGTGGAATGGCTGCTGCAGCCGCGTTGGGCTTAGCATCAGGTCCTGTTGGATGGATAGGTTTAGCAGTTGGTGGACTAGCATTAGCTGGAAAAGCTGCTTATGACTATAATGAAAAAATGAAAAATGCTTGTACAGACGTAGATATATTGTCTGGCGAATTTACAAAATTAAAAGAAAATGTAAAACAAAATACTGAAGCTAAACAACAAGAAATAGAAACAATTAGAGAACAATTTTATCTTTTAGGTGATGAAAATAAACAAAGACAGTTATTAATTGAAACTGGTATTATTCCTAATGCTGATAAAACTAAATTAACCACTGAAATGCTTGAAAAATATATTGAAAAAATGGATATTGTAGTTTCCGATTCTGGAGAAAAACAAGAAGAAGTACTCGGTGGATTAGAAGCTAAATATAGTGCTCAATCTAAAGATGAAATAAAAGGCGTAATAGACCAAATTTATGGTCACCTTAAAGGAAAAAGTGAAGGTGAGCAAAGAAAATTATTAAAACAGTTAGGTTTTTCAGAGGAAGAAATAAATGCGGGCATGAAAAATGTCAAAAATGGAGCTATGAGCGATGGCGAATTATGGAAATTTTTAACAGTTAATGATACTAAAATGAAAGGTGTCGAAATAGGTTCATTAGAAGAAAAATTAGAATCAGGAGAAATATCTGAATCTGCATTAAATAGATACATGGCTAAAAATACTAATTCTGCATCTAGAATTACTACTAAAGAACAATGGATGAGCGGATTGGGAGAAATAGTAGAAGCTGTAGATTATTTAAGTAGATATAAAAAATATGGAAATCCAGATAATCCGGTACCCGCAGAAGGAGCTGACGCTGTAGGATTTAATCAAGAAACATATGATAGTTATAAAAATTATTTATTAGGTTTAGGAGCTAATAACAAAGAAAAAGTATCAGATGTGTGGACTGAATATGGTTTAGATGTAAATGATTTATCTGATTTTCCTAATTCGATAAAAGGTTATAAATTAGGTTCTACATATATTCCGGAAGACATGACCGCTCAATTGCATAAAGGTGAAAGAGTATTAACTGCTGATCAAAATAAAATTTATACAGAAGAATCAATAGGTGGTAATAAATCTATAGATATTATTAAATTATCAGCTAAAGATATTATAAAAAGTATAGAAAATCAAACTCAAGAAATCGTTAATGCTATATTTGCAATAACAAGAAGTTCCAATAGCATAGATGGAACATCATTAACTGTTTTACCTAATGTAGGTAATACTAGATTTGTATAATAAAGAGGTGAAATATTTAAAATGATAAAATTTGGAGATAAAAATTTATATGTTTCATATATTCAGAATTTTTTAAAAGAAAATTATAATTACGATCTTATAATTACAGATGAATATAATATTAATACCCATAGAACATTGATAAATTATTTGAAAGAATATGAAATATTAGATTGTTATAAACTAAAAGATGAATTATTATCTTATTATACATATAGAGACGTAAATCCTCCACATGAATTAATCGATGGGGGTGGCTTATGGAATTTTAATTTTGATATATCGCCTGATTATATAAGATTTTTTAATAGACCTATAAAGGATTGTTTAACGGGAGGATTAAAATTTATTTTAGAACACATTGACTCAGTAAAATCATTTTGTGAATATAGAGGCTGGAAAGTTACTTTTTACACTACATATACATATACTGAGAAGGGTGAAGTACCCAGCGCTGAAATTATTATAGAAAAAACAACAAGAAAACAATTATTGCCTGGAAAAGCCATAATAAAAATGATAAATTTATCATTAAATCAATTTTTAAATAATAAATGTTTTTTAGATGAACAACATTCATATCATGGATTTATACAAGATTCGGATAATTATAGTATATTATGTGTTGATGCTAAACCTGGAGAAGTTTTTACGATTTCACATGCGTTTAATGATACATGTGAAATGGCAATAGCTAATACTAATCATACATTTGAAGAAATTAAAAATATGGATAGTGTTGCAAATGACATACAGGATCATTTATATAATTCTGCATTAGGAGAAATAAAAAAAGAAAATTATGTTGTTTATAATATTCCTTTAGATTCAGATTGCAAGACTTTATTAATTCAAATAAACAATAAAAGACATAAGGTATTACATGATAAAATATTAGTAATGCAAGGGGATGTAACATATAATAATCCTAACAATGAATTAAATATACCTATAAAAGAATTTAATACAAATCCATGGTGTATTCATGAAGAATTTTTATCTTATATTCTTGGATCATCTATTCATAAGTATTCTAATTTTAACGACATTGAATGGTTGCAAAATAATGTAAGTAAATATTTTCCTAAATACATTAAATTAAGTGCGGGCGTATATGATGAATCGTCAGACTATATTCTTAATGAATATTTGGCATGGGATAAACTTAATTCTGTATATAAGTATTTTAAAAATAATGTTTATACAGGATATATTTTAGACTCAAATGACATATTAAATGGTCATTTAATTAGAGAAAGTGATTTACAAAAATCAGCGATGCAAATAAAAAATGGAAAATTTATTTTACATGATAAACAAACAGGATCAATGGTATTAAGTAATGGATTTATTACTAAAGAAAATGCAATAAATTCATTAAGAGAAATTATTAAACATTTTCAAATAGAAAGTAATAAAATATATAAAAATAATTCAAAAGAACAAATTAAATTTATAAATGGATATGTTAATCCTTTGACCGAAAAAAGATTAAACATGCTATTTAACGGAATAATTTCAATCAATTACTAATAAAATATAATTATAATTTTTATTTTTCATGATTTTTAAAAATTATCATAATTTATTTTTCCTTTGGTAAACAGGTGCTTAACACATATTAAGCACCTGTTTATTATTTAATTATTATATTGATATAATAATGTAGTATTTCTTTTTAAATTTTCTTTTTCATTAATTTTGTAATTTATCACATATCTTGAACCAAAATGATGACAACTTTCTTGAGCTCTGGTAACTGCAACATACATTAAATTGGAATTTGTCATAAACATATCTTCAGATGAAGTTAAGTATATAATATGTTTAAACTGAGAACCTTGAGATTTGTGAATTGTAAAGCAATATGCTAATCTTAAATTTTTTATATCTTCTTGTGTAAAATTATATATTTCATCATCTATTTTAACCCTTAAAGAATTATCAAAAATGTTCACTGATTTAATTTTACCAATTTGTCCATTAGCAATTAAGGTTTGACTTTCCGAACCTTCAGCTATAATTCCGTACATATTTTTTGTATTCATTACTAAATCATTTTCTTTAAATTTAATTTTTTGTCCATCAATCATAATTGAAATATAATCATCGAATTCATTTATAGGATTTATTATTTTTTGTATGCAATTATTTATAAGATTTGTTCCTGAATTTCCAATGTTTTTAGCTGTTAAAATTGCAATATCTTCTATGTTATTATCTTTTAATAAATCCATATATTTATTTAAGGCTGTATTTATCATTTCCATAATATCATCGCAATTGTAAAATGTATATGATTCACCTATAGATTGAATCTTAACGCCTTGATTTAAATATTTTTTACCATATCTCATGTTTGTTGCAACTGTAACTAATCCATTTTCTTCATATCTAAATATTTTTTCTAAAGTTACTTTTGGAATATCACTTATATTTAATAAATCTTGATAAAGATTACCACTTTGTATTGATGGTAATTGATAACTATCTCCTATTAATAATACTTTGCTTCTATTTGGGTCGATAAATCTTAATAATGAGCTAAATAAGTTTACAGATATCATTGAAGTTTCATCAATTATTATAACATCATAATCTAAAATATCTTCTTGTGAATCATTTGAATATGATTCTTCAAAATAGTGAGTATTAAATGCATTAAAATGTGAACATAAGACATAATGAATAGTATTTGCTACTTTTTCGGTATAAGCAGATATAGTTTTTGCAGCTTTAGCAGTAGGAGCCATTATTATATATGTTTTATTATTATCTTCTAACATATTTATTAATGATTTAACACTGCTTGATTTACCAGTTCCTGCAAATCCATTTAAAAGTACTAATTGATTATCGTTTAATAATTCTAATGTTTTAAGTTGATCACTTGTTAATTTAAAATTGTCTAAATATTCATAGTTTGAAACATTTATATTATATGATTGTTTAATATATTTACATTTTTTTACAAAATCACTTATATATTTTTCTTCTAGGTAAGTTGAAGTTAACATTATACCATTATTTATTAAAGTGAACTTTTTATATGATATTGCTTCATTAAATTTATCTATACAATCTATTAAATTAAATTTTTTAAGCATTTGTATTTTTAAAGTTTCTAAACTAATTATAGTGTTACCATTCATACAATTTGAAAGATACCATTGAATAAATGATATACATCTTTCTAATGAATTTTTTAATTCATTTGCCCACAATTCTGTTGTTAATTCATTTGCATCTAATAATAATTTATCTACTTTATTAAAGTTAAATCCATATATATTACATAAAAATTCATAAGGTTTTGATTTTATTTTACTAACAATATAACTATTTATTTCTTTATCGCTTAAAAATACTGGAGTATTATAAAAATAATTGTTATTAAAATATGTTTCCTCTTTAAAATAATTTCTTATTTGTTTTAAAATATGTATAGGAAATGCATCGTATAATTGATTATTTAAATCCAAAATATTTGCATTTTGTATTACTTTATTTTTTAGAGCATTGTATCTTTTTAATTTTACATATTTTACTTCACTTAAATCAGGAGTAATATCTGATAACATTAAATCTATTACATTCGGATAAACCTGAATTAAATTTTTAATGTATTCTATATCATTTTTATTATTTCCTGTAATTTCTAAGAAAAAATTTAAAATTTTATTTTTATCTGTAATAATCATTTTGAAAAACTCCTTAAATACTTTTCTTTATAAATATAATAACTTTTTAATTAAAATATTATTTGAATTCAAAATGTTTTACATTTTTATTTACGCGCGCGTTATTTTTTAAATTAATATATTAATAATTTATAATTTAAAATAATATATTAAGTAAATTATTATTATATAATATATAAAGATAAATATTAAATTAATAATATTAAATTAATAATATATAAAAATAACGCGCGCGTATAATTTTGTTCATTTTACGTAAACGTTTAAAATATAAATATAAATAAATTTATTTATAAAAAGTAGGTGATATAATGGCTGATATATGGAGAATGTTAACTGAAAATACTTATCATAATCAATCGAGTGTCCAAGTTATTTTTCCTGGATCGGATGTTTCATCTGAAAAATTAATAATACCTGTTTATCCAGAACAAGTAAATAATAGTATTTCTACAACTTACGGAGGTGGATCAATTGTAGGTAGAACTGGAACTTTTTCAGCGTATGAAAATACAAGCGATATTACTACTAATTTTTCGCTGCATATGCATAGAGAAGCAATTACTACTCAATATCCGAAATTTGACAATGGTGATAACAACTTAGTTGATAAAATTGTATCATTAATTGAATCTGCTTGTTATCCATTATATACGTCAAATGGAACATATACACCTATAGTTATTTATAGATTTGGTGACACTTTAATTAAAGGAAAACAAACAAGTGCGAATTCAACATGGAGTGGACCTAAAATACAAGGTAAATATATGGATGTGACTATTAATATAAGTGTGAATAATGCCGCATCTAAAATTTTATCTTACAACGATATTGTTTCATCTAATCCACGTGGTGAAAAAAGATTTTAAAAAATAAAAAGGAGATGTTTTAAAATGGGAAAAAATGATAAAAAGAGAATTTTAACTGAGGATTTATTTAATGCGAATGGAAATGCAAATGTAGAAAGTGAAGTTTTAACAGAAACAGTTGAAACAACAGTATGTGACAATGAAGAAGACGAAATAAATGATTATGTTTCTGAAGTGTTAAGTGATGAAGAAGAAAATATAGAAATTGAAGAAATAACAGAAGAAATAGTGAACACAAATGACGAAATTATTGAAGAATCAAATGATAAAGAAATAATAGAAGAATCTATCACGGAAATAATAAAAACAACTACAAAAACACGAAAAAAAGGATGTAATGATGAATCATACTATATGTAATAAAGGAGTGTGATAAAATGACTTGGTCTAGTGAAGCTTTTAAATTAGGATTGGTGCCTAAAAATGAATCAACTATGACTGAAAAAGATTGGTTTGAATTTAGAAATAGTTTAGATCCAGATATAATGGGCTTTGATGGTATTGAATCATATTCTGATGAAGAATCATTATATGAATCAGATGAAGAAGAAATAGTAGGTCATGCAAATGCATTTAATATTTATGATAATTTAACAACTAAAAATTTTACCAATAGTTCAAGAACTACAATTAAATATATTGTTATTCATTATACTGCTAATAATGGTGACACTGCAAAAGGAAATACAAATTATTTTAAATCTACGTATAGAGGTGCGAGTGCGCACTATTTTGTTGATGAAAATGTAATTTATAGATGTGTTAAAGATGAAGATATTTCTTGGCATTGTGGTGGCGGATTGCAAGGTTCCAATGGACATAGTTATTATAAAATTTGTACTAATTCTAATTCTATAGGAATAGAAATGTGTAGTAGAAAATATTCAAATGGATCATATTATTTTAAAGAACAAACTGTAATCAATTGTGCATTATTAGTTAAATATCTTATGAATAAATATAATATATCTTCTAACAATGTTATTAGACATTATGATGTTACTGGGAAAATTTGTCCTAAACCTTTTGTAGATAACCATCAAGAATGGATTCAATTTAAATCCAGATTGAAAGAAGATAATGTGTCTTTAGGAATATATAAAGTTATTAATTGCGATTCATTGAATGTAAGACAAGGCCCTTCTACATCTTATGATATAAAATACAAATTAAAAAGAAATGAAGAAGTTGAAGTTATTGCTGTAAATAATAAATGGGCAAAAATAAAATATACAAGTGATGCTTATGTTTCTCTTGACTATTTACAATTTTGTTATAAAGGTAATCATCATTGGGCCAAACAATATGTTGATTTTTTTAAAAATAATAATATAATTCAAACTGAAAAAGAATGGGTGGATTTAAATAGTCCTATTAATAAAGCAATGACATTAGCAATCATAGATAAAGCTACAGGTGGTACATGGACTTCATATGAAACTAATCCATCAATACATTGGGCTCAACCTTATGTTATTTCATTAGTAGGTAAAGGAGTTATTCAAGAACCTGCTCAATGGATTGCTACATTGAATAATAATCTTACAAAGGCTTTATTATTAGCATTAGTGTGTAAAGCTACAGGTGGAATATCATCTTTATATGTTAATAGAGTACCTGATCATTGGGGTAGAAATTGTTTAGACACTTTATGTGATAGAGGAATTATTAATACTCCTTCTGCATGGACTACTTTTGATATGCAGGTTGATAAAGGTTCAATGATAGCTTTGTTATATAAATGGTTATTTAATGGAAGGTGATATATATGCAATTAAGACATAAACCTATAGAAAGAGAAAAAAGAATATCACCTGGTAAAATAGATCAAGAATTTTATAAAACATACAATTATGAAGATTCAAAACACTTTAAAATTAATCATTATCCTTCTGAAAGAAAACCTGATTATTTTAGAACTATTTATGAAGATCCAGTTGAATATTCTCCTGTTAATTATCTTCATATTAGTAGATATAAAAAAGTAAAAACATTAAAAATATTAGGTAAATCTTATCATGTGTTTTATAGATTTAGTGGAGTTAAAAAATCAACAGGAGATTTTTATCATACAATTAGTAATTCAGATATCGGTAGATTAGATAAGTTAGCGTTAAAATATTATGGAGATGCATCTTATTGGTGGATTATTGCCGAAGCAAACATGATAATAGATCCTATTAATGAGGTGTTTAGAGGTAGAATATTAAGAATACCTCCATTTTCATCAATTGTAGATTATTATATATAATGGAGAAATGATATGGTAACAGAAAATGGAGAAATTAGAAAAGAAATAACATTTGGTGTTAATCTAGATACTACAAACGTACCGTTCATGGCTTTGAATATCACAGATTCAGCTGGCAATGATGCAGGCATTGCTAAAATATATTTAACAAAAAACGACCCTTTATCAGATCAGATGCAAACTATTTTACCAACATATGAATTTAATCTATATAAAGATAATTTGCTAAATTTGGAGGGGACTATAAATGTAGGTGCACACCAACTTACATCTCATCCAACTTTTAGTGTATTTATAAATGTTAATAGTAACCACGTATCTATGAGTGGCAATCCATCACCAGTTGGTTTAAAATTGAAATATAAAAAAGATGGTGAATCATATAACATTATAACTTTAGATGATAAAACAACTCAGGGTAAATGGGTATCTGGATATGTACAAAATAATATTCAGTTGCTGACGAAAAAAAATGAAATAGAAAAATCAGAACCTGAAGAATCAATTAAAGACAAAATAGACAACATAGATGAAACAAAATTACCTGAAGCAGCTAAATATCAAGCATTTAGTAATGAATCTAAAATGATAGATTTTAATAATAAGTTACAAACATTGGTTAACAGATATAACAATGGTATTCCTGTTTATTCATTATATCTTGTATTCAAATGTAAAGGTTTATTATTAGTTGACACTACAAGCCCAGAATTTAATAAGAATATTTTTACTAAATTTCAAATAGAACAAAATGGATCAGGTGTCGCTAATAAATTTACTTTAACAATAACATATAGAGTTCATGAAAATACTCTCATGGATATAGATGCAATTGATAAAATTTTATTAGCAGCTACTAAGTTTACAGATGAAAGTGGTAACTTAATTACAACTTCAAATATGAATAATTATTGTGAGTTTGTGTATGGATATGGTAATGAACCTTCATTGAGGAGTCAAACATATAGAGGTATGATTTTAGATTATGATAATACTATCGCTCATGATTTTTTAGAATATGTTATTACAGGAACGGCATATGTATATGTAGCAAATGAAACAAAATTTTCAAAAAAACCAGAACATGTGGTGGGGTTAGATGAAGAACATCCGGATCCATTTCAATTTTTATTTAATTTTGTTCAAACTGAATTTTCTGAAAAAATATCTGTAAATAATAAACGATTATTTGATATAAGATTTGATAAACAAGCTGTTAATGAAAATGGTACAGGACCTAATTATTTAGGTGCTTATAATGATTTAATCAATGTTAATAATAAGACTTTATATCAAATATTTACAGACGTGTTAGCAGGTTGTATTCATCAAACCGAAGCAGACTTTTTTAAATCTAATAAAAATATATGTCCTACACAAAAACAAATATATAATTTTTATGTAGATGATATAGGAGATGAAGAATGTGAAAATTTAATTTGGGTGTATAAAGTACCATCTGTTTCATCCTATACAAGTAATGGTAATGAAGATAAATTACCTGCAAGTGCTAATATTACTTTTAATTGGTATGGTAAATCTGATAATGGATTTAATCATATTGTTAAAGTATGGAAACCTAATTTTAGTGGTTCTATGTTATTAACTTTAGCATGCAGTTTACAAAAAACAGGTGATGAATATGTTACAATAACAGAATCAGGAGAAGTAAAAAATATTAAAGGTGTTAATTCTCCGAGATTAGGTGTAAAAGATACTGATACATGGGCTACATTAAATACTGCTCAAGAATATTCTAAATGGTCTTCATATACTCAATATATGTACAATGCAACTCTTACAATACAAGGTGTTCCATCAGAAGTTCCTATGAATGGATTAGTTAAAGTACAAGCCATATTGGGAAATAAATTACATCATAGTTCTGGAACATATTTTATCACTAAAAAACTTGATGTAATGAATAATAGTGGTTATGAGACAACTTTAAATTTGACAAAAATTGATATATCATATGATCCTGAGCCTACATATTTAGGAAATTTAGGAAATACATTCTCTGAAACATATGAATATGACGGTGTTAAATTTAGAATAGTAGGTTCATTTAAATATATGGCCGATGGTGATGATCCAAATAATGCATCTATAGACGAAGTGGCTGTAGATTATATAATTGGACCTGATGGAAAACGTTATGATATAACTGATTTAAATATAAAACCAGTTGATGATAAATCATTTACAGTTAAAGATATAATGGACAAAGTTACTGCTGATTTTTCAGAAAAAGGTAATACATATTTGGTAGACAATATTAAATTTAATATGGAATATGATAAAGCTTCTGAAGAAGATAAAAAGAAAAAGTTACTTGAAGATACGGATAAAGATGGTGCAGTTGATAGCGAAGATAAAGATGATGATAACGATGGCACTTTTGATGTTTATGATAAAGATTCAAAAGATAGAGCAAAATTTAAGAGCGCTGTTATAATGAAAAATAATGAAAAATATGAAGTCATTTATAATGTTCATAAAGATAGTGCTGGAAATATTGTAGACATAAATGTTATTATGATAGATGGTTTAGATAAAGGTCAGTATGATTTACATCAATATAATAAAAGTTCTTGGGGCGAAATTACTGATCACTTAGAGAAAGATATTGCCAATAATACAGATAAGTTCACAAGTGATAAGAATAAAAAAGAAAATGGAGAATCAGAATGGATTATATTTGAATAATAGGAGAAAACAATGAAAGACTTTTACATGAATAGTTTATTAAATAATGATTCAAATAGTGCGGGAATATACAGAGCTATATTATTAAAAAATAGTAAAGATGAGATTGTTGCATTTGTTCCAGGTATAGATCATTCAAGAGATAAATCTGGAAATTTTGATCCAAACGCTTTTACTACCACTGAGTTTAAAGATACATTACCTGTAGTTCAGTGGTGTGCTTTTAATAAACAATCATGCGTTATTCCGGATGGAGATGTATCATGGGTAATGTTTGAAAATGGAGATACAAAAAGACCTGTAGTAGTAACAAATTACTTAATAAGTGGTGGAATTGGAGTAATGCTACCTGTTAATGATGATAATTTAGGTGGAGAGTATAACATAGCTGAATGGTTAGCTCTTCAAAAAGATGGTGTTGATGCAGTAGATCAAGATGATAATGGTATTGAATGTGTTGATTTAGTTAAAAAATATTTAAAGGAAGTATTTGGTATAACGAATGTGGAATCATTAGGTGATGGCAAGGATGTTTCAAAATCTGTAGGTACCAAATATAATGATAAATTTGATTATATTGAAGTTACTAATAACAAAGTGACACTTATGGCAGGTGATATTGTATCAGGTTATATTCCAAATGGCAGATCTGAAGGTCATGTAATGATAGTAAAATCTGTAAGCGGTGATACTATAAGCATTATAGAATATTATAGTTCGTCTGGAGAATATAAAGAATTATCAGGCGTATTACATGAAAAAAATCTTACATTGGCAGGTGTGAATTTGGGTTCATATGTTTTAACAGGAATTGCTAGACCTAAAACAGCAGGTGGAACCGATAAAAAACAATACGATACAACCGTAGCTAATAAAGGCACTAAAGCTGAAAAAATCGCTTTTTTATGGGATGGTTTAGGATTACCTACATCTCCAGTTGTTTCATCACAATATACAAAATCTGTAACATTTAAATGTAATACTCCAGTTGGAGCTTCTACACATAGAATAACAGTTCATAAAAAATTGGCAGGAGATGTAGAAAAAATATTTGAAGAAATATTTAATATTGGATTTTTAATTAGTAGTGATACATGTGGTTATAATTGGAGATTAGTTAGAGGAAGTTCAACAGCAAGAAGTCATCATTCATACGGCACTGCTATTGATGTAAATCCTGCCAATAATCCTATGACTACTAATCAAAGCGTTATAAATAACTGGTATGCAAGTAATAATCAATATAAAGTTACTCCTAAAGTAGTTGAAATATTTGCTAAATATGGATGGTCATGGGGAGGAAATTGGAACAACCTAAAAGATTTTATGCATTTTACTTATTTAGGAGGCTAATTATTGAGAGTATAGTAAAGGAAATTAAACTATGAAAAATTTTTACATGAACAATCTATTAAATAATGATTCATCATTATCAGGAATATATAAAGCAAAAGTATATAATAAAACAGATGTCAGAATTCCAGCATTAAGTGATGCAAAAACTTTAGAAGACGTACATTTAGAAACAGCTGTTTGGTGTGGACCGAATAAATTATCTACAAGTTGTGAAGATGAAGATAACGTATGGGTTATATTTGAAAATGGAGATGCTAAAAGACCTGTAATAATAGGATTTTTTGGAGATTCTATCAAGGATGCAGTATTCGGTATTGGGTATTATATGGATAATAATAGTGGATTTAAATCGTTTGTTACGTCAGGAACTGTTTCACAAGATATTATTAATTGGTTAAATGATACTACTGATGGAGAACTTACATTTGATTTTGATGGATCAGGATCTATAGAATGTGTAGATATGGCTAAAAGATATTTAAATGAAGTTTTTGAAATAGATAAGAGTAAATTAATGAGTATGGGCGATGGATGGACTTTTGCTAATACTGTTCTTTCTCGTTTTAATAATTTATTTACATCATATACTGCAAATGGATCTCGCACCGGCGGGTTTTTACCAGGAGATATTATGAGTATGAAATATATGAGTGGTGCAAATAGTAGAGGCCACGTATGGATTGTAAAATCTGTAGATACGGATTCGTTTACAGTAATAGAAGGTTATAGTCAATCAGGTGGTGCTTCAGGATATAATAAAGTGCATGAAAATAAATATTATATGGACGGTATGACTGTTAAATCTGCTGCAACAAATAAAAGTAAATACTTATTTAGTTCATGTGCGCGTCCTATAAATCCAGAATCACAAGTTACATTTACTGAAACACTAAATAATCATAAATTTAAAGGAAAGTTTATATACAATACTTCTACTTTAAATATAATTAGTGTTGAAATTGAAACTATAGATGATGTTGATAAAGAAACAGCATTAAGTACAAATCATATAACTAATGATGATTTAGTAAATGCAGAAACTGAATTAAAAAAATCTGATGGACTATTAAAGGATGATATAGAAAGAGATAGACAAAAAGCATGATTATAATAAGGAGAAATTAAACTATGAAAAATTTTTACATGAACAATCTATTAAATAATGATTCATCGCTATCAGGAATATATAGAGCATATGTTATAAAAAAGGATGACATTGTAAAAATATATATTCCTTCTTTAGAAATAATAGAATCTCCTGTTAATTTAGATGGTGAATCATTAAACACAGCTGTATATGAAAAAGTAAAAGATTGTTTAGTTTCACCTGTATGGATATCAAAACAACTTAAAGATTTATTTAATAAAGAAGTGTTACCTTGTCATGTAATATTTGAAAATGGAGATGCTAAAAGACCTGTTATTATTGGTTATCTCGGAAAAGGTTTAGATATAGCTGATTCATTCGGTGGTATGGGCTATATGAATCTTGATTCTTTTAATATTAATATAGGTTATGTTCCTCCCGGCGGATATACTAATGTAGATTTAAGTAAAAAATTTACATATTATGAGTTTATGCATGCGGACATTAAAACTATTGCATTTTTATCAAAAGAACAAATAAATACTATTTTAACTACTAGCTATTTTGGTACATATTCAAATTCAAAACTAAATGTAGCTAATAAATCAGAGTTAGCAGAACAACTATATAACGTTCAAACTCAAACAGGACTTTCGGTATTAGTTTCATTAGCTATATGTGCTATTGAAACCGGTTGGGGTCGCAATTTGCGTAGTAAAAGTGCTCCTACATATAATCTTTGGAATTTTGGTTGTAGTTCAAGTTTAGGAGATTGGGGACATTATTTTGATAATGCTGGAGGAATTGCAAATGCATTTCAGATTTTTCATGATGAATTTTTAAAACAATATTACGACCCAGGTAGTGATACTATAAAAAGTAAAGGTGGACCATTTAAAACTTTAGCACAAATGAGTGATACATATTGTCCAAGTTCTATTCAATTTTACTGGGCTACAGATGTTGGAAAATGTGCAGTGATGATATCAAATTTTATATTATAAGATTAAAGAAGGTGTTGTATATTATGAATATGATTTCATTTCCAAAAATGTTTAATATAAATAACGGTAAATTAAGTACACAATATCTCTATGATGTAGATTCAATAAATCAAAGTTTAAAAAGTATATTTTATTGTAATAAAGGAGAATTATTAGGAGATCCTTCTTATGGTACTAATATAATAAAAAGTGTTTTTGAATTAAAAACAAATAAAACTCTTAGTGAAGTAAAAGAAATAATCATAGAAACAATAAAGACATATGTTCCTACCATCAATGTTAATTTATCAGATATAATTATATATGATAATGCGAATACAGGAGCTTATAAAATTAATATCACATATACTATTAAAAAATTTGGAATTACTGGAGAGTTTGAAACTATTGTTGATTAAAATAAAAATATATAAATTACGATTTGAAGGGAGATGATTAAACTTGAATTATGAAAATAATGATATGTTGACAAGCCCTAATCTTTCATATACTAGTAGAGATTTTAAAAGCATATATGATGAATTATTAAAATCAATTCCTCAATTAACTAGAAGTTGGTCTCCTGAAGATGAAAATGATCCTGGAATTGTCTTATTAAAATTAATATCTATGTTAGGAGATATGTTATCTTATAATCAAGATAAACAAGCGTTGGAAGCATTTCCAAGAACTGTTACACAGAGATCAAATGCTAGACAATTATTTAGATTAATAGGATATAAGATGCATTGGTGGAGAAGTGCTATCGTAGAACTTACAATAACTAATGCAAATTCATATCCTATTTATATGAATAAATTTATGAGTTTTGCTACTGCTAATGGAGATATTAAGTATACATTATTGGATAATATTTCGATTCCAGGCGGTACCTATGCATCAGATGCGTATAAAGTGCGATTGGTACAAGGTACTCCTATAACGCCTATTAGAAAATCAGGAGTTAAACCTACGGATTACAATGCTAATTGGCATGATGCTTATGATTACAATGTTGATGCTACGAAAATAGTTAATAATCGAATTTATTTTAATCAATATAATATAGATGAGACAAGTGTGATGTTAGTAGATAATGATGAAACACCTTTTGCTAATAATGAATGGACTTTGGTTGAAAATATAAATTTATCAACTACTATGGATAAAGTATTTGAGTTAGATGTAGATGTTTCAGGAATACCTTTTATTATATTACCTACATATTGGAATACAAAGTACGTTATTACTAAATTTAAAATATTTGCTGTAGTTTCAGATGGTAAAAATGGAGAAATTGAAGAAAACGTATTAACTCAAATGGATTCATCATCATGTTATGTAATGGATGAAAATGTAAATATATCTACTGCTTTAGAAAATGTAACATTATTTAATACAGCTTCTACATATGGATGTAATCCTGAAACATGTATAGAAGCTAGAAAAAATGCAGAAAATTACATAAATACCATAGACACTTTAGTCATATTGAGAGATTTTGAAAAAGCGGTTAATAGAATTGAATCAGTTGCTAATGTTATAGCTACAGATATACAAACTGATCCTTATGCAAATGAAATGACTGAAAATCAGGTTAATTTATATATTGTTAGAAAAAATGATTATAATGATTACGGCAGTGATTACATTTATGCATTCAGTGATGTAGGCATAATAAATAAAGATGAATTATTTAAAGAAAATATCATAGGTGAATTACAATCATATAAGACTATTCCTACTAATATTAATGTATATTTAGAAAATTATGTTGATTGGATAGATTGGTCTATAAATGGACAGATATTTTTAAGGAAGCCTATTAATATAGAAGATAATAATTCATTAATGAATAGAATAAATGATAATCTGATAAAACGATTTAATTGTGAGACATTAGATTTTAATGAACCCGTAAATTATATGGATGTTATTGAATGCATAATGAAAACAGATAAAAATATTTGGCATGTAGATTTAAATACATCTGCGGTTCAATATAGAAGGATTAAAAGATCAATATTTGGAAATCCTACAGGATTTGTTATTAAGAATAAATATATGATTTATAATGAAAATCATGAATATACTGGATATTATATGACATCTCTTGGATGTACTTCAGTAGAATTAGAAAAATTATCTGAATATGAAGATGTATATAAAGATGTATATGATAATTCATCAGAACCTATTTTTAAGCCTAATAGTACTACTAATATAAAAGTTGAAGTTGAAAATGACAATGAAAATGATAATAATATAACTCCTGGTGGAGATGGATATGGAAAAAATGCAGGTAATAGAATAATAAGAGAAGATGGATTGGATTACACTATTGGATTATTCGGTGTGTATGAGCCAAGAGAATATGAAATATACAATAAAAGAATTTATAATTGGACGGGTTTAACACCTGTATTTACTGGTTATGTTATAAACACAGATGATGCACAATTCAAAATACAAAAATATAATTTATTAGGAGAATTAGAAGATACTAATTATACTATAGAATATGATTCAAGAATGTATATGCCTGATGGTTCTGATGCTCATAGAAAATTAAAATTATCATATAGACAAATAGACGATTTATGTAAATTAGATCCAAAACTATCTTATGATGATATATTAAAGTTATCAGATGACGTTATTAAACAATATGTAGATTTAAATGTTATAAGAGAAGTATGGGATATTGTGGATAATATATATAATGAATCTACAGGAGAAATAATTGATAGATTAACAGGTGAAATATTCATAAAAAGAGGAGAATATTGGTATAGTAAAGGAAGATCATATGATGAAAATACAGGAGTTATATCAGACATGTACGGTGAACCCATTGTTGAAAATGATAGTTTTATATTTGAACCTGCATGTAGAGAAGATATAACAGGTGAATATATACAATTATATGATATTCATGATGATCAAACTGAATTTAATTTTTTCTTAGGACAAGATTTTAATGGAAATCCTATTAAAGATTCAATAGGTAATATTATTAAAGCTTATCCTATTAAACCGTATAGTTTATTTATATACATTAATGGAGATGAAGAAATATTAGCAGATACAGGTTCAGGCAATATAAATGGTACACCTGGTCTTTTAAATGGACAAGGAAGTATAGATTATAGCACAGGACATGTTCAATTTAAATTAAATAAAATTCCTACATCAATAAAAATAATGTTTAAAGTCAACAAGCTTACTTATTCACGTTATGCTAACTTTAACAACGATGAATTTTTTGTAAGACCTGAATTTATAAGAAATGATAATAGAAAATAAAGGTGAGTAAAATGGCATTTAAAAATTGTAAAGATATAATGTTCAATGAAAATGTTAAAGCTGTGCATTTTGACGGAACCGCAAATAGCATAAAAGACTTACAAAGTTTATTAGCAGGTTCTAATCAAATAAATATGAACACTTTGCATACAAGAATAGGTTGGTGGGCTGTTAAATATAAAGACGGTTCTATAGTATGGAAAAGAAATAAATGTTTTGATACTAATTATGAAATAATAAATTAAAGGAGTGAATATCATGATATTAAAAGATAATTGTAAGAAAAAAATTGTTGAAACTAGTATTGATGAACGTAGACAATTTGTACAAGAAATGGATGAATTAGGAGATAAAGCACTAGATATTATTCTTGATGATTTAGACAATGAAATAACAGGTGTTAGTGAATATGATGGAGAAATTTATACTTTAACATTTTATATTAAAGATAATTATTTAGGTAGTTGGGATGTAGAACCTAAAAACATTGAAAACGTTAATATTTTAAATGATATTTCTGAAGAAATTAATGCAACCTGTTTTGGATTACATGAACGTAAAAATATAAAAGTAGAATCTATGGATGGAAAAGACGTTATTCAAAAAATAGAATATATTAGAGATGGTTTAGATTCATTAGAATTATATGTTAATAAAAATGGTGCAATTCCTGCAAATATCGGAGAATCATTATGTGAAATATATCACATTATTGATTCTATTTATGAATATACAAGTTCAATGAATGAGGCTACTTCGGGTATAGGTGGCGCTTATACTACTAAATCAATAGATTTAATTCCTAAAACTATAAAAATGGAAAATTTATCTGATGAAGATATTAAACAAAAAATAGCTAATTATAAAGATGAAGATGAAAATAACTATAATCTTGCAATTGATCCGTCTGAAGCAATAAATAGAATAATATATAACAATAAAAAATATTATATCATTGGCGAAGGTGAAGAAGTAGAAGAAGATGGTAAAATGGCTATAAAGTTTTTAACTTATGATGAAAAGTTAAATAAATATATATCTTATTTTGAAGTAACTTATATCGATGATGGAGACGGCGAAAGCGGACCGCAAGAATTAACTATGGATTTTGTTTCTGACACTCCATTTAAGTTGAGAAAAATATAATTGCTTATTAACTTTATATTCACTAATAGGTAACTTGACAATAATTGAGTTACCTATTATTTTTAAAATACAAATATAAAATAAATTTATTTAAAGTGGGTGAAATAATGGAATTTGGAAATTGGGAATTAAGAGATGATTCATATTATTATTTTGCTAAAGATGCCCAAGTATTCCCATCTAGTAATGCTTTAGATGAAGGAAAACTTACCACAGAAGAAAATCTAAGAAATATCTATAGAGATATATTTGATAAAAATTTTGTTTTAAAATATAATCATTTTGCATTAGCAGTTAATGCAAACAGAACAGCTGTTACAATTTCACCAGGTGAAGCAGTTATCAATGGGTATAGATTTGTAACTAAAAACAGCATTGAAATTAAAGTTCCTGATAATAGAATAATGAATGATGATGGTACTTATAGTTCTGGTATTATATCACAATATACATTAGGAATTTCAATTTCATATGATGCTAGTAATCATATATTAGGTGATGTAGTAAATAAAGAAGCTCATGTAGGTGAATCAGAAATATTATCAGGTATTTATTTAAAATGGTTTGATGATTGTCAGTTAGAATGCAATTATGATAATATATTGATTTTAGGTAGAGCTTGGGTTCAAAATGGTTCTATTGTTAGAGATGGTACGCAGTTTGGAGATAGAATTATATATCACGGGTTTGAACAAGATCCATTGAAAAATCATAAGTACTCTGGAGATTCAGTTGAAATTGATGTTTATGGTCATAAAACTACAAAATATGATACATTGAGAGATAATATGAGTCAAATTCATACATCTTTGTATAGTTATGATACTGCGCATAATCCGATTGAGTTAAATAGAGGACAAAGAACAAAACCTGCTAGTCATACAACTGATTTACAAGATTATATAAGCCATATTCCTGATTGGTTAGTTTCTAAATATGGAGATTATATGACTGGAGCTTTAAGATTTAATAATTTATCTATTGATGCACTTAGAGAATATTTTGATGAATATGATTATATAAAAGATGGAACACATGATAATTTTCAAGATAGTGTTCTTATTAGTCCAAGAACATATGGTGATTTAGTAAGAGATAATAATGCGAGTGTAAAAAATAACAATTTTGATTATAATGTTGGTGGAACTATAATGACAATAGTTCCTGGAACATATAAACATACTACAGATTTTAATTACGGTTATACAGGTATTCATGCAGCTCTTATATCACAAAAATATGGAGATACAGGCTTAAGAATTCATAGTGGTGATTCTGTTACAGATAATAATATATCAAATTATACTCGTATGGTGCACTATAATGAAAATGATTCTGGATTGATTTATGATAAAGAGAAAACAGACAATGTAAATAGTTCTAAATTTATTATTGAAAATTCTGATAATAGTAATAGAAAATCATCTATTAACTTTAAAAATGGTGAAATATTTATAGATTCATATAATGATAAAGTATCTGATAATACTAAGTTTATAGACAATGAAGATGAATTTGAAGGATTTCATTATGGCTCAGGTATACAATTATTTTCAGCGTCTAAAAATGGACGTAACATAGATTTTAGAGTAGATAATAATGTAATTAGTATGGCTGATCACGCATATGAAGCTCATAGAACAGGAACTAGAGGTACTCAACAATTGGGTAATACAAATGATACATTGCATTTTACATTAGGTATTGGTAAAAATGCATGGCATAACTATCATAACAATTTAATTGGTGGGTATACCGATCCATATTTGACTTTAGGAAATTTAAGAATTAAATCTACTTCATTAGGAAATGAATCAAATGTTAAATTAAATACTATTGAAATCTTAAATGAAGGAGATAATAACAATAAAATTTCTTATATAAATGTTCAGCCTGGAATTTATACTAGTAAATCTATAGTAGAAAAAAGTATTCAAATTGGTACTGAAAAAGAGAATGATTTTATAAATAATAATGCTGAATTAAATACTAATCATAAACTTTTATTAAAGTCTAAAGATATATATACTTATTTGGAACAAACAGTAGATAATATTTCGGTATTTAACAAAATGTCTACTCCTATAAGTGGACATGAATTTCCTACTTATAAAGAAATAGCAGGTATCGTTTCAGCCGGTAATATTGGATGTTCGGATTTATTATCTACAAATGATGATATAAGTGATTCATATAATGCATATACTGATGACAAAGAATGGGTAAGATTTACAAAATTTAGATATGATAATGATAAAGATGTCACAAATGGTGGCTCTTATGATGAAGAACATGATAAAAATGATGGTAGAAAATTAGGTAGTACTTATAATATAGAATTTAATACTACTGTTGCAAATCAACGTGCTAATCAAATTATATGGAGATATAATGGTTCTGTTGGAAAAACAAATTCAGAAACATTAGAAAATACTCCACCTGTGGTTTTATCATATGTACATGATAATATGAATTCGGATCAAGGACTTGCTACTAAATATTCAAATGTAGATAACAATGGAGTATTTGAAACATATATGGACCACAATGGATATACTCATTATAATCCTACAAATAAAATTAGAGACTTTCTTTTATTAGAGAATGCAGGTTTATCTATATCAGGAGATATAAATAATCCGTCACTAGTAGGAGATGGATTAAATGCAAATAATCATTTAGGTGTTACTATTTGTCATGGTAGAGTTTATAATGCAGTATATAATGATTTTGCTGAAACATTTGAAAAAGATAATATAGAAGAAATCGCTACTCCTGGAACTTTAATTGCTTTAAATCCTGAAACAGGTAAATATACTATTTGTGATGGATTTGAAAATAAATTAGTAGTAGGTGTTCAATCTAATTCATATGCATTTCTTGCAGGTGGTAATAGAATTAATAAGAGTCAAGATATTATTGATTTACAAAATGAATATTTTACAGTTGCTGTGGTGGGAAAAGTATGGGTAAATGTTGTTGAAAATTCTAATATAAGACCTGGAGACATGTTGACATCTTCTATAGAAAAAGGTAAAGCTACTAAATCAGTTTATAATACAATGGGTACTATGATAGGAAAAGCATTATGTGAACCTAAATATTTTGAAGAAGATAATCAATATAAAGTATTAGCATTGATTATGACACAATAAAATAAATATATAATTTTAAATATATGAAGACGCTTTATGATTAAGCGTCTTTATTTTTTATTAAATTTAACCTAATATTATAACCATCATTGATACAACTTATACAATATTCCAAAAAATTACAAAATTTTTATTTACAACTAAAAAAATATATGTTATAATTCAAACTGTGATTAACACACCTTAAAAAATATGATGAAAGGAAAAAGAAAAAATGGAAACCACTACAAAAGTAAACAAAAATAATGTATTAATTACATTAGATGGAGTATATAATAAGGAGGTGCATAGAAAGCTTAATCAAGTTATAAATAATATAGCATTAAAATATGTAGCAACAAATCCGTATTTTCAAGTCGATGATTTAAAACAAGAAGCTTGGCTTAAAATATATGAAGCGATTGATAAATATAAACTAAGAGGAAATGAATTAGAACTTTCTTATTTAATAAGAGTTGCACAAAATGCAATACTTGCAAAATGCATGTACGTATCTAAACAAATGGAAAATATTGATGATTTTAGTACTGAAATATTTAACGGTCATGATAGAGGATATACTTCAGCATTAAACACTGAAAAACAAAAAATAGAATATAAAGCATCTTCTCATAAATTAAATGAAACAGACAGTATTATATTAAGAATATCATTAGAAGAATTATTAGATGATATTTTTGATAATAAAGTTAAATATCTTATCGCAACGCGGTACATTAAAGAGTTTGATGGTCCATCTACAAAGATAAGAAGCATTTATAATGAATTTTATAATTCACTCGATGATGAAAAAAGAGGCATTCTGGATAGCATGACAAAATTCACATATAATGCTGTTTATAAATGTTTAGGCATGAGAGCAACAGATAATTGCACCACGTTGATTCGACAAGATATAAAAGATCTTCTGTATGAATTATATGCATATTAATTAAAAAATATACAAGTCCTTTAATAATTATATTGAAGGACTTTTTAATTGTAAAAAAATGACTAATAAATATAATAGCATATTGTTAAATTGTTACAAAATTAAATTAATTGTAAAAATAACTATTTACAAATATAAAAAATTATGTTATAATTATAATATCAAATCACAAAGGAGAATGAAATATGAAAAATGAAAAACAATTTATTGGTAAAGGTATTAGAGGATTAGTTAAAGGTTCACCTAATGCAAATGTAATTAATATTTTAAGAAGTCTTATTGAAGATGAAAATTGTATTTGTTATATTCCTTTAAGTTATTCAGCTGAAAAGAAAACAACAACTGATTCAAGAATTCACTTTAATCCTATTGAAGCAGGTAAAACAATTGCAATTACTGCAATTCAATCTAATCAGGAAAGATTTAATATTTCGGTGACCGGAGAAGTAGATGTATATGTAGAATTTGAGAATGAAGATGGTTCAATAAGATTAGAACCTAAAAAGATATTTAGAACATATACAATAATAAGAGATGGACAGTTGACAATAGATTATATTATCGCTAAATTATCGGAAGAAACATTTAATGATTTAAGAAATGCGGGAGTACTTTATTATAATGGAATAGAAGTTGCAAATAATCATTCTTACGTACCTGATTTTCTTTATAAAGTTAAATTAAATGAGTTACCTATTATATCTTATGCGTGGGCTCAACCATTACAGATTGGACTTTATGAAAATATGGATATGGAAAATAAGCTTTCTAATACACTTAAAGAAGTAAATAAGATTATTAAGAAATTTAAAGAAGAAGGACAAATTATTCCAGAATTTTCTGAAGATAGTATATACTATAATGAACCTTATCTTGGTGAAGAAAGAAAAGGTGATAAAATTCTTTGCGAATGTGTGGTATATGAGATTAAAAATGAAGATGAAGTTATTAGCGAATATATTAATAAATGTGTAAATATAATTGAGGCTTCTAAAGTTAAAAAAGAAATCAATAAAAAACTTAGAAATTTAAGATTCATCAACAGATGTGTAGTATTTGCAATTGAAAGTTCTAAAACAAAAGGAAATTATGATTGGTCAGAAATGGTAAAAATTCCAAGAACAAAAGAAAAATATTGTCAAACCACAATGGTTCCTGGTCTTGGAAAAATGTATGAACTCAAGAGAATTAATTATAAGAAGGAGTTTTAAAGAATGTGGTTTATTGGAATAGATAAAAATCAGCCTGTTCATATAATAGAAACAGATGTAATGCCTGGTTCAGTGTTTATGGGACTTGGAATTAATAAGACTTATACAATAATAACAGATTTAATAAGATATAATGTAACTTGTTTTTCTCAAATTCATGATGCTATTACAACTCTTTATGAAATAAAGCGTAATAAAGAATGTAATCATGTATGGAGTGATTATGAAACAGAAATAAACCCAGAAAATCCAAAAGATGTATCTTTAGACATTATTGATGATTTAAAATTGTTTGAAGTAATTGATGCAAAAGAATATACAGGAGAATTATATCCTCTGAATAGTACGATTACATTAGATGTCAAAATAGACTCAGAAGATGAGGAGTAATATATGAAAGAGTATACAAAAAAAGAAGCTAGTTTATTACAAGAAAAACAAGTAGCAAATTTAGTAAATGGTCAAGTGCAAGTCGCCAGTGGGGGAACTCCCACTGGCGGCGGAGATGTATTAACCGATAATTGGTTTTTTGAATGTAAGACTGTAACCACTGAAAAGGATAGTTATAGTGTAAAAAAATCAATACTTGAAAAATTAAAAGAACAAACATTCGAACAGATGAAAGATTATGGTACTTTAGCTTTTCGTTTTTCTCCAGAAGGAAAAGATTATTTCGTTATTGATAGTAATACTTTTAAATATATGATGCAATGTGTAAATTATTGCGATAAAAACGGAGTTGATGTAAATGAGTAATGCATACGGAAAACATGAGGGATTTGAAGCAAGTTTAGCACTTGCACAATATAGAGAAAAAATATTAAAAACTGAATATTCTGAACAGTTTGATAAAATTCGTAAAGATATGATGATTATGTCATACTATAAATATGGTCCTTTAAAAGATAATTATGGAACTTATAAGTGTATGAATGCTATTGAAAATTTAAAAATAAGATTAGATAAATATTTAGAAACTGGAAACACTGAATATTTAGCTGATGTAGCAAATTTTGCAATGTTAGAGTTTATGAATCCGTCCATTGAGGGTGCTAAATATACTCCTACTGATAATCCTAATTGCGATGTTAGTGGATTTAGTATAAATGAAATAAGAAATTTTGATAAATAAAGGAGAATGAAATTTATGAGTAATCCTAATAAAACAGAAATTAATAAACGATATGGTGAAGCTGTCATGTCATCTTTATCAACCACTACAAATAATGCATTTTATAATCAACGTGGATTGAGTTATGATGAAAATATTAGCACTGGTACTGCTGTTATAAATAATTTATATACCAATATTAATGATATAGAGCATATTTGCTCAAATAGTGTTATTTGTAGACCTCAGTATTTAAATGTAGAAATGACAAAAGATTGTATAACAGCGGTGAATCGCAATATGAAAATTAAAGATGTTGAAATCATAATACCTAATAAAGTGGTGCAAGTCACATTTGATGATGACACTATTGAAAAATCTATTTGTCATGAAGACGATGAATTTAATTTGGAAACAGCAATTATGGTTTGCATTGCGAAACATCTTTTAGGTGGTGCTAAGTTTAATAATCTAATTTCAAAAGCTTTAAAGTTATACAATAATAAGATTAAAGCTGAAGAAAAAGCTAAAGAAGAGGAAGCTAGAATTGAAGCAAAGCGTAAAAAGAATCATGAAAGATTGATGAAATATATTGCTAAAAAAGAAAAAGAAGCAAGAGAAGCAAGAATTAATGAATTGGCAGAAGCAATAGTAAGAGCAGGAGAAATAAAAAACAATATACCTTATGCAATTGAACAGAGTTGTACTAATGCAGATAATGAAAAATAAAGGAGGAAAATTATGACTATAGAACAACTTGAAGCTAAAATCATAGAAGCATCTCAAAATTATTATTCAGGAACTCCTATAATGAGTGATAATGAATTTGACGCATTGATAGAATATTTAAAGGGTGCTAATCCTAATTCTAGAATTTTAAAATCTGTAGGGTGGGGTTATGATCCACTCAAAAATGTTGGAGAAAAAGAAAATCATATATACGGAAAAGTATCTGGAATTGATAAAAAGCCAAGAAGCATACAAGATATTCCTAAAGAATTTATAAATGAAGATATTTTATTAAGTGCGAAGTTAGATGGCTTGTCAATGGTTTGTTACTTTGTTGATGGAAAACTTGTAAAAGCTCTTACAAGAGGTAATGGAGAAATTGGTATAAATAGAACAGATAAAGTGTTAAAAATTGTTGAAAAAGAATTTAACATTCCGAATGAATTTGATTTTACAGGTGCAATTAGAGGTGAACTTTGTATTTCAAATGAAAATTGGAATAAAATGTTATCTAAAGGAATTGTAACTGAAGATCAAAATCAAAGAAATGTTGCAGCAGGAATAATAGGAAGAGATGAATTAACTACTGATTTAGAGTATATTGATTTGGTGTTTTACAAAGTAGTTGGTTGTGCTGATAATTCTTCACTTATATACAATAAAATTTATATAGACAATGTCATGAATGCAAATAAATATGATATTAAATTTTTAAGAAAGTTTATAAAGCCGGAGTTTATTGTTGATTATATAGAAGATAATGGTTCTTTAATTTCACAAGAATCATTAGAAGACATATATAAAAAGTTTAATACTAAGTATTTATGTGATGGTATTGTAATTAGTAAAAGAAATAGAAATATTGAATTTGATAAAAATAAAAATTATATTAATATTGTTATAAATAATAATGAAATTGCTTATAAATTTATAACTGAAACAGCTGAAACAGTAATAGAAAATATTAGATGGAAAATGTCAAAAGGTAATAAAGCGATTCCTGTTATAAATGTAGCCCCAGTTGAATTATCAGGAGCGACAGTAAGTAATGCAACCGCTTTTAATGCTAAATATGTATATGAAAATGATTTAGATGTTGGAGCTAAAATAGTACTTACTAGAAGCGGAGAAGTTATTCCATATATCATTAAAGTTATTTCTGGTTCTAATGGAAATGGTAGAAAAAAATTAGATGAAATGTTATGTCCATTCTGTAATTCTAAGTTAGAATGGGATGGTGTAGATTTAGTATGTAAAAATAAAGAGTGTTCAAATAGAGATGAACAAAATCTTAAAGTATGGGTTAGAACAATAGCACCTATTGAAGGAATTTCAGAAACCCTTACAGATTCATTTTTTAAAGAACTTAATATAAATTCATTAAATGAATTGTATGATAAAACTTATATGGATTTAGAGTATTCTGGAATGGCTTCAAATACTCATAAAGGTAAATTTAATCTAGTGTTAGATAAGTTATTTAATCAAAAAATATCATTTAAAGATTTATTAGTAGCTTTAAATATTAAGTCTTTAGGCATTAAGAATGCAGAAAAATTAGCATCTAATGAAGAATTTATAGGTTTGTTTGAAGAATTTATGGAAATTAAAGATATTGATTTATTTAGATGTGAAGGATTAAAGTTGACTGAAAATTTAGTAGGTCCTGCATTGACCAATATAATGTTCAATACTCCAGATGGTTTATCTAAATTTAAAAATGCATTTTATGTAGAACATAGAGTTGATTTTAAAGTTGAAGAAAAAGAAATAATGATTCCTGTCGTTATAACTGGAAAATTATCTGTTCCAAGAAAAGAATTTGAGAAATATTTGAATGATAATGGATATGAAATTAAATCATCAATTACTAAAGATATTAAATATCTAGTAACTGATAATCCTAATAGTGGATCAAGTAAAAATGTAAAAGCAGATGAATTGGGTATTGAAAAAATAACAGAACAAGATATTAGAAATATTATCGATGATAAAAATTCTCACTATTCTACTAAACACATACTATAATTATTTGTATGTGTGATACAATTAAAATATAATTATAATATTAAAAAGGAGATTAATAGATTATGCAAGATACAACAATTATTCAAGGAATTTTATATGAAAAATTAAAAGACGTTATTAATGATGAAAAGTTTATTGATAATGCATTATATGACAAGTATAAAAAAGAATTTGCTAGAGAAGTAGAAGATGCATTACTCAATAGAAAAGAATTATGGATTGGAGATATTGGTTATATAACTTCAGAAATAAAGCATCAAGGCACTAAGTCAGGTGAAGTTATTAAGAATGTTAAATTGAAATTTATTCCGTCAGATAATTTTAAGAAAAAAATAAATAGGGAGTTATTGAATAAATAAGTAATGAGACGAAAAAAAGAAAAAGAATATAATAAAGTTTTAGCTGTTGACATAGGTGGTAGTACTCGTATGGGATTTGCATTATATGATAATGAAGCTAAAACACTTATTGATTATAAAAGTATTCATCCAAGTAATGTAAAAAACAATTTGGAACATAGAAAAAAGATGCTTGAGATTATTACTTGTTTTAATGATAAATATGGTGTGGACATTTTAATATTTGAATCTATAAGATTATTTAGTTATGGAAAAATTCAATTGCCCACCATATTATCATTAAATAAAGTGCAAACAACTATTATTAATGAATTTAGTGATTTATTTGATATTTATCAAGTAGATGTAAGAAGTTGGAAAGCAAAAGTTTTAGGTTCTGCTAAATGTGACAAAAATGATGCATTAAGATATGTTAGACATAAATATAAACATGTAGATCTTATTGATAAAATTATAAAAACAAGAAAAAAAGAAATAATATATGAATTGAATGCAGATTTAGCAGATGCAATTTGCATATCAGAAGTATTAAGATTTGATAAAAGCGTTTTACAGGATAAAAATAAAATGAATTACAAATAATTATTATATATTTATATATGATATAAAGGAGAAATAAAAATTATGTATAATTTTAAAACTGCAGTAGAAGCTTGGAGTGTATTATATGATGAATTAGGACACACCGACGTTGATCATTCTATTGATAATTTCTATAATTCATGTGCTCGTGGTAGAGTTACTAATGAAAGTGTAGGTATTGGGTTTAGAATATTGGAACCACAAAATTGTTTAATGTGGTCACCTATTAGAAAGTTAAGTCCTATTTATCTTGCAAAAGAATGCATGTGGTATTTAAATGGAAGTAGAGATGTGAAAGATGCACCTGCAAATATTTGGAACGATTTAGTTAATAAAGATGGTGATGAAAAAGGTCTTGTTAATTCTAATTATGGACATTATATATTTGTTCAAAAAGATAATAAAAATCCAGAATTAACAGTTTTTGATGCAACAGTTGAATTATTAAAAAGAGACCCATATTCTAGACAAGCTATTTGGCAAATACCTATAATGAAGCATAGACAAGATGATGATACTCCTTGTACATCATCAATACAATTTTTACTTAGAGATAATAAATTAAATTGTATTGTGTATATGAGAAGTTGTGATATTTGGTTCGGATTACCTAATGATATGACACAATTTATTATTTGGCAAATGATGATGGCAAAAGAATTGAATGTTGAAATGGGAACTTATACGCATCTATTCGGTAGTTTGCATTGTTATAAAGAAAATTTTATAACAGATAATGAAAAATATATTACAACTATGAATGAAATATATAAAAAAGGAAAAGAAGATATATATTATTTTGAATATTATGATGATAGAAATTATAGAGACATATTAAGTGAAATAATGCATGATTTTGATATTTTAAGTAATAAATCTAAAAATGAAATTTTGGATAATAAACTATTAAAAAATGAAGAACTAATATATATGTTAAATAACATGAATGTTAGTAAATTTATTCATTAAAGGAGAGTAATTAATGCAATTAAAAAGATTATTGATTTTTGATGGTTCATACATGCTTCATAGAGGATTAAAACAACAACATTTATTTGATCTTAGAAATTCAAAATTAGAAAGAACAGGTGGTATTTATTCTTTTCTTAATATGTTTCAAAAAGAGATTAGATTAAATGAGAATTACTTTCCTATAGTGTGTTGGGATGATGGATTATCCGATAGAAGATTAAGTGCTTATGATAATTATAAACAACATAAAGATAAATTAAACGATCCTTCAATAAAACCATTTTATCAAATGACAGATGATGAATTAGATGAAGATTATGTATATAATTATAAATTACAAAGAAAAAAATTAATTGAAATATTAAATTTGTTCGGTATACCTTCATTATTGTTTAAAAAAACTGAAGGTGATGATTTAATGTATTGGTTATCTAAACATTGTGAAAAATCAAAAGTCATTACCGATGATAGAGATTTGCTTCAGTTATTGAGTGAAAATTGTAAAGTAAGGCAACCTATGAAAAATACAAGCGTTGAATTACATAGTTTTTTACATGAACATAATTTTAGTACTATTCATGATTTTATTAGAACTAAAGCTTTATGTGGAGATGATTCTGATAATATACCTGGAGCATGTTTTAGGGTGGGAGAAAAAACAGCAAAAGAATTTTTTGAATTATATGATTTATTGAAAAAACATGATTGTGTAAATATAATAAGTGATGAAAATAAGTTAAAAGAATTTTGTAAAAACAATAATCTTAAATTTAAGAAAGCATATATGAATTTTAATGAAAATCAGTTTCTAATCAATATGGAATTGATAGATTTAAATAGAATACAAGATTTTGAAATAAATGAAAATGCAATATATGAGGCTATAAGAAAAGTATACAAAAATAAAAATGTAAATGATGTATTAGCGTTATTAAACAGATATGAAATAAAAACAATTAATACAAATATAATATTTGAAGCATTGGCGTTAACAAGACATAATATAAAAGATGCAGTATAATTTGTAATTGAAATGATGTGATATATAATGAGTGTAAAAATAAATAAAAATAATTGGATCATGATAAGTGAAGATGATCCAAGTTATTATGATATGAAAGATTTATTGACAATTGTTGAAAAAGAATTACAAGTTAAGAAAGTATATGACAGAGATTTAAAGAGATTAACACAAAAACATTCAAGTATTACAGTTAGTAAACAATTATATGAAGTAAAAGATAATTGGATGTATGTTCCATTCGGTTTATTAAAATATGTGAAATATTTATTTATAAATAGTGATGTTGAAAATTGCACAAATAAACAACATGCATTATATGATGTTGTAGACATAATAGATAATATTGAAAATTATAGAAACATTTTACCAGGAATATCATTGTATGATAATCAAATAGAAGCAATTAAGAGAATTTTTCAATACAAACGAGGAATTATACAAGCCGCTACTGGATTCGGTAAAACAGAGATAATGTGTGCAACTTTGCAAATAATGAAATCAAAGAATGAAAAATATCCAACTACTTTAGTTTTAGAACCTACTATAGAGTTATTAAATGGTATAAAACGTAGATTTAAAAAATATAAAATTCCTGTTAATGATTATAGAGAGACAAGAATGATAATGTCCAATAAAGTAAATTTAGCTCATCCTATGAGTTTATGTAATGATTTAAAAAATAGTAAACATGTATTAGATAAAGTTGAAGTTCAATTTATAGATGAATCTCATCATGGCGGTAGTACTACTTGGTCATTACCTACTTATCATATGGGTAATTTAATATATTCTATAGGACTGTCTGCTACATTCATTTCGCATTATCACGTAGATGGTAAGTGCATAGATGACTTTAATTATGAAGAATTAAAAAGAATAGGTAATTGCGGACCTATAATAATGAAAGTAGACGGCGATGAATTAATAGAAAATAATCAGCTTGCATATCCTAAATTATGTGTTATTCACAATGATGCAAATGAAATTATTGATGAAGAAAAAATAGATTATACATGGCATAATGTTCGAAAGATTAGATTACAATCTGAAAAAAGAACAAAATTAATAGCAGAGGCTGCTGTTACATTTGCAAAATATAATCGTAAAGTTATAATTTTAATGAATATACTTGATTGGGGCAGAAATATTTTACAAGAAATATATAATTTAGGATATGGAGATATAGCTAGAACTTGTTTTGGTGGACAAACATATGAAAAAGTAAATAAAAGAAATGGTAAAATTGAAAAAGACTTTAATAGTGCATTAAAATTATTTGATAAAGATAAAGTTAAAATAATCATAGGTAGTAGTTGTATACAAGAAGGATTGGACTTGAGTAAAGTAGACGTATGTATATTAGCTCAAGGAGGTAAAAGCGATCGTACTACTCTTCAATCTGTAGGTAGAGCTCTTAGAAGATCAAAAACTGGTAAATATGCATATATTGTAGATTTTAATGATTTAGAAGATAATATGTTAAATAAACAATTCAGAGAAAGAATGGTAAAATATAAAAAAGTATTAGGAATTAATAATTCAGATGACATGATAAAAAATTGTACTATAGTACAATTAGAAGAAAAATTTAAAGAATGGGAAGATATAAAATAAAAAACAAATAAAAACACTATTATAATAATAAAGAAATAATATAAGATAAAGAGAATAGTTATGAAGTCATATTTTAATTACAGTGAAATTGAAAAAATAAATATAGATAAAATTATAAATAAATTTGGAAATGATTACAGAATTAACGCAAAAGGGAATTTAGATTATAATTGTCCATTTTGTGAATCAGTTAGAGGAAAATCTGATAAATCTCATAAGTTTGTAGTAGATGTTAAAACTACTATATATCATTGTTTTAAATGTAATACAAGTGGAATAATTGTAAAACATAAACTTAGTAATTCAGAAAAAATAATTCCTTTAATTACCGATTATTTTATAGAAGAAAATAATGAAGAACATTTAGATAGTAATAAATTATTAGAACTTAATAATGTGATGGAATTAAAAAAAGATAGCGTAGGATATGAATATTTACAAAATAGAAAAATAACAGACGAACATATAATGTATTATAATATAATGAATGGAATAAATGAATATTTTGGTAGAATAGTTGTTCCTAACATGATAATTTCAAAATGGACTGATTTTTATCAAGGACGTAGCTATTTAAATATGGAACCTAAATATTTAAATCCTGAAGATGTAGATAAAAGTAATATAGTATTTAATTTGCATAATCAAAATAAAAAACAAAAAAGAATTTATATTGTAGAAGGTGTATTTAGTGCAATTTTAGCTGGAAAAGATGTAATAAGTATTTTTGGTTCAAGTATATCTGATAGACAAATAAAATTAATAAGTGATTATGAATTTGAAGAAATATATTGTTGTTTAGATGGAGACGAAACAGGACAATTAGGAAATATGAAATTAATGAATGCATTAAATAAATATACTCAAAGTAACATATATAATATAAAACTTCCTGAAGATAGAGATCCTGCAGATATGGGTGAAAAAGAATTTAAAGAATATTGTGAATATAAGAAATTACCATTTATAAATAGTACACTAAATAATATTTTATCGTATTTTGATTATTAATAATATAGGTATTAATTTTAATTAATATAAAAATTATAAAACAAATGGAGGAATTTAAAATGGCATTTAATTTTACAGACCTTGTAGCAAAAGAAATGCAAAAACAAGCAGATGCATCTAATACATCTAGCGGCGGAGGATTAGGATATAAAACATTATATCCATATGCAAATGGTAGATTGGAACTTAAATTTATTGGTAATGAACCATCAGGTTTATTATACCGAGAATTAACATTTCATGATTATAAAGCTGATAATAAAAAAATATCAGTTCCTTGTTTTCGTCATATGTATGGTATGGATTGTCCTATATGTAATGCAATAGAAAATGTTCAAAATACATTAGATGACAAAAACGTATTTAGAACATATGGCTTTAAGAAAAGAGGAATAATGTTTGCTAAATTGATTGGTTATTCTCCTGATAATTATTTTGGAGATGGAAATAATACTCCTAAATCAGGAGATATAGTATTATTCATGTTTCCAAAATCAGTTATAAATGAATTAAGTAAACTCATTGTTGAATTTCAAGATGAAATTGAAACCTTATTTGTTAATAATACAACAAGAAATATTACTCTTAAAGTTGGTACACAAGCTAATGGTTTTCCAGAATATACTTTTTATCCAAAAGGTACAAGTTCTACATTATGTGTAACTGAATCAGGAGAACCGGATGAAAGTGCATTTAATGAATTTATGTCTAAAATGCCAGATTTAAGAGAAGTAAAGTTTGCATCAAAACCTACAGATGAATATGTAAAAATTCAAAAAACTATAGTAGAAGCAATAAATAATCAATATTTTGGAAATGTTGATGTAACAAAAGCACATATGCAAGCTGCTCCTATGAGTGTACCTAATCCAGTACAAAATCAACCTCAACAAACGGTGAATACTTCATCTTCAGTTGATTTATTAGCGTCTACTGTAACACCTGAGCAGATAAATTTAAGTGTGACTGAAGATTTAAGTAATATTGATGCAGTTAGTACATCTAAACCTTTAGGTGAAAGACCACCATGTTATGGTGATAATAAATATAATGAAGAGTGCGCAGCATGTCCGTGGGATTCAGAATGCGTATAATCTAATATTTAAAATAATGTTAAAAATTTGAATTCATTATAATTAAATTTTAAATAATGAATTCAAATTTTTTATTAAACCTATAAAATATAAATAGTATTTAATTTGGAGGTGATATAATGAAATTTTTACATGATTATTAGGTAATTTATTTATACTGAAATAAATAACATGATTTGGAGAGTGTAACACTTATGAATATTAATCCTACATTAGATAGAGTAATTATTAAGAAATGTAAATTCGAAGAAATACAAAAAACATCTATCATATTAACAAACAACGCAAAAAATGATATTAATAAATATATACACGAGGTTATAGAAGTTGGACCTGGTGGAATAATAAATGATGTTGATGTTAAAATTGTAGTAAAACCTGGAGATAAGGTTATAGTGCCTGAATGGATAGGCAGTGAAATAAACATTGAAAACGAAAATTATAGGATAGTTAAACAATCTGAGATATTGGCAATAATTGAATAATTAATTAAAATTAATTGAAATTATCCTTATGTTAGCAATCAACATAATTAACTAAGTAAGGAGTTAAAGTAAATGAAATTATTAAGAAGTAAAATTATAAAAATATTAATGTGTGTTATGATTATTTTAATTTGGACTATAAATTCATCTATGGTATGCAGCGCTTCACAATCTCAATCGGTAGATATTATGCCGTTTAGATATAGATTGATTGATGATTTACAATTACCTTTACGTAATTCATATTTTTTTAATACAAGACTTGTTTATAATGAACAAAACGATATTATAAACGACTTAAAAACACAAAATGCAGAATATGAAACTCAAATACAACAATTAAAAGCTGAAATAGAACAATTAAAATTACAGTTAGATGATATTAACAATGTTGATAACATTCCTAATACGATTAACTATAATCCTCATTCTAAAAGTGGATATTCAATAAAACAATTAAATAAAATGCTTGAAGGTACAGGATTAGCAAATACTGGTGAATCATTTTTTCAAATGGAAAATGAACATGAAGTGAATGCATTATTTGCTATGGCGGTTGCAATGCATGAATCAGCTTACGGTACTAAGAAAGCTAATACTCATAATTATTTTGGTTTTAGAGGAAAGTCAGGGTGGATGAAATTTAGTAGCCAACATGAATGTATAATGTATTTTGGAAAATTAATACATAATAGCTATGGCTCTAGAACTTCAATTGACTCTATTGAATCAAAATACTGTCCCGATGGTTCTGATTGGGCAGGAATGGTAAAGAAACATATGAAACAATTACATAATAAATTGATATAATTGGGAGTTTGCAAATATGATAAAATGTTTGGTATTTAATCGAAGATATTTTGATATAAACACAAAAACAGTGTTACACAAAAACGTAAAATATAGAATTAAAGATGAAAATTATAGGAATTATATAACAATTAAGAAAATAAAAATTCCTAAATTTCTTGAAAATAAATTATATAACACATATTTATTATAAAGCGATGTTTTTCATCGCTTTATTTTTTGTATAAATAGAATTATAAGAAATATAAGTATAATTATAAATTTATGAATTATTAAATAATAAACTTATATTACTGCTATTATATTATATAGGAAGTTAATAAAATGGATAAATTGTTATACAAAGGAGAAAGATTAATGTTGGACGTATTTAGTAGAGGAAATGTTTATTATTATGATTTAGGAGATATACAACCTAATAGAATTGAAGGTAAAAAAAGACCAGTAGTTATTATATCAAATGATATAGGAAATAAAAAAGGTGATGTAGTAACTATAGCTCCTATAACCACCAGACCTAAATCTTCAGTAGGACCATATCAAGTTTATTATGAATTTGAAGGTAGACCGCAAGTAATTTTATTAGAACAATGTAGGTGTATTAATAAACATGATTTAGGTGAATATATAGGTAGATTATCTGAATTAGTTATGAAAAAAATAGATATAGCCCTTGCTGTAGAATTTGATTTAAATATATCAGAACGGGAATTATCTTCTCTTGATTTTTTAAATAAACTGGAATCTACTTTAAATTTAATTATCAAACAAAAAACTGCTAAGTTTGATAAATATATTGAAGATAAATTTACTAAATATGAAGAACACGTTAACAATGTGAATAGTAGAGACACTGTTAATTATATTAATTCTTTTACAGACATACAAAATAAGTTTATAACCACAAATGATAATATAACCAACTTAAAATCAATGATAGATGAAACAAATAAGTCAACCGTTTCATTTCATGAGGATTTAAAAATAGTAAAAGATTTATATGTTGCTAATTCTAAAAAATTAGATGATATTTTAAATTCTTTAATATATTTATACAAATCTATTGGAAATACATTAACTCCTGCGAAAAATATATTTGAACAATCAATTAAATCTTCAAATGAAGCAATCAAAGAAGAAGATATTGAGAAAAAAGATAATAGAAAAGCAAACACGGTAAGATATACAATTGAATTTTCAACACAATTTATAAAAGATTATTATAGTATGAGTAAAGCATCTTGTATGAAAAAATACAACTTAGAAAATATTCAAAAACTTTATGATAAAAAAAGTGCAATACAATCATTTTTAAAAAGAAAAGGTATTAATTATAAAGATTTAATAGATAACGAAAAAAATAAACCAGAGGTAGACACTAAAAATGAAATGAATAATGATAAACTATTAGTCTCTGATAAAAATAAGAAAAAAGGTAAAAGACCAAAGAACTGGCAGCCAACTATTAAATATGATGACATAGAAGGATTAAAACAATTTCTAAACGATTGTAATACGTATGATGTTGATACTATATGTGGAACATTAAATATAACACCTAAACAATTATCTAATAGAAAATATTTAATAAAAAAATCACTTAAAGATAGAAATATTGATTTTTAAATGAAAGGAAGTTTATAAATGGCAAAAATAGGAATTTATTCAGATGTACATATTTCACATAACAGCGGGAATATGCCTACTTATTTAGAAAATGAAATATATACAACTAGATTAGATATGTGTAAAAAATCAATTAAATGGGCTTATGATATATTTGCAAAAAATAAAGTAGACACAGTAGTAAATTGTGGAGATTTATATGACTCACATGTTATAAGTTCTGATGAAATGCATACTTTGGTTCATACTATAAATGATATATATAAGCCATATGAAATTTTATCATGGTATCCTTCATTAGATGTTAGTATTGTTGGAAATCATGATAAATTAAATGACACTTTTAATTCTTTAGAATTTTTAAAATTATGTGGATATACTCAATTGGTTGATAAATATATGTATTTTAATACTAATCCATCTGATACATGCGGTGCTTGGGATTGTTATGCTGTTAATTTTCAAGAAGCTAAAGATTTTATAAAAGTTGTAGATGAAATGTTAATAGAATATCCGAGATTAAATTCTAAAGCAATATTATTTATGCATGGAGATATAAATGGATCTACTTTATTTGGTAGTAAAAAAATAGAAAATCATATTCCAACAGATTATTTAGCTGAACATTTTGATGTAATAATAAATGGTCACATACATTGTCACGAATTAATATATAATAAAAATGATAAAAAGATATATAATGTTGGATCATTGACCAGTCATAGTTTTGCAGACAGCAATAATCATGTTCCTGCATGTTATATATTTGATACAGATAATGGGGATATTGAACAGTTTGTAAATCCACATTCAATTTTATTTAAGAGTTATAATATAAATGGTCTTGAAGATATACAATCTGTTTGTAAAGATTTAAAGTCTACAAATAATCAAATAATAGTTAAAATTAAATGTGATTTTAGTTTAAAAGAAGATATTGAAAAAGCCCTTTCAGATATTCCAAATATTATAAAATATAGATTTATATTTACATATAATAAAGAAGTCCAGAATGATAATTATATGCACATAAATAAGGATGTAGATATTGAATCTGAGTTTATTAAATTTCTTTCAAATAGAGATGATTTAAAAGGAAACATAGATGAGTATATTACACTGTTGGGAGGAAACAAATGATTAATTTAAAATTCAATTCTATGAGATTAGAAGGCTTTCAATCATTAGGTAAAGCTGAAATTGCTTTTAATAATTTAGGAACATGTTTTATCAAAGGTATTAATAAATATGATTCTAAAACTAAATCTAATGGAGCTGGTAAATCTTCATTATTATCAAGTATATGTTGGTGCTTATTTGGTAAAACTCCAGCAGGAGTTACAAATGATGTAGTTAATAAATTTTATAAAAATGGCTGTTTTGTGGAATTAAATGTTGATGTAGACAATACTAATTATATCATACGGCGTTCACAGAAACATAAAGAATATAAAACTAATTTAACTATTTTAAAAAACAATGAAGATATTTCAGGAAGAAATAAAACTGATTCAGATAAAATCATAAAAGATATTATAAAAATAGACAATGAAATATTTTCACAAATTATATTTTTATCACAAGGATTTAATAATAAATTTGCAACTTATTCTCCTAAAGAAAGAAAAGAACTTTTGGAGTCATTGTATCATATAAATGATAGATTAGAAGATTTCGTAAATAATCTTAAAACTAAAGAAGGTAAAGTTATTTATAATATTAAGAATAATGAATTATCTACGACTGAATTAAGAGCTAAAATGGATATGCAACTTAAATTAGCAGATGATACTCAACAATCGATGGTGAATGCACAACAACAAATAAGAGAGTTGATTAATCAAAAATCTAATATTAGCCAAAATGATATTGATGAGATTAATAAAAAAATAAAGACATTAGAAACACAAAAAGAAGCAGTGAATGATAAATTTAATAAACAACAACAATTATTATTTACATTAAAACATGCAATTGATGAAAATAATAATAAAATTAAAAATTTAAAAATAGAAGTAAATAAGTATTCGAACAATAAGATTTGTCCTACGTGCGGAACTGTATTAGAAGATTATTCATCAAATGAACATATAAAAAATCATATCACTGAATTAAATGACGAAATCACAAGATTAACAAATGAAATAGAATGTAAACAAAAAGATTATGAAACACAAAACATTATATCTAATAACATGTATACTAAATTAAATAGTATGTCAAGTTCATTGAATGAATTAAAAAATAATTTAAATTTATTGCATGCTGAATATGAACAAGAGTTGCAAAAAGATACAAAAATTGCAAGTTTAAGAAATAACGTTTTTGAATTTCAAAATAAAATTTATGAACTAAGTGATGAAGTATGTTCATACGCAGAAAATATAAATAAAAATAATGATAAATTAAAAGATTTAAATAGAGAATTATCATTAATTCAGCATTGTGTGAGATTATCTACAACACATTTTAAATCATATTTGTTAAATAATGTCATTATTGGACTTAATACAAAATTAAAAGAATTATCAAGTTTGTTGTTTGAAAATGAAACAATAGTTATTGAAGGAGATAACAAATTAGATATTTATCTTAACGAAAAAACATACGAACAATTATCAGGTGGTGAAAGAAAAAAAGTAGATATAGCTATTATAATTGCTCAGAGATTTTTAGCACAATTAATGAATTCTATTTCATCAAATATATTAATATTAGATGAAATATTTGATGGATGTGATGAAATATCATTTAATATCATATTAGATTTAATTTGTAATGAAATGCAAGACGTTGAAACAACATTTATAATTTCTCATAGAGATATTAAAGAAATAGCAATGGATCATATGATTACGGTTACTAAAGATAAAAATCAAATATCTTCTATAGAAATTTCATAAATAGAAATAATAACATTACGTAAATACAATTATATTTATTGTGTATTATAGTTTATAATTAATGAAGGAATGAGTGTTTAATGAAAAATATAGATTTAATAAATAGTTTGAATAAAAAATATTTAGATAGTAAATATAAAAATGAAAATTGCATAAATTTTAAATGTTATATATGTGATAAAAAGATGATTTTTAAAGGTATAAATAATTTTAAACTTTTAGTTGGTGCATATAATGAATCTGGATGGAATGTATATGAAAAACATCATTATTGCAATAAATGCAGTGAACAATACAACAAATTAAATGATAAAACATGTGAAAGACCTTCTAAGCATGTATATTATTTAAATATTGCAAAAGAAGTATCTACTAGATCTACCTGTTTAAGGAAAAAATATGGTTCTGTTATTGTTAAAAATGACACTATAATTTCTACAGGATATAATGGCTCTCCCAGATTAACTATGAATTGTATCGATTTAGGATATTGTAGAAGAGAACAAATGAATATTCCAAGAGGAGAAAGATATGAATTATGTAGAAGTGTTCATAGTGAAATGAATGCAATTATAAATGCTGAAAGAGAAAAAATGATTGATTCTACTTTATATTTATATGGAAGTGATATTGATGGAAATATTATAGAGAATTTAGAATCGTGTCAAATGTGTAAAAAAATAATCATTAATGCAGGTATTAAATATGTGGTGTTTGCAAGGCCTAATGATAATTTTATTATAAAAGAAGTTAATGATTGGATAATAAATGATGAAACATTAACAGACAAAATGGGATATTAAAAAAGGAGGAATAAAAATGGCAAAATTAAAAACTGACACAATATTAAATGTTTTAGCAAATGAATTTAAATGTCCTAAAAATATTTCAAACATGAGTTCATATGTTGAAGCGGTTATAAATTGTGATAAAGAATGTAATGATTGTGTCGATGAAAAGTGTAAAAAATGTTGGGAGGAGGTAATAAAATTAAAAGATGAATTAAATAAAAAAAATATATCTTTAGAGCAATATATTGAAGGTAAAAAAATGAAATATGAAAAAACTCCAAGAGTTAAAGCTCCGAAAGTTACAACTGAAGAGCTATTAGCAGTTGATTGTTGGAGTAACAAACTTTATGAAGCAGCGTATGATATTGTAAAGGATAGATTATTCCCTATAGTAATTCCATCATATAATAGACCTAATTGTGGTTTTGTAAAATGGATTAAAGACATAGTTGTTCCTGGTTATGAATATCCAATTTATATTATTGTGAGACAATCTCAAAAAGAACTGTATGAAGCATCAGAGTATATAAAATATAATGATTATATACATATAAAAGCATTTCCTGATGAATTAATAGATGACATTGGAAAAACTAGAGAACAAATTGTAAATGCTTTTTCTAAGAAATATGATTTTATATTTATGTGTGACGATGATATTACTAATTTTTGTCATACGGTTCCTTGGTTTAGAGCAAATGGTGAACCAAAAGCTCAAGGAGTTACTACACAAAACTTTGGAAAAACTATGGCAATGTGGCAGATTGGTATGGAATATGTTGCTAAAAAATATAATGTGATGTTTACCACAGGTATGATGCAAGGATTTAGTTGGGTTCCTGATTTTATAAATGTAGAAAAATCAATGAGATTATTATCAGGACTTCCTACAGGAACTGTTTGTTTAAATTTAAAGAGACTTAAAGAGTCTGGTTTAAATTATAGAACTCTTATAGGCAATGGACATGATGATTTAGATTTACTTATTAGAGGATTAGAAGCAGGTCTTATAAATTGTGAATTTAGATGGATGACATACAGTTCAGTTGCAATGGGTACTATGAATTTTGATAGTATTCAAGAAAGATTTACTCAGCAACAACAGGAAATGAAAAATAATTTTGGTCATATAGAATATATTAAATGGATTCATCAAAGAGGTTTAGATAATGTAGGTATAAATTGGAGAAAAGTAAGAGAACAATTTAAAAATAAGAATATTATTGATCTCACTGAAAATCATTGTTTTAATATTTGGAGAGATGGTCAATTATTAGAAGATGCTAAAAATAATTATATAAACGTGTAATTCAGAATGCATTCTAAGACATTTAAATTAAAACATAATATAAATTATTATCTTTTAAATAATATTTAATCTGATAACATATTATAATAAATAAGAAAAAACAAAGGAGAGTACATAATATGAATAAAGTATTAGCACAATTAGAAAATAGGATAACAACATTGGAACATATGATGGAAACAATGAATTGTACTGAAAATACAATACAGGTACCATATCTTGATTTTTCAGGAGATGGTGAATTAATGCTTCCTAAGAGAAATAAAGAAGGTGATATTGGATATGATGCATATGCTCATGAAACAGTAACGATTCCAGCTCATGGTTCAGCTAAAGTATCACTTGGTATTGGAACTATTATTCCTGAAGGTTTTGGTATTGCATGTAGAACAAGAGGTGGTAGATGGCTTGAAGGTTTATTAGTGGGACCTGCGCATGTAGATTTGAATTATCGTGGTTGTATCAATGCTCTTTTGTACAATGTGACAGACAAAGATATTACCATTGAAAAAGGAGAAAGACCGTGCAGTTTAGATATTTATAAAACTTACAGCATTGAATGGGTATCTCTAGAAGATTATATGAAAGAAACTGGTTTGACAAAAGAAGAAATTATGAATACCAATCGAGGAGATACTGGATTTGGAAATTCAGGTAAATAAAGGAAATAATTATGGCCGATTTTTTAAAAGACATTATTAGTGAAATTAAATTACAAAATTGCGATGAGTTATTAGAACATGCAGAATCTATAATAGGTAAAACCATAATAGATCGTATAAATGAGCTTACTTTAGAATTAGATGAACTTATGAATATAATGCATAAGAAGATAAATAAAGAAAATTATGAAATATCTGACAAAGAATTAGAGAAATTAATTATTAGATTGCCTATATTAATATACGAACTTAATAATGTATTGATGAAAGTTGGTATTAAAGAAGATTTATCTAAAATAATAAAGCAAACTAATTATAACGAAGCATTTATTATACAAGAAGGTACTATCGCTGATAAAAAATCAGGTGCTGAATTAGCAATAAAAGAAGAAATGTTATTGGAAACTACATGGAAACGATCAGTTAAAATTATTTCTCAAAAAATGGATATTGCTCAGGAATTATTAAGTTCTTGTAAAAAATTAATATCAAAAAGAATGGAAGAATTAGGTTTATATAAAAGATCATAAAAAATCGTAAAAAAATCATAAAAATAAATAATAACTTTAGAGTTAAACTATTATAATAAATATAAGATGGAATAAATTAAACTTAGTTTAAATTATTAAAGGTTGAAAATATTCATTTCGAATAATTTTCCGAAAGTATAACATTTACCTTTTTACCAGAATTGAGTTCCTGGTAAATCCTCTTTTCTTAATTATTTAATATATTTTCAACCTTTAATATTTAATATATTGGGGTATAGTATAACGGTAGTACATAAGATTTTGATTCTTAGAGTATTGGTTCGATTCCATTTACCCCAGCCAAATATTCATAGTAATATGAATAGCTTTGTTTCATTTTTTCTGTTCAACTTTTTTAATTAATAAAGCATACGGGTAGAATCTTTAGAGATTTAATGTAAGATAGTGGGCAATTATTAAATATAAATGTAGTGGTTATTATTTAATAATTAGTGGGTGATTCTTATGATTTACATGCAAGAGTGGCAGAATTTTGGTATATGCAACGGACTTAAAATCCGTCGTCCGTGAGGAATTGAGGGTTCGAATCCCTTCTCTTGCACCAAACCTGTTTTCGGGTTGCGCAAAGAAAATCTTTTACAAGTATAGAATAAACTGAGTTTTACATATTTTTTACTTTAAAAAATGGAGTTTTTCATCACCGTGTATGTTTTTATACTTTAAATAAAAATATGAATGCATAGTACTTAACATTTATAAAACACGGTATTTCGGAATTAGGTATAAAGTGGTTATACACTTAATAAATTAAAATATACTAAATGAAACTTCCCCTTTAAAAATTTTGTATTTGACAATTAATTTATTAAGAAGAGTTCGAATCTCTTAATTCCGACCAAATGAATATTATGTGATTTAAATACATTATTTTGCATTCCTTTCTAAATAAACATTGTGTGGTTTTAACATACAACCATTTTTTGTATTAAAATAAGTTATGGTTTTTACTTTGCTATACTTATTCTTTCACATAATATTCATTATACATGAGTCTTTGTTAAAAATACGGCTAATGCTCAATAGCTCAAGGCTTAAAACCTTGAAGACTCTAACTGTTATCCACTTACAATTTATCCAAAAAAATAAACCTCATATAAAATGAGGTTTATTTTTTGTTTTTAAATAATATATGCGTTTAAAAACAATTATATTATATATAAAGTTTAATGGAGGAGTAAAAAATATGAATATTACTTGTAAAGCATATATTAACAATGAATGGGTATATGGAGATTATGAAAAAATAATAGACGATGAAAGTATATTATATTATTTAACAACCGAAAATGATAAAATATCAGTTAGTGAAAATGATATTTGTAAAATTACATCATTAGTTGATAAAAATAAATCTCCTATATTCAGTAATGATATATTAAGTGTGAATTTTGATGATTCAGTGAGTGAATTTATAGTAAAATATTATAAAGGACCAATTGAATTTGATGGATTTACAGTATATATGGACGGGCTTGTGTTACAAGATTTTAATTCTAATTATTATTTAATGACTGATTCATTTGTTAAGACACCTGAATCATTAACTATCATAGGCAATGCTATTTCAAATAACATAAGTTTATAAAAAAGGAGGTGAATTAAATGTTTAATAAACGTAAATTAAAATTAAGAATTTTAGAACATAATAATGAATTATTATTACATGGTATAAATAAATTATATGAAATATTGAATGGCTTAAATGTATGTTATTTAAACCAATGTAATAATGAATCATATTTAGAAGTTAAAGAATTTTATGATACTCTTAAAAGTATTAATAAATATGAAATCATACCTTATAAAAAATTTATTATTTCATTAGATAATTATTGCAAAACTATAGTTCCTCATAAATATGAATCATGCGATATAAATGCTTTTAAGACACGTAAGTATAAAGAACAATATTTGCAAATTATAAACAATACTGATTTAGAAGAAAATGATAAAATGTTGTTATTTGAAAAATTATTATATGTAGAAAGTATATATAAAGAAGCATTAGTAGATGCAATAATGTATTGTAAATACGACAAAAATAGAAAAACTGCAATATATAAACAACTTGCAGAAAAATTTTTTATATCTAAGGAGGAATAATAATTGTTTGAAAATTCATATTTGATTTATAATAATGGACTCAGCGCTATAAATATTTTTAAAATAAAAAGAATTTATTTGACAATTGGCGAATGTGAATATTATATTAATGTCGATGATGAGACAATATATAGTTATAAAGCTATACCTAATGGTGAAGTAATTGCAAGAGAATTAATAAGTATGTTATTGAATCATATTAAATTTGATGCAAAATCTCATTTTGATGTAGATGAAAATTTTAATAAATATATAAAAGTAAAAGGAATTTAATTTATGAATATTAATGAAGTAAAAGATAAAATTTTAATAACTTTAAATGAAGAATTAGTCAATAAAACGGAAAATGAAAAGCAATTGTTAATAGATTATTCAGTTAAAATTATCAAAACAATAAATGACAATTTTATTCCTTTAAATAATAATTCATATTTGCATACAGGCGAAACTCCTAAGTGTTGTATAGGGTGTGAACAATATAATAAACATTCCATAAATGTTTGTAATTGCACATTACCTTATATTGAGATGATACATGATTTTATAGATTAAATTAGGAGATATTAGTTGTGGAAAAATTTAGATTTGAAATTTATTATAAAGAATATGAGTTAACTAATTTAAAATGCAAACAAAACTACGAAGATATAAATTTATTTAAAACAATTGTCAAAAGTAAAGATTATATCATTTTTGATAATGGTGTTGATGTTACTAAAAAATATGTTACATAAAAAGGAGATTAATAAATTATGGAAAAATATTTAATAATCGGTGGGGTAATAATTTTATTTATTGTGGCTTTTATTATTTTACTTTGTAAAATATATAAAACAGTGCCTGTAGATAAAGTATTAATAATAACAGGCGGAAAAGAGCCTATCTATAAAGTTTCTGGAGGTGGACTTGTAATTCCTATTTTTAGAAGAGCAGATACATTCGATTTATGTATGTTAACTGTTACAGCTGATAAAGATGAAATTATGACAAAGACAGGTGTACCTATCGTTATTAATTGGACTGCTCAAATTAGACCTGATTCATCTGATACTGAAGTTCTTGCTAAAGCAATAGTATCTTTTAAAGAACGTAAAAGTGATGGTATTAAAGAAGATGTTAAAAGAACATTGGCTGGATGTGTACTTGGCACTGTTGCAACTATGACTCCAGAAGAAGTAGCTACTAAAAAAGAACAGTTTAAACAAACGGTGCAAGAAGCTGTTGCAGATGAACTTAAAGATATGGGTCTTAAATTAATCTCACTTAATATAGGTGAAGTTACAGATAACAATGGTTATTATGAAGATATTGCTGCTAAAGATAGAGAAGAAAAGAGAAAAGAAGCTGAACAAGTAAGAGCTATGGCTGATCAGCAAATCAGACAACAAAATGCAGAATCAGAAAAAATAGCTAAACAAAGTGAACTTGATACAGAACTTGAAATTGCTGAAAAAACTAAAAATAATAATTTAAAAATTGCCGAATTCAAAGCGGAAACAGATAAAGCCAATGCAGACGCTGCAATTGCAGGTGAACTTCAGAAAACTATTCGTATGCAAGAAGTTGCTGCACAAGAAGGTAAAGTTGAAGTTGTCAGACAAGAACAAGCTAATCTAGCCGCAATTAAAGAAAAGGAAGTTATTAAAACTAGAGCTGAAGCTGAAAAAGTTCAAGCGGAAATTAAAGCTCAAGAAACAGCAAACGTTTCCACTATTAATGCAGAAGCAAGAGCTAAAGTATTAGAGCAAGAAGCTATTGGTAAAGCAAATGCAATTGAAAGAGAAGCTCAAGCTAATGCAAATAAAATAAAACTTGAAGGTGAAACTCAAGCTGAAATTACTACTAAACAAGGTATTGCAGAAGCTGAAGCAATTAAAGCGAAAAAACTTGCCGAAGCTGAAGGTGAAAAAGCATTAGCTGAAGCAAGAGCAGGAAATGGTAAGGTTAATTTTGAAATTGAAAAAATTAAGATTGAAAATGAAGCAAGAGTACAGATTGCAACAAATATGGCTACTGTAATGGCTGAAGTTGGAAAGAATGCAGAATTTGTAAACATTGGTGGTTCAGGAACAGGTATGGGCAACAATGTATTATTTGATACTCTTGCACAAATTCCTACTCTTATGAAACATTTAGATGTTTCTAATAATGCTCTTAATGGTAAATCATTTAATGATTCAGTTTCAGAGGCCGTTAAAGCAGTTGCAGAACCTCTTAAAGGTTTAGGTGTATTAAGTACATCTGAAAATAATACAGTTATTAATAATGATGAAAAGGAATCTCTTCCTGAAGTAGTAAATCCATATCTTGAAGATAATATTGATGAATAATAAATAAGTTGGGTTGAAATGGATATTTTAATTTTTGGTGTTATATTATTAATTATAGGAATAAGTTTTATATTTGTATTTAAAAATGATTATTCATATTTTGGACGTTTAGTATTTTTACCAATTGGAGCATATATACTAACTGGATTGATATTTATAATTAGTTATATTATCTTAAATATATGTTAAAGGAGATGATATGAGTGATATATACTAGTTATTTTGGAAATTTAAAAAAGTTACCTAAAAATATAATTCCAATATCTATTTGTGGAAAAGCTCCAGATTGGTGGGATGGATTACAATATAAAAGATTGGCTCCTAAATATCAATTTTTTATAGAATGGAAGAAAAATAAAGATAATGGTTATTATATAGAACAATTTAAAAAAGAAATTCTGGATAATCTGGATGCCTCAGAAGTGGTAATGGAATTAGAACAATTATGTGACAAACAATCAAATGATATTGCATTAATTTGTTATGAAAAATCGGAAGATTTTTGTCATAGACATCTTGTATCTAATTGGTTAAGATTAAATGGATTCAAATGTGAAGAATGGAGAAATGATTAATATGCAAATAAATTTTTATAATCCTAAGAAATTAAAAATACCTATGAATTTTCAACTTATAGTTGATAATAAATATGTTATAGATTATGAAAAAGAAGTAAACCTAAAATCATCAAGACAAATCACATATGTTTTTACTATTAATTTGGATAATTATAGATTAAAAATAGATGATATACAAAATATCATGTTGGAGATAGGTAAAATACTCATATCACAATATGCAGATATGGGAATAGAATTAATAATAGAAGACATAAATATTGATAAATTAACTACACATACTTGTGTGTATAAATTAATTTTTTATAAAGAATAAAAGGAGAGTATAAGTATGAAAACAAAATTAATGATTATGAATAGAATTTCATTATTAGAAAGTAGACAACCTAAGAAAGAAAATCATAACATAGTGAATAAACTTAAAAGAGAATTAAAAAAATATTAATCATAATATATCAAGAGTTGAATACATTTTACAATTCAACTCTTGATTTTTGTTAAAAATGTATAAGTTTGCAAATAATTATAAATTTTTTGTTTACATTTATATTTATATTTGATATAATTATAATACAAAAATTGAAAGAAGGAATAATAAATGTTAACGTGTGAAGGTTATAAAATGTTTAGAGGTTCTATGAAAGTAGGAGCAAATGTAGTTGATGGTGTTTGGTTATATAAACCAGAATATGATTGCTGGTATTGTGCTGGAAGTAGTTATCCTTCAAATGTATGTGAAATAATAGTAGATAATACTCATTAAATGATACTATTATACTTATACAAAGGAGGATTTACTAATGAAATCTAATATCAAACTTAATGAATATTTGGAGTATATTCAATCTGAAAATTTTGATGTTGTAAAATTTAACGATGAATATATGCAATATTTTTATGGTAAATGGAATGAAAAAGATACTCAAGTTATTTCAAAAGCAATTGATAATATATTAAATAAACAGTATTGTAATTCTAAACCAGATGGAGTTAATATATTAAGATATGATAATGCTAAAACTGTAGATGCATATATTAAATTAAATAATTTTACATGGAACGTAGATATGCATATTGATAAATATGTAGTAGTATCTTATGGTAAAGTATCTATATTTATTCTTGAAGATTTTGTTGAATTTATACCTGAAACAGATTATTCTCAGTATTCATTAAATGAAGTAAAGAGAATGTTAATAAATGGAAATACTCCTGCAACCGAAAGTAAACTACCGGCTGAAATTACAAATTTATCTATTAATGATGTTAAAAGTGAGCAAAAGAAAGTAACAACATTAATGGATAATTTAAAATCACAAATAGAAAATGTAAAAAATGCTAAAACTGATGAATTAGCCAAAATTCAAAAAGAAATAGATGAAAAGATGAATTTACTTGAGGCTAAGAAACAAGCAATGATAGCTGAACTTGATGAAAAGATGGCTGAATTTAATGAAAAATTAAAAGCATTAAAACAGCAAATCTTTATGTTGAAAACAAACATTTATTCTATTAGATGTTTTGCAGGTGAAACTGTAGAATTAATTCAATTAAGAGAAGGTAAAAAAGAATCAGAAGAAACACCTATAGTGCTTAATCAAAAAATGTTATATCTTAATGAAGATTTAGCTAAAACCATGAGTATATATACTGATGATATTGAAGGCAATTATAAACTTTTAGAAGAAGTACTTAAATATTCGGATTCCGTTATGGAAATGTTTTGTCCTCAACTAAAATGTATATCATTTTTTAGATGTTCTAAAACAAATAAAAATTATTTTTACAACAGTGATGATGATATTTTAGAGTCATACGATATGTTGCATGGAAATAAAATTGGATTTGTTGTTAGAAATGGTGAAAATTTATATGTGGGTTGGCTTGAAGAAGAATGGGATAATGACAAAACTGATATGGATGAGCATAAATTATCTTTCATAGAAGATGTAATATATAAACCTGAAGTAAAACAAATAGATGAAAATGATAAAACTCCTAACACTCCTATTGGTGAAGCCGTTTCGAGATATTTTGCTTTAAGTGTAGTTCAAGGACTAATTGAACATAGAGAAATACTTACTGTACCTGAAAAAGTAGATATTAGATTTACATCTAAATATATTATTCATAATTATGCAAATGCTTGGTTAGATGATAATAGATATGGAAATTTTGCCGACTTTGTAGAAAATATAAATGAATATAATCATGTTGGAGATACTATTTTAGTTATTCAATCTATTCGAGAAAGTAATGGTAAGACATATAGTGCCAATAGAGCTCGAGGAGAATTGAATACTACAAGAGATTGTAAAGTATCTTCTGGACTTTATAAAATTAATCTTATTGAAAATGATAGAATTTTTATAGCTGTTAAAAAAGACGATTGGTGGAATGAAAGAAAAAATAAGGCTAATTTTGAAGTAGAGACTTCTGAATTTATTAATCTTGAATATATGAATTCTATATGGATGAAGTATTTTATAGATACTAAAAAGATTGGTCAATTTGGTTCTTCAAGAGATAGCACAACTGGATATTATTCATCATTAGATTATAGTTATTTAATTAAATATTTTAAAATTGCTTATAAGTTTTTAACAGATAGAGAATTTTATGAAGAACAATTAATTACACAGTATGTAGATGATATTTCTAAATATAATTGGAAAGAACTTATTTCACATTGGAAAATAATTAATAATGTTAGAAATTTTACTGACAGACGAGCTAAACAGTTCGCTAAATATTTAATGGCCGGTGAGTATTTAAAACTATCTAATTTATTTAATGACAATTATGATAAAATAAAGCCTAATAAATTAAACATTGACTTATATTATGCCACTCATATCAGATGTGTATGTGGACCATCTACAAAAAGAACATTTGCAAAATTAAGTGATTTAGTAACTCATCCTGAATTAACATATGATGAAGTTGATAAATCTTTTTATGAAGAATCATTTGATAGTGATACATCAATTGAAGAAATAAATGAACGAGAAGCTTTAGATATTAAAAAATTAGGATATATTGTAGATGAAATAAAGACATATGCTAAAAAACACAATGTGTGGAATAACGGTGAATTTTATATTGATGATAAAGATTTTAAAAATGAAAATTGGTTTTTAACATTTATTGAAACTACATGTTTTGTAATAAATAATTTTGAGACTGCTCATACAAGATATGATGAAATTAAAGATATATTTATTGATGAAATGAGAAATTCAAAATTTAGATATTATAGTGAACATGCATGTGATGAAAAACTTTACAAATTATTGTATTTATTATATATTCAAACATATATATATCCGATTATAGAGAAATATATTTATAAAGAAATTAAACATAATTATATATACAAAATCGATAAAATAAATTAAAAAGGAATTTGATGCATATGAATAAGTATAAAAAATGTAAATGCAATACTTGTATATATAGAGCATCATCTATGTTTCCATGGACATGTGAATATATATTGTTCACAGGACATATGAGACCTTGTGATGCAGATGATAAATGCATTGTATACAAAAAAGGACCAAGAGGTAAAACATTTAATTTAAATAAAATTGATAATTTATAAATAATAAATGTTTAAGTTTGCAATTATAGTTAATAAAGAAAAGGAGAAATAAATTATGAGAGAATTAAATCAAGAAGAAATTGAAAGAGAAATAAAAACGTTTGAAAATTTTTGTAATAAAGCTCAAACAAATTTACAACTTTACATAAATGGTTGTGAAGATATTTCATTAAGAGAAAAATTACAAAAAAGATTTAACGATTTTGAAAAATTAATAACATTTATTATTAATGAAAGTCATTTCATACAAGCACCTGCATCTACAAAGTATCATCTATGTATAAGACATGGTTTGCTTTTACATTCGAATTTAGTTACAAAAACAGCTTTAAATTTAAATAAATCACTCAATTGTGATATTCCTATATATAAAGTAATTACAGATGCATTATTTCATGATTTAGGAAAACACGATGATTATATTGAAAATGAGCCAACTGAAAAGCAAAAAGCTGCGGGTTATAAAGCTACTCCACCGTATTTGTTTGATGAAGCAGAATATAACCCACATGAATCCGAATCATTATATATTTTACAAAAATTTATAGATTTAGATGAAGACGAATGGGTTGCAATATTATATCATAATTCACCATATGATAAGGTTGAAAAAGTTAATTTTAAACAGAATAAATTATTAACGATATTACAATATAGTGATTATTGGAGTTCATTGTATTTAGAACCGAGATAATTTAAAAGGATTAGATTAAACGTCTAATCCTTTTTTACAGTTTTATTACAATTATAAGAAAAGGGTTTACAAATGTAAGAAAATATGTTATAATTAAAACATAATAAAACAAAAGCTAAAATTATTTAAAAGGAGAAATAACTATGAAGAAATTATTTAAATTTTTAGAAAACATGCTCTATATTGTATCAATGATATTTTTGATATCATTTATCTTATGTTTTTTGGAAATGTCAGTAAAAAGTGGAAGTATCGATCCTCATTATAGTGATTGGAATTGGCTTCATTATATGATAGTTAATTGGCCTGCAAAATAATTATAAGGAGAAAAAAGTATGTGTGATAATTCTATATTAAACAAAATAAAACATTTATTGAATAAAACTGTTGAAAATGGTTGTACTGAAGCTGAAGCATTAAGTGCTTTAACAACTGCGAGAAAATTAATGTTAAAACATAAACTTGAAGAAAAAGATATTTTAAAAGAAGATGATAAAGAAATCGTCAAAATGGAATTAAATAATTACAATGCAACTATTCCTTGGATATACATGTTAATAGATGTATTTACTAAAAATTTCGGAGTACTTAAATATATTACAACTCATGGCAAAATTCATAGAGTTACATTATTTGGTTTTAAAACAGATGTTGAATGTGTTACAGAAATTATAAACTGTGCATATGAAATTGCAGAAGAAAAAGCAGAAAAATATGCAAGAGAATATAGAGATATATTTGGGACCGCTAAAGGAATTAAATATTCTTGGTTTAATGGATTTGTTGCAGGCATTCAAGCAAAATATGAAGAACAAAACAAACAAGAAAAATATGCATTAATGGTTCAGGTTGATAAAGAAGTACAAACTAATTTTTCTAATTTTACTAAAGATTTTGCACAAAAAGAAAGAGTAATAAAAAATAAATCAACTAGTGTACATGCAGAATTAAATGGTTATACAGAAGGTAAGAGATTTGGAACAACCGCTATAAAAGAAGGATGATTATTATGAGAACTGATAAAATGAAAATAGATGAATTTATAAAGTATCACAATGAAAATTATATAAACTATTGTGAAGTATTAATTCATCCTGATGGAGATATATCATATGCAATTCCAAGTCATCAAGAAAAATTAATTAATCTTACATGTTATGAAAGAGAAGTATTATTTGATATTTTAGATATTTGGTGTGATGTAATGTTAGAACTCGTCAATATGACAGGATGTATTTCAGTTTGGTATAACACATATATTAATCCTAAAAAAATAACTAAGGAACAAATAAACTCTTTAAATAAATTATATGATAATGAATGTATATCTTCTGATTTAAAAATAGATAGTGAATATGGTTATCATTAAATAATTTTTTATAATTTAGTCTATTATATTATATAAGAAAAGAAATAAAAAGGATAAAAAGAAATGGATAAAACTGCATTGCAATTAAAGAAAAAAAGAAAGCAAATAAAAGAAGAAATTAAAAAACAAAAAATAAATAAAACTTGGGATGATATAAATAAGTATGCTAGAGATTCTGGATATAATGAATTAACAAAATCATCTAAGAAAATGTTAGAAGTATATAGAATAAGAAAAAGTATAGATAATAAAATTTTAACTAAATGTTCAGTAATAGCATTATTATGTAGTATAAAAGTTATTAATAAAAAATTTAATTTAAATACACATCAAATAATAGAGTTTGCAGAAAAATTAAAAAGATTTATTATCACTATTGGAAATAGTAACAGAGACTTAAATATGTTACTGGATGATTTTAATCGTGATTATGGAGTATCTATATTAGATAAATGTAAAGATTTACCTCAATTAAATTCTAATGAGGTTAGAACAAATAATATGGATGATGTAATTATAAAATCAACAACAGATAATTTTCCATATTTATTATGTATAACTTTAACAACTTTTATGAATTATATGTTAATGTCACATAAGAAAGTTTGGAATAAAGTAGATATTGTGATTTTTGTAGATAATGTATTAAGTATTTATAAAAGTATTTTACTAAATACTTCACAATTACAAGTTGTTCATAACGAGTTAATAAATGAATGTAAGATACATGTAAATTTAGATAATGGAAATATAACAGAATTAATATAAAGGAGAGATAAATTATGAAAATTATAAAGCCGTCATTTAAAGAAATGTATGATGACAATCCTCAAAAACATATTGAAAAAATTGCAAGAATTTGTTATAAATCAGAAGATTTAATAACTGATGAAAGTCATAAAAAAATGATTAAAAATTTATATGATAAAAAACATTGGGCGATGTTAGAACATTTTATATTTGTATATCAATGTAATACTCCTAATAATTTATTTTTTAAAATATTAAGTAATGAAAAATATATAACATCTAGTACGACAGAAATTATTTCATGTAATGATGAAGGTAATTTTGAAACAAAATTAAGATATATATTGTCGTTTAGCGCAAGGTCTCTTTTAGATTTATTAGAAGCTTATAAGACTAATAGTTATATGAAAGAACATTTAATTGAATTATGTGAGCAAATAGTCTTAGATTATGATTGTGATGAATTATTTGGTAATAAATTTAAAAAAGTACATAGAAATAATTGGACTAAAATCGATGATATTAATACATTAATTCCAGAAGAACAATGGATGCACGGATGGAAATCTATTAAATTTATTTGTGATAGAGGTGTATCACATGAAATCGTTAGACATAGGGATTCTTCATATGCTCAAGAATCTACAAGATATTGTAATTATTCTAAAGATAAATTTGATAATAATATCACGGTGATTGACCCATTAATGTTTGATGGTGAAGCAGAACTTCAAAGTGTTGAAAGAAACAAGTATCATGTTTGGAGAGATGCAATAAAAGCTTCAGAAAAAGCATACTTTGAGTTATTAGAATTAGGAGCTACTCCTCAAGAAGCTAGAAGTGTACTTGGTAACAGTTTAAAAACTGAAATTATAATGACTGCTCATAATTATGAATGGGGACATTTCTTTGAATTAAGATGTGACAAAGCTGCTCATCCTCAAATGAGAGAGTTAGCGTTACCACTATTTGACTATTTTGTGGAATGTGATAATACTTTATTTAATGAAAATGCTATTAAATTCAATAAGTAAATGAGGAATATATATTATGAAGATTATTGATATTTTATTTAAAAGAAATACTAAAGTATTAATCGGTATTCCTTCAGGTGATTATGAAGTAGAAACATTCGATTGCACTGCAGAATCTTTTGAAAATTATACTGGTGATAAAGCAGATGAATGTTCGGAAAGTGTATTTTATAAAAATTTATATATGGCTTATAGAATTCCAATTACTGAACAAATGCGGAAACTTTCAGAAGATGATAGTTTACTTAAAATAAAAGTAAACGATAAAGGAATACGATATGTGAAAAAATTAAAAGAAAAAGCTGTTAAATTAACACCTGATGAAATAAAGTATTAAAGGAATGAGTAATTATGAATATTGAAACTATATGTAAAAAGTGTGGACCCACACTTGGACGTTTAAGTTATGGTGATTTTCACACTGGATTATACTGTCAAAAATGTAATCGCTGGATTAAATGGGTATCAAAATCGGAACTAATTATTTTAGAAAATGGAAATACAAAACTTATAGAAGATATTAATTTGATAGATGAAGATGAAGTAGATATTAAAATTTTAGAAAAACAGAGAGATGAATTAAATGAACAAATTAATAAATATTATTGTGAACAAACTAAAAAAGATATAGCTAATAATATAGAATATATTGGAAAAACATTTAAAAGACTTATAAATGAAGAAACTATTGCATATTATAAGATTTTAAATGTTGAAGAAAATAATCCATATAAAATGAATACTTTGGTTTTTAATCTTCCTATAAAATCATTTAAGAGTAAAAACATGTATGAAGAAATTTTTTCACTTCATACTGAAAGCATAGGTTGGTTTTGTAATTTAATGGATAACTCTGGACAACGTAAAAGAGAAATAGATTTATACACTGAAATATCTAATGAAGAATATTTAAAAACCTATAATAGGTGGATTGAAATGATAGGAGAGATTGTAAAAAATGTATGATAAATATTATATAGCTCTTGATTTTGATGGAACATTAGTAGAACATAACTATCCTGCAATAGGAAATATAAAAGAAAATACTATTAAACATTTGTTAGATAAAAATGTTGAAGTAAATAAACGAGGACAAGAATTAGTAATTATTTTATGGACTTGTAGAAGTGGTGAAACATTAAATGCTGCTAAAGAATGGTGCATAATGAATATGCCTATAACTATTATTCCTAAATATTATAATGAAAATCCAGAAGTTCCAATGAATAGTCCTAAAATTTTTGCTAATGAATATTGGGATGATAGAGCTATAAGAATTGAATAAGGAGTCCATAAAATGAGTAGATTTTTTAAAATTACAAGAAAACCATACGATGATATCATTTATAAAAAATCAGAAATCGAAATAAATCCAGGTGTTACTATTTTAATAGGATGCAATGGATCTGGAAAAACTACTTTATTACAATCAATTAAAGAGTCTTTGCAATCATCTAAAATCCCAGTAATATATTATAGTAATGAATATGAAGGTGGAGCAACATCAATATCTGAAAGAGTTTATGAGGATGATATAACTACTGCAGCTACACTGATGCAATCATCTGAAGGTGAACAAATATATATTAATCTTGGTATTATAGCAGGCAAAATTGCAAGGTTTGTACAGCAACATAAAAATAGTAAAGAATTATGGATTTTATTTGATGCTATAGATTCAGGTTTAAGCATAGATAATGCTATTGAAATAAAAGAATATTTATTTAAAACAATTATGGAAGATGAACATAATAAGGATAAAGATGTGTTCATTGTGTGTTCAACAAATTCATATGAATTATGTGCAGATAATTCATGTTTTGATGTTTATTCTGGTGAATATATCAAATTTAAAGATTATAATGATTATAAAAAATATATATTAAAATCGCGTAAACAAAAAGATAAGAGGTTTAAATAAACAATTTTAAAATAAATGATTATAAATATTATAAAGATTTTATTTAAAATTATCTTATAAAGGAGTTACAAATACATGACTAATACAAATTTAATGGATTGGATGAAAAAAGTAAATAAACAATATGGTTCTGAAATTGTACAATTAGGTATGGAAGAAAAAGAATTAGATTTAATTCCGTTTTCCAGTTTAAGATTAAACTATATGAGTTATGGTGGTGTTCCAAGAGGAAGAATTATAGAATTTTATGGTGAAGAATCATCTGGAAAATCAACCTTGTGTTTAGATATTATGGCTAATTTTCAAAAATTGTGGCCGGACGAATATATTTTATATATAGATGTTGAAGGCACTTATGATGCAAAATGGGCTTCTCATATGGGCGTTGATTCTAGTAAAGTTATTATATTAAATTGTATAGGACAATACGCTGAAGAAATATTCGATCAAGTAAAAGCAGCTATGGAAACTGAAGCTTTCGGATTAATGATTTTAGATTCTATAGGAGCAATGTTTTCTAAACAAGCTTCTGAAAAATCATTTGAAGATAAAACATATGGTGGAATAGCATTACCATTAACACAATTTGTAAACCAGTGCACACCTATTATAAAGAGGAATAATATTTGTTTTATAGGAATAAATCAAGTTAGAGAAAATATAGGTAATATGTACAATCCTATCACTACTCCTGGAGGTAGAGCTTGGAAGTTTGCATGTTCTCAACGTTATATGACTCGTAAAGGAAAATTTCTTGATGAAAAAGGCAATGAAATTTCAAGTTCATCTGAAAATCCTCAAGGTCATTTAATAGAAGTAAAATTGGTAAAATCAAAAACATGTCCTTCAGATAGAAGAATATCTAAATGCTCTTTATTTTACAGAAATGGAATAAGAACAGATATAGATTTATTAGATTTAGCTCTTAAATTCGGAGTGATTCATAAAGGTGGAGCGTGGTTTGATGCAAAAGTAAATGAAAAAGAATATAAATGGCAAGGACAAGCTAAGGTGTTAGATGCTTTAAATAATGATATTGAATTGTTTAATAGTATAAAATTAAAAGTGGATAATTTATTATTAGAAAATCCAAAATTTGAAGACGATGAAGAATAATATATTTATTGATTCCTTTAATAAAATATAATTAAAGGAGTTGATTTATATGAACGAACAACTTGAGAATAGAATAAAAGCTTGTGCAATTTATTACGTAGATAATAAATCTACAATACGAAAAACTGCTAAAGTGTTTGGAATTGGTAAATCTACATTGTCATACGATTTTCTTTATAAATTACCATACATTGATAAAAGATTATATCAAAAAGTTAGAAAATTAGTTGCATCAAATTTTAAAGATAAACATATTCGTGGTGGCATGGCAACTAAACACAAATATTTAATACTAAAAAACTCCAAATAAAATTTGGAGTTTTTTTAATAAAAATAATATTTTAATACGTGTACTATTATAAATAATAGGAAGTTTATTTATAAAAATTTAATATAAAGGAGAAATAAATTATGAACTTAACAAATTTAAAGAAAATTAAAAAAGAAGCAAAGATGTATGCATTAGACATGGTGAATGGAATATCTGCAGAAGTGTACATAGAAAAATGTAAGAATGAATTAGAAGTTAATACTTTTAAAAAATCATTAAAAAAGAAACATTATTACTCGGATCTACTATGGGATAATTGTATGGGTCCTTTAGATTATTTAAGAAAACTTGATAGAATAAATAATTATGACAATACAATTGCTTATTTAACGATTCCACATTTGATAGATATTCAAAATAAAAGACTTACAGTATTCGTTATTAAGAAAATTAAAAATGGTAAATACACAATTGAAGAAGCTTACATAGATAAAATTTACTATAGATCGAGTTTAGGTTGGAAAGTTATGTTGCAGACAAAAAATTCATATATTAAAACTGCATATAGATTATCAAGATCAATGGGATTAAGAATATTTTTTGATATAGACAATGCTAAAAATAAGATGAATGAGTTAAATGGGAGAACTAAATGAAATATTATAAAAAATTATTAAAACATTTTGCTATAATAAACAGACATAAATATTATGTGTTTTTAGCATCTGTTGAAGCTGGAATTCCTTTTAGAGGATTTATGCATGATTGGTCTAAATTTAGTTTTTCTGAATTTTTTAATTCTGCTAAATATTATACAGGTGATAGAAGTCCAATTGATAATGAAAAAGATGAAAAAGGATATTCATACGCATGGTTACATCATAGAGGAAGAAATCCACATCATTGGGAATATTGGATTGATAATCTTTCTTCAGGTGGAGAAGCATTAAAAATGCCAATTAAATATGTTAAAGAAATGATATGTGATTGGATAGGAGCTGGAAAAGCATATAATAAAGATAATTGGACCTGTGATATTCCTTTTAAAACTTTTAATAGATTATACAATAGTGGTAAAATAAAAATACATTTAGATACTTATACATTTTTATTTAATGTATTACATGATTATAGCTCTGGTAGATTTAAGTTAAAAGATATTATTAAAAAATATGAAAAAACATATGAAAAATGAAATTAACTAAGGAGAAAACATGGATAAAATAATAAATACTCACATGGGTGCAAATGGACACGAAATAAAAATATATGAAGATTACATAATACATACTTGTGATTGGACTGCTAAAGAGAATAATATTAAACATCTTATGACTATTAAAGGTCCTAAATTTATGACCAAATGGTTTAGAAAATATAGATTAATTTTTACATGTAGATCTAATAAGCCTGATATTAAATTAAAACCTATAGGTGATAATAACAGTGAAATTTGTGTATTTTTATTTGCAGGCATGGAGTGTAGTCCATTTAAAAAATTAAGAGAAGATGATTTTTACGATCTAACTCCTTATATGAAGGAAATGATTATTCATCCAAATCTTATAGGTAGAATAGAGTTAGATTGAAATTAAAAAGGAGTAATATAAAATATGAATGAATTATCAGCTATAGGTGCATATATATTTTCTGGGAGTCAGACCATAGGACATTTAAATACAGGATGGAAAATAGATACTGTTTTAGAAATGACTGAAGATATGACAGATACTAATGCGTATCATTTTTGTAAGAATTATCCTAATATAAATATTAAGAGACCATCAGAGTGGTCTCAAAATGCATTCTTAGACACTTTAAAAGAAAAACATTATAACTTATTATATTCAAATAATCCATGCTCTGGATTAAGTTCTATAAATAAAAATGCAAAAGTAGATAATAAAGTAAATAATAGATTTTATGAAGTATTTGATATTATAAATCATTTAAATCCTGATACATTTTTAATAGAAAATGCACCAACAGTCGTGACTTTAGGATTACCTATTTTAAAAGATATGGTGAATATATTAGGTGAAAAGTATAAATTTACAATCATACGAGATATGGCTGGAAATCATGGTGTAAGTATGAGAAGATTAAGAACTATGATTGTAGGTTGGAATAAAAATAAATATGAAAAAATACCTGAAATAAAATTTGTTAAACAAAATAAAACAACAATAAAAGAAATATTTGAAGGTTTAACTCCTGACACACCCAATATGGAATTTGATAATAACAGAGCTATTAAAAATATGGAAGAATTTTATAGATATGTAAAACATAATGAATCTTTAATGTGTGGATTATACAACAATTTAAATAATCTAGACATTGAAAAAATTCCGAATGAACATAAAAAACAAGTAAAATCTTTTATTGAAAAGAAAAATAATGGAGAAAGATTATGGGATAAATCTTCATATAGACTTGATTTTGACGGAGTGGCTCCTTCAATGACTAGTTTAGCTCAATTTATTCATCCTGTAGAAAATAGAGATTTATATATAAGAGAATATGCTAGAATAATGGGCTATCCGGATGATTTTATATTTTATCCTAATGAATGTAAAATTCCTACAATTCAATGTTTAGCTCAAGGTGTTCCGGTTAAATTTATAGAATGGATTTCTAAAGAAATAATGAACACATTTACAAACGATTATAATATAATAAGTGATAAAGATGTTGTATTTCAAAATCATACTCAAAATAAAGTTTATGAATTTACATTAGATGAATTTCAACATGTAGATAAATTAATTTAAATATACTATATAATTCCAAATTACATTAAATAAGCATTAGAGGAGAATTATTATGAATATAAGTGCAAACAATTTAAAATATTTAAAAATATTAATTGGTATAAGTTTAAATACAAAAATAGATAATGTACGAAATATGATTATAGAAGAGAAAGAAGATTGTATTAACATATTATTTTATAGATTAATGAATATATCGGATTTAAGAAAAATAAACAAATATTTTAATTGTAATTTTAGAAATGGTAAATTGTATTATATTTTAAAAATAAGTAAAGATATGAGATTTATTAGTTTAAATATTAATGATAATTATTTTATGCAGCAAAATATCGTAAATAATAATGAAATAGATACTAAACTTAATGAATATAATGCTAAAATTTCTAATAAAATAAATAAATTTAGTTCATATATATGGGAACTATTATATCCGACTACTAAATATAAAGATTATTGGACTTTTTATTATATATCTACTAATAGAACTCATATAGGATTTGCTAATAAGACTAAAAATTCAAATAATTCATATAAAATAAGTATTAGTAATATTAATAATATAGACTTTTATAATGAAGTATATAATGTTAATTGCACTGAAAATGAAGCAGCTATATTATGTTTAAAACGTAATTATAATTCTAAATTTTGTTCAAATTGGAAAATATGTAAATATAACACTCCTATTAATGAATTAATTTATTAAATACGTTTTTACATTTAAAATAATAAAATATAAATATAAAAATAATTAAGGAGATAAAAAGACATGATAATTACAAGCGTTCAAGTAAAAAAAGTTTATAATGATCCTACTAAACCTGTTAAAGCATTAGTTTCAGTATTAATAGACAATGAAATGGTTTTGCATAATATTAGGGTTATTGAAAAAATAGAAAATGGAAATAAGAAAAAGTTTATTGCATTTCCATCACAAAAAATCACTGCATTGGATGAAAAAAATAATCCGGTTTCTGGATTTTTTGATATATATCATCCTATTACAGCTGATACACGTGTTAAGTTTGAAACTGCTATTTATAAAGCATTAGATGAATATAATAAGCAGTGATATTATTAAATAAAAGGAGAAATATTATGAAAAAACAAGAATTAATCGAAAAGATTGCAATATCTACAGGAGAATCAATTAACACTGTTACAGGGGTTATTGATACATTTGTACAATTAGTAAATGAAAATTTAAAGAATGGTGAAAAGGTAGAAATTTATAGTTTTGGAAAATTTGAAGCAATAGATCAACCTGAAAGAGTAGTAAGAAACCCAAAAACAGGTGAAGAAAAAGTAAGTCCTGCTAAGAAAAATCCTAAATTTAGATTTTCACCTACTGTAAGAAAACTTATAAATGAATAATTTTATTAAACATGAGACATGATTAAAATGTCTCATGTTTATTTTTTAAAGGAGAAAATAAATGTTGAAAATATTAACTGAAAGAGTATCTGATAGATCTGAAGAATATTATAAATATTTAGAAAATCATATAGATGGCGTTAAGAAATCTTATGAATCTATAAAAGATGATCTTTTAACAATGTTTGATTTTAATGAGCATGAATTAGAACATAAAATAAATAATCATGATGCATCTAAGTATGATGATGTAGAATTTTATCCATATTTGCATCATTTTTATCCATCTAAAGCAGGTGCCGATAATGAAGCATTATATGATGAAGCTTGGAACCATCATCAAAAATGTAATGATCATCATTGGCAATATTGGATTTTACAAAAAGATTCAGGTGAACAAAAAATATTAGATATGCCTTTAAATTGTATTATAGAAATGTTATGTGATTGGTCATCATTTAAATATAATAATCCTAAAAGTACTGCAAAGCATTGGTATGATAATAATAAAGATAAAATGATATTATCTGATAATACTAAAAATAAGATTGAAGAATTATTGGAAATGTTACCTCAATTATGATGAAAGATGTGATATGAAATGACTTATCAAGAAATTATAAGATTAATAAATGATTATATTGAATCGGATGAATATATAAATTCTGAATGGGTGATTGCATTAAATATTTGTAAACAGTTATTAATAGATAAAATTAATAATAAAATATAATCATAATATTTAAACTATTTGATATAGATTACCTCTTTAAAGTTTATTATGAAGTGAATGTAAATGTATTGTGCCGAGTAAAAATGAGTATAAATTAGATTTTTAGTTATTTGTTTGTTTTGTTTATATGATAAGTTATTAAAAATATAGTGTATAGTTTAAATATTATTAATATAAAAAGGAGTCTCATAAGAGACTCCTTTTATTTTTACAGTTTTATTACAATTATAAGAAAAGGGTTTACAATTATAAATTTTTATGTTATAATTATATTAGAAAATATAAAGGAGGTTAATAAAATGACTTTAGAACAAATGTTAAAATGGAAGAATGGTTCATTTGAAGAATTTGAAAAATTAATTAGAAGTCAAGAGAGACTTTTAAATCAGATTAAAAAGATTAATGAAGATATTGAATGGGCAGGCGATGCAATAAAATGTTTTAATTCGTACGATAAAACTTGTGAAAAATATAAGATGTTTGAAGATAAATATAATAAATTGGTTTGTGAAAAAGAAAAACTCAGTTTATTAGTAAAAGAAAATAATATTCGTCTTGAAAAAGAATTTTATTAATATAAGAAAAATATTTAAATAATAAAAATCTTAGAAAGCAGTTATTCAAATAAGGAGTATCATATGACGGTAATTATAAACGTAAATTCAAAAGGTTATTTAAAAGATGGACGAACGTTTGAAATATTTAATTTTGAAAAAGTTGCAATTGCTAGTGATGGAAGTATTCATAGCGGGATAGTAAATCTATATATTGATGGAGAATTAACTTCTACAATGTTGTCATGGTTGGGTGAAAATATAGATTATAGTAGAGTACATAATTATGAATTGGAGGAATAAATCATGTCTATTAAATTAGAAGTAAAAGATTACTTTGATGAAAACTACGATATATGTGGAAACACCACTAAAGGTGTTTTGATAGTAAATGGTATTAGAATTCCATTATGTAGAAATTGTTTAGAAGAATTAAAAGAAGAAGTGAATGAATTTGATGAATTTGATGAATAATAATATGAAAGATATGATGAATAAATCTTGTAAAGAATTAAGTAAAATAACCAAAGGTAAAGAATATTTATACTGGGTTAGATGTCGAAAATGTCAAAACTTTAGAAAATGTAAATATATATGATTGGAGGTTTAATTATGACAAGAGAAGAAGAAATAAGAGCTAGATATGAAAGAGAATTAAGAGAACTACATAGAGAACAATCTAATTGTTGTCATGAATGGGATAAAGTAAAGTTTGACCCGGAAATAGTAAAAGAACCAAGATATGAGACAAGATTCCAAGGATCAGATTATTATCCTGAATTAGTTGGTCATACTGAAAAGAAAGTGGATAGATGGAGTAGAACTTGTAAGAAATGTGGTAAAGTAGAATATACTAAAGAACAAAAAGCTGTCAAATACGAACCTAATTTTAATTAAAGGAGAATGAAAATGAATAATGATAATATGATTACTTTTATGGATGCAATACTATATGCAATGGAAGGTGAAAATCCTTCTAAAGCTATTGAAAATCAGGAAAGAAGAGGTCAACAATCAGTTGTAAGAAATCAAAGACTACCAAAGAAGTTAAATGACGTTTGTCTGCCAAATGAGGTAAGATGGAACGGTGTAGAGGATTCAATGGAATGGGAAGAAAGACACAAGATTATTATGCAAAATAACATTAAATACACAAGACAACAATATGAGAAAATGGGAATTGTTATTGTTGATGAGTGCGACGATTTATTTTATAATGTAGTACTTCCTGAAGGTTGGAAAATTGAAGCAACGGACCATTCAATGTGGAATAATTTATTTGACAATAAGGGAAAAAAGAGAGCAGATTTCTTTTATAAAGCTGCATTTTATGATAGAGATGCATTTATCAACTTTAATACAAGATATCAAACTATTGTGACTCGTGTTGCAGATGAAAGTTCTGATTATGAAGTGTGGAAAAATTCAGATTATCAAGGAATTGTAAAAGATGGTGAAATAGTTATTTTTAGTACAGAGTGTATACCACCTGTAGGTGATTATGACAGTGATAATAAGATAAAAGATGCTTTAAGAGTAAAGTTAGACGCTTATATGAAAGAAAATTATCCTGATTATGAAAATATTAACGCATATTGGGACTAAACTTATTAATAGAGTTATATTTAAAAATTATAGAATTTATTATAGAGAGGATTAACATTATGAAAGCTTATGAAATAACTCCAAGAGATGAAAATGAAAATAAAAAATATAAAGGGTTAATAAAAGAAGCATATAGCCGAATAGATGAAGCTATTCATCATATAAGTTATGATAAACGTATTATTGATAAAAATGGATTTAAAGTTAATGAACTTGTAATAGATAAACTTAATAGCATTATTTACGATTTAGAAGAACTTGAAGATGCTACTCTTTATAAACCTACAAAAGTGGAGGAATAAAATGTTAGAACTTAAAGGAAAATATGGTACTGCTAAAGTATTTACAGATGTTATAGAAGATGAGTGTATATGTCAGATAATACAATTATTAAATCAGCCTTTTGTTGAAGGTTGTAAAATAAGAATTCAACCTGATTGTCACGCTGGAGCAGGATGTGTTATAGGATTTACAGCTAATTTAGGAGATAAAGTAGTTCCTAATTTAGTTGGAGTCGATATTGGTTGTGGTGTACTAACAATTCCATTAGGAAATGTTGATATAGATTATAAGAGATTTGATAAAATACTTCGTGAAAATGTTGCTTTCGGATTTGAAGTTAATTCAAAACAGAAAAAGAAATTTGACGAACTTGAAAATATGTATTGTTATAAAGATGTGGTAAAACATCAATATGATAAAGTATTAAGAGCTATCGGCTCGCTTGGTTCGGGGAATCATTTTTGTGAAATTGATGAAGATTTTGAAGGAAACAAATATCTTATGATTCATACTGGTTCTAGACATTTAGGATTAGACGTATGTAAGTATTATCAAAATAAAGCTGGAAAGGAAGAAGATAAGAATAATATAAATTCCTTAATAGCAGAAATGAAAGCATCTGGAAGGGAATCTGATATTCAAGAAGCCATAAATAATTATAAGTCAAAGTTAGATAAGATTCCTAAAAATTTACTTTATCTTATTGGTGAAGATAAAGATAAATATTTACATGATATGAGAATTTGTCAGAAATACGCTGCACTGAATAGATTTACAATCGCTGAAGAACTTATAAAGAATTATTTCAATGATTGTCAAGTTCAATTATCTACTAGTGGAAAGTTAAGAATTAAACAAAAAGGGAAATATAATATTAAGACCGAATGGTTTGATACGATTCATAATTATATTGGAGATGATAACATAATTAGAAAAGGTGCGGTCGCTGCTTATGAAGGACAAATGTTAGTTATTCCTATTAATATGAGAGATGGAGTTCTTATTTGTAAAGGTAAAGGAAACGAGGATTACAATAATTCAGCTCCTCATGGTGCTGGTAGATTAATGAGTAGAGGTAAAGCTAAAGAAACTATTAGTCTTTCTGATTTTGCAGAATCTATGACAGGTATTTATTCTACATGTATTAATGAAGGTACTCTCGATGAATCTCCTCAAGCATATAAGAATATTAATGATATTGTAAATAATATTGAAGATACAGTAGAGATTATAAAGCTTATTAAGCCTGTATATAATTTTAAGTCATCGGAGTGAGTAATTATGTCAAATAATAAAAATATTGAAAAGCTAATAGATAAATAATATTACAGTTTAATTACAATTATAAAAAAACGGTTTACAATTATAAAAGAATGTGTTATAATTGTAATAGATTATAGTTGTAAAGGAGATACTAAATATGAAAAATATAACACTATCAATAGAAGATGCAAAAAATATAATATCGATGCTAAATGAATCAATTGAAAAATTAAGTAGTGGAAAAAGAAGTGATGATGACGTAGAAGTTTTTGGAGTTGAAAGATCATTGTCGTATGAAAGATTAATCGATGCACTTGACAATATTGATTAAAAGGAGATGATACAATGAAAACTAAAAGAGTAGTAAAATTATCAGAATTACATCAAATTATTGGAAATTATTTGTATATGCACGGAGATGCTAATATTACGTCTATTGCTACACATACTAATGGACACCCTAAAAATCAGTTAAAATATTCACTTCGTTTAGCTCCTATTGATAGAGAATTAGAGCTAAATGAAGAAGAAACAATATTAGGAATTGATTATCATGAAGTTCCTATTGAAGAACCAGTAGCAACTTTTTCACAGAAAACTATTACAAGACCATCTAAAAGATTTAATGGAAATATATGTGAATGTTGCGGTGAACCGGTAGATTCAGAAAATGAAGTAGTAAAGGTTTGTAACAAGTGTGCATCTGAATATCAATTTTGAGGTGAATTTAAATGAATGAATTTTATAATTGTAATTTTAAACGTGATGATATTATAATTGGGATAAATCCTGAAAATAGATTTAGTTATCTAAGACTTTTTAGAATAAAAAGGTTTATAACAAAAGAAGAGTATGGACGTATTATAGTTACCGACGCAATACTTGAACACGTGACAAGAGATGAAATATATACAGATTTTCACGAGGATAATGTAGTTGTTAGTTTTTTAAATAATAATTTTAAACGTTTAGTGTTGGAAGAGGTGTAAGTAAAATGTCAAAAGGAAAGAAATTTTCAGCCGCTGAAAAACATTTTCAAGGAATTATAGATTCTAAAAATAAAACTATCAAAACATTAACAAAAAGTAGAGATGAATTGTTGGATGAAAAATATTCACTTATTAAAGAAAATGAAATACTTAAAACTAAATTGGAACATGCTAATAAAGCTATAGAAGAATTAAATAAGTTAACTAATTTATCTTCTGAAGATATAAAAGAATTAGTAAGTAAAACTCATAATATGAATACAGTTTGTGACTTATTAACTGGAAAAGTAACAAGAGATTTATTAGGAGGATATTAATATGAATAAATATATATCTGATGAAAATGAACAAAAAATTAATGATTTACTTAATGATAAAAATGCAGAATTTATAATGAAAACGATGATCAGTAAATATTCTGCTAATTCACTTGAAAATGCTCAAAATTTATCACTTTATATTAATGATATAGTATCTAATATTATTAAGATTACAAGTAAGAATATTCAAGACTTAAATCAAGCTGCTTGGATGTTAATGTTTCAGAGAGAAATGGATATAAAAGATATTCATACATATTTTGCAACTATAGTTCCTGTATGTAAAACGTTATTTCCTAATGGAGAACCTATAAATGGTAATTTAAGTCAAAAAGAGTATTTTAATAAATTTCTTGCGTTATTTGCAAATAAAAAAGCATTTTCATGGAATAAAGAATCTGATGTAGAATGGGCAATGCAATATGATTATTATGATTATCTACAAATGATATGGGACAATTACATAAGTGATAAAGGAGATTTATAATGAGAGTAATAAGTTTAAAATATGGAAAAGACATAAATTATGATAATTTTCTATTACAATTGAGGAAAATGAAAATCATGTAGATGTTAGAGCATTTAGTGACTATAATTCAAATAGAGCCATTATAGGTTCATTTAATTCATCTAAAGAAGCTGAAACACTAGTTAAAAATATAGCATTAGCATATGAAAAAGGTAAAACTGTTTATTTTATAGATTAGTTAGGAGTGAATATGAGTGAGTATTTATTTGGTAGAATGTATAGTTCCTTGTGGTGATAATGATAAATATATAGTAAAAGCAAATTCTAAAAAAGAAGCGTTAGATAAAGTATGGAATGAATATTATGTACATAAAAATAAAAAGGCTAAAGAAAAAGGATATGATTCATATTACAAAAAAGATTTATATGTAAGAAATATATTGGTTGATTTTTTTAAAGATAATTCTTCTATAGAACATATTTAAATATTATTGTTATAATTATATAAATATAATTTGTATTTTTATATAATTATAACAATTTTTTATTTAATTATAAAAAATCTATTTACATTTATAAAAATTTATGTTATAATTATAACTGTAAATAACTATTATAAATAATTCATTAAATGAGGAGCAATTATGAATAATTGGATTAGATGGACACAAAGCGATGGTTTAAATCGAGGAATTATTACAGGTCAAATGCCTATTCGTAATTTACCGGATGAATTAAATCATTTTAGAAAAGAAGCTGAAGAATATCTTAAAATTTCAGGAGCAGAACATGTAGTTTATGCAACCAGAGAATATGCTGAAGATGGTTCATTAACAGATGTAAGATTTTATACTCGTGTAGCTAAAACTGATGAAGAACTTAAAAATCTTACAGATTTAATTAATGGTGAAATATTAGTTGTGCATAGGAGGAACAAACAATGAAATATAATATAGAAACAATTAAGAGCATGTGCGAACCATACGGATATAATGCTCGTAACAGTGGATATCAATTATACGTTAATAAAATATTTACCGATGATGAAGATAAAAATAAAGAAAATTGGTGGAAACCTGAAATATATAGTAAATTATTAAATGATGAATATAACATGAATGAGTATATTATAGATAGATTTGCGGTTTGTTTTTCAGGTTATGGTACTCTTAATTTGGAAGAAGAAAATAAGGTTATGGAAAATCTTAAAAGAGCAAAAGAGCTAGTAGATAAATTAAATGCTTATATAAGAGTATGTAATGAAGAAGCTAAGGAGGTTTAAGTATGCATAATTATAAATTGTTAGAAGATAATGAAACACTATTTGTAAACTCTTGTTTTTTAGATGAAGATGATTTTGAATATGCTAATAAACATAGATTTAATGTTGAATTTACAGAAACCGGTTGTGGGTCATTTGCTAAATATATTTTAAAATTTCAAAATATGGGTTATAGATATGAATTAAGAACAAAACCTGATATTGCACCTGGTGGTATTAAACTTGATGATAAGATATATGCTTACTTTACTCATCCGGATAATGTTATTTCTGAAGAAAAAGAAATAAATAATGATGAAAGAATTATAATTACTGCAATATTGAATTATTTACTTTGTTTATCGAGATTAGTATCACCTATAGAGGCTGAAAGAGCATTTGGATTTAATTTTGACGGAGCTATTATAGATTTATTTATCAATGTAAAAAATAAATTCTTTGATAATAATTTAGATATTAAACAGATTATAAATAATGAGTTATATGAACAGATAGTGCATGAATTAGATGAAATGGAGAGTGCATTGAATGGATAATATTTATAAAGATATAGTAGTATATAAAGATAAAGTTGGAAAACTTATTGAAAAGAAACATAATGGAAATACGATTTATAAGTTTTATCCTGCAGGTTATGGCTCTTATTATGAAGAAGAATTAGCAACTGTTGAAAATCCGGAAGATGAAGTAAAAATTGCTGGTTCAGCTAACGGTAAAGAATATGCTGTTTCGGAATTTAGACGTTTTCATAAAGTTGATGAATATATTGCTATTAGTAATAGATACCAGATTATTAAAGGTGAAGATGGTTTATATTATCCACATATTAAATATAAATCAATTTCGAGAGCATTTCATAGTTTAGCATCAGCTTTAATTGGAATGGTGGTATATGATAAAATCACCGATGACGATTTACATCTCAATAAATATATTTTCAAACTTTTAGATATGGAGTGGTAAAAATGACTTTAAAAATTACTTATTATTCTGAATGTGAAATTCATAAAGATATTTTTGACAACGTTACCCATTGGTATTATACAGATGGAAATCTAGTAATTATTTCTGAAAATGATGAGTTAATAGTACAAAATGTAATCTTATTAGACTCTGAAACATGGGTGTCTAAGAAATAATTGGAGGTCAAAAAATGAGATACATTATATTTGCAAATGAATTGACTAATAATTATCATCAACCACTTCCTTGGGTATTTAGAAATGTTGGAGATATTTTTCATAATAGCAATGCTTTAACTTTTGAATATAAAAAGAGAGTTTATATGAATGATGAAGAATACATTATTGGATTTAATCCTGGTCCTGAAAGATGGTTTATTAAAAAAATTATAGGAGGTAAAGAATACGATGTCATATGTGATTGCAATAAATGACACTGAGTTCGTAAATGTATACGGATATGAAATAAGAAGTGGAGCTAAATCTGAAAAAGAATTTAAAGTTCAACATATTAAATTTCCTGTGAATTTGGGAGATGCTACAATATATGAAAGTTTTAATGAAGCCGAAAATGTTTTAAAGCAGATTATATGTAAAAAGAAATATATCGGTATGTATGGTTGGACATCGTGTAAAGATTCAGACCTTTGGAAATTTGTAGATAATATGTACATTGCTGCAATAACGTTAACAAGTATTGCTAATGATTTAGAAATGTCTGTAGTAACAGCTATTGAACATCAATATAAAGATAAATTGAAAACTTTTGAAGATTTTAAAAAACGATATAATGTGCTTCTTAGAACAGCTAATTCTGAAAGTCCATTCGAAACACTTCCTCAATATGGTTTAGATAGAGATGAGTTTGTAAGAATATATGGAGATGTTTCAGAAGTTCTTATGAATGAATCTTGGTATGAAACAGATGACTTTAAAGGTTGGTATAATAATGATGAGTGGTATATTCTTCATAAACTATCAGGTACCATGATTAATTGGTATAAACATTGTGGACGAACAAACACATGTAACAAAATGTTAACTATAAAACAGCATGAAGAATTTGCTAAAATGATTTTAGAAGATATGGCTGAAAATAACGTTGGAGGATAAGTATGATGAAAATAGTTGTAGATAAATTACCTGAAACTCCAAGAGATTGTTTATTTTCAGAATTAATACCGCATGCTGTAGGAGTATATGCATGCACATTGAGAGCATATATTAATGAAGTAGACAGTAAACCTAAATGCATATGTAAAAGTGTAGATAAATGTGATAGATTAAAAGTATGTGAGGAAAATTATGAAGATTTGGGTTGATGATATAAGGCCTGCACCAAAAGGGTATGTTTGGGTAAAGACCGTGAACAAAGCAAAGTCTATCATTATGAAGATGGAAAATGAAAATAGATATATAAAAGAAGAATCATGGGGGTTAAAATTCCCACTAACTGAATTAGAAGTTATAGATATAGACCATGATGCTGGAGAGTATGTATCACAAGGAGGTAATTATATTGAACTTCTCAAATGGCTTGAAGGAACTAAACGTAACTATCCTATTAGAATTCATAGCATGAATCCAGTAGGAGTTCAAAACATGAGGATGATTATTCAACGGAATGGTTGGATGGAAATAAATTAGAGGTGTTTGTTAATGTTAATGCGTGATTTATATAAAGATGATAAACGAGTTAAAAAGATAGAAGTTGTTATTTATAAAACAAATCCATTGTATATTGTTACTCTCAATGAGCGGTATGCATTTGATAGTAACGGACGTTTAAGAAAAGTGTTTAAAACTATAAATGAAATAAAAGAAGCAATGAATGATGTAACTAGCGACTTTATTAGACATAAAATTAAAATTACAGACGATGATTTAAATAAATTTTATAAGAAATGGGGACTTAATTAAATGAATACTATAGAACATACACAAACAATTTGGATATCAAATGAAGTACCTAATCTTCAAAATAATCTTGATGAAGTAGTATGGTGTAAGACAATTGATGATGCTAAACATACTATTCAAGAATACGAAATAGAAACCATTAATTCTAAATTTTTAAATGGCATACAAAGATTTATTAAGCCTATTGAAAAATTAGTGGTTGAAGATTCTAAAACTTATGGGCTTATTAATCTTTGGCTTTCAGAAACAAATAGACAATATCTTATGGATAAAGTAGAATTAATTCCAAGAGAAGTATCTTCAGGTAATATTAATACAGAGATGACAAGATATATTCTTACAACGGTGGAACATGGAATGTTAAAATATTTTAGTCAAAAAGATGTAAAAAGTTTTGATACGTTTTTATCTACCGATATTAAAGATGCTATATTGTATAATAGAGAGGTTGAAGCTGAAGAACAAGCAAGACAAGCCAAAATATATAGTAAGATGAAAGTATCTATTAGAAAAATAAAAATAGATGCTAAAATTAATTATATTTATTAAGGAGAAAGAAACAATGATTGACGGAATTTATTTTGATGTAATAACAATAAAAGATGGAACAGAATATCTTGTTAGAAGAATTACCGTAGCAGAGGTAAGTAAAATATTAACTGACTCTATGCTGGATGGAATAAGTGCTGTTTTGGGCATATCAGAAAATGATATAAAGGAATATAGAGAAAAACATGAAAGTTGAAGAAGCAATAAATTATTTAGAAAAAGATTTTGATGATGTTAGTCCTCCTGATTCAGGTATTCTATTAGATATAGCAAGTTTATTACAGGAAGCTTCAAACATCATTTGTCTTAATTGTAAAAATAAAGAAAATTGTTCTAATTGTAAATGGCACTATAAAATTCCTGAAAATTGGTGGGAAAGAATATAAATAATTATTATGTGGAGGAATAAAAAATGATAAATTTTAATGAAGAACTTAATTATATAAATAAACAATTAAAAAAGATAAACATATCTATTGAAAGAGCAATGGTTAAACCTAATGTTGCTCAAACTGAATTAGAGTCACTCAATAAAACATTAAATATATTGAATAACATAAAACAACTAATATTGAAAAATAATATAAATGATGAACCAATAGAAGAAAAAGAAGGTAAATCATATTGCGTAGTGAATACTGCTAATACAGATGAAATTTTATATTTGTTTAATATACAATCTATATTTCAAAATGTTAATTTAAATGATTGCAATGAAGTTATTTGGACCAGAGATAAAGAAAAGGCAAAACTGATGAGTTATGATGAAGCTTTACAAACAATTCAGTTATTATATAAAAATGATAATTTTAAATACAAATTAGTCGCAAAAGAAATAAATAATATTTAAAGCGATATTTAATTATAATATATAGAAGAAGATAGTCTAGATATTATAATGATTGGAGTAAACAATGAATAAAGTAAAACGAATATGGCTGCAACATAGATATAACAGATTAAGAAAAAAATATGAATTCACCTTACATAAATTAGAATATACATCAGTAACAGCTGTTAATTATAACATGATAAATAAACTGTATTATAGATTAACTATTACATCAAAAAAGATAAGAAAGATAGTAAGTGATTTAAATGATATTAACTAACTAAAGGAGGAAATGATTATGAAGACGTTTAAATGTAAATACACAATATTAGACGATAATAACAAGCACAAAGAAGTGACAGAAGTTATAGTAGAAAATAATAAAAAGAAAGTAAGAGAATTTATAAGTAATAATAGAACTTTTGTAGGAAAGCTGTATGATATAGATATTCAAGAAGTAGAAAATACAAAGGAGTAATATCATGAAAAAAATTTATTATTTATTTAAATCATTTGTTATAAAAAAGAAAATACAAAAATTAAAAGGTTGTTTAAATTCTGGTAAATTGTATTTGCCATACGAATATAGATTTATGTTGAATAAAGTAAAATATTTAGAATCAGAATTAAATAGAATATCTATTAACATTTAAATGGTTTTCTGAATTAAAAAACTAACACAGATGACTTTAAATAAATTTACAAATAGATTTATATTGGAGGTTATTATATGAAATTGGATTTAAATAAATTAAATCACAGAAGAAGTGTAAAATGTCATATGAGAGATTTAGTTATATCTGATTTAAGATCATATGTAATTGGTAAACTTGTAAGTGTAGATATAATACATTCAGGAATGTATTCAATGACTGATGTAAAAGATTACATAAATGGATGTCATTATGAATTATTACATTCTTATATAGATGATGCTAATATATTAGGATGGGAGTCTATATTAACAATGATATATGAATCATTGCAACATGCTCATGAAATTCATATAGATAAATTAGAATAATTAAAGGAGTACATATATGATAAATCGAATAAAGCTTTTCTATGTTAGTATAAGAATAAAATCAATAAATAAAAAACTTATAAACATTAAAACCAAAATAACTCAAATAAAGAAAACTTCAATTAATGATTCAAATTATGATAGTTTTAGAATTTTAAGTTATTTAATGAGTGAAGTAAAATTATTAGATATGGAATTAAATTCATATATTCAGGATAAGGAAAGGTTGTTGACGTTATGCAAAAAGAACAAATGATACAATTACTTGGAAATTTATCATCAATAACAGCATCTATGCAGGATAATGTACATTCATTAAAACGTTTATCTAGAGTTATAAGATTTATAAGTGAATGTGGTGAAAATGATAAAATCAGAATAAGTCAATTTGCAAAATATATGGATTTATCACCTGAAAATGCTACACCTATATTAGATAGTTTAGTTGATATTAATATATTAAAGAAAACAGAAAGAGTATATAGATGTCCTAAATGCGGATTATTACTCGGAGTGTTAACTATTTGGGATGAAGGAGATGATATCACTTGTTATCATTGTGATACAACCCACCCTAATGCAAATGTATGTGATACAGAAACTATATATTCTAAAGTTGTACAACCTGAGTTAAAATTGTTTACAGTGACCTGGGATTCTAAATATGAAAAAAGTAAAGTTGATGGATTTCCTTTAACTAAAACAACCAATGTTATAGCTTATACTCAAGCTGATGCAGAATCTATGATTCATGAATTTTATCATTATGTTCCTAATAGTATTAAAGTATCTGAAGGTGTTTCTTTGGAAAATAAAATGTTCATAGATAAACAATAAATAATAATAGTCGTGCTAATTTATTATATTAAATTGAAAAGAGGAAATTATATGGAGTCTCATAAGAATAAAATATTAAGAATAGTAAATACTATTTATGATATTACACCTGGAACTATTGTAAAAGTTACTAATTCAGACGGCGATAATTTTATATTTCGTTGTAAATGTTATGATAATAATTATGATTTATATGAAATGAATAATAAACATACTTCATGGGGTTTAAGTTGTGATACTTTAGATGATATGAGAGACAGTTTATTGAAAGATTTTTTAGAAGAATTATTACTTAATATAAAAATTATGTGAAGGAGATATTAATATGCTGAATAATATTTTAAATTCATTTTGTATAAAATATGGTGATGAATTTGTTATAAAATATGGCGATGATATTACAAGTAAAACATATAAATTTGAATTAGATGATATATATAGTTTTGCTTTATATAAAAAAGTGTATGGTAAATGGGAATATGTTTCCGAAACAGTTACTGCAGGAATATTATTAGATGTAATGAAAGATAGATGCACATTTATTCCAAAAAGAAAATAAATATAATTTTTAATGTAAAGTGATTAGAAGGTGATTTTATGACCAATTTGGTATATACAGGAATGAATGACGAAATTAATAGACGATTGAAGAATGAACTGAGAGATAAGATATTCTATAGCATGAATTTAGATGATGTACCTAATATAGATATCATTGCAGAATATCTCAATAAACTTAGTATAGCTCAATTGCTTGAATTAAACGATGTAGCTAAAGTATTAGATTGGCAACTCATTGGTAGAATAATAGGTGTGGTTGGAGAAATATATAACGATAAAGAGGTATAATTAACCTACGGACAAAAGAATAAAGTTATATATTAATATTGAGCGTGGAAAGAAGTGATAATAGGTGATTAGATTATTTGTAGGTTTGTTAATTGCTATAATGCTTGGTATTCCATTTATAAATGTACTATATATTGGATATGTACAATTGGGTTGGTTTAAAATATTTTTTCATGATATGTTACATCAATGCGTGCCTGAAGAATGGCAAAACGAGTCTATAGGTCACGTAAGCAATTGTAGATATTGTAAGAAAAGAATAGTAAAAACAGAACATAATTGGAAGAAGAGATAAATTTAAATAATATGAAAATCTTAGTGTAGAGATAATCGAACATATTGTTAAAGAGTAGATATAAAAAAGGAGGCATGATGTTTAATGTGTAATGATATACCTATTTATCAGGTGTCCAATTGTTATAATGAGTCATCTTCTCAGTTATATCCATTACACATTGTACATGTTACAAGATGTGATATTCCTGGTAAATACGGTGAAAGACCAGCGATGACTTTACAAATTCATTGTATAACAGATGATGGACATTATGTAACTAAACCTCTTATTGCTCGATATGATAAAGAGCATAAGTTATATTGTACTTGGGGAAGACATAGATTTTATGAAGGATATTTCGGTCCGGTAAGATTGGTAGGAGTACCTCCTAAATTGGTAGATACATTAAATGACCTTGGAAAAAGATATGGGACGGTGGCAGAATGATTATTAGAGATAATGACTTTATAGTTAAAGGTAGAAAATTTACATCTTCTGATGTAGAAAGAATACTTATTAATTATATTGAAACAGAAAATAAAGAGAAAATAAAGTTTAAACCTCTTGAACATGCCGGTGAATCTCTTGTAGACTTTTGTAAAAGAGCTTACGAATATGACCAAAATACATGCGATAATTTTCATACACTCCTTATTAGGCGTCCATATATGTACCGAGGTATGAAAAAAGGTCTAGATAAAGATTGTTTTGCAGATATAACTATTACACAGGTGCTTAAAGAATCAGAGAAATGGAAAGACTATATTATTGAGTCTGTACATTATGGCTCTGATTGTTCAATAACAGTAAGAGCCAAACTCCAATGTAAAACGGTCAATGATTTAATTCATTATTGTGGGCAAGATATAAACAGTGACTGTATTTTTCACGAAGTACTCACTAATAAACAACATGATTTGTATTATATAAAACAATTTGGTGAAGAATTTGAAGATACAGTTTATGTTAAAATTGTAGATGTAGATAAAAATAAAAAGATTAAGCGTGTATATTATATGAAAAATAACTAATAGAAGATTTTAAAATCAGTATAATAATATGGAGAAATAACATGAAAAGATTATATTGCGTTACTACTAAAGTAACTCTTACTTATGAAAAATTAACATTGATAAGAAAAAAGAAAAAATTAGAATATATGGACTATTTTACATATAATACTCGAATTATTTATGCATCTAGTATAAATGATGCAAGAGATAAATATGTAGAACGATATATGTATCATTTAGAGCGTATAGATAATAAAGTGTTAAATCACATGCTATTTAAATATGATGATTGTTCAAAAACCATGCAGTGGGTTATTCCTAAATTTACAAAAGTTACCTATAATGAATCAGTTCATGTGTATGCACAATCTGTTAATATAAAAATAAAAACATTAATGGATGAATTAGATGCTACTGATTTTAGAGATTGGTGGAATGAAAATAATACTATTGAAGGAGAATTAAATCATGAGATTGAAATTTGAAAACATGTTAAATGAACTTATAAAGAATACAGATGAAATATATTCTGAACAAACCGTATGGGCTATTAGAGAAAACATTAGAACAATTACAGAACATGCACGAATAGAAAAGGTTGATATTAGTGATTTATTTCCATTGACAATAGTTATCGGAGATATAACGTTAAAATTTTTTCAAAGCGGAGATGTATATAGCCATAATTCAATATATATCACTAGACTATATGGTGAGTTTTAACGTATAACATGAATTAAAGATTTTTACAACTTTGGAGGAAAATAAACTATGACGAATTTTGAGTATTTATTAGTTATTCTTGTTATTATATTTATTGGATCATTGTTTCTACTTGATTATGCTATAGCTTATGATTTTAAACATAATGCAAATAATACAGATGTTGAAATTGATGAATTTTTAGAATTTGCAATTGATAGAAGTGATGAAAATGAATCATTGGAGCAAATTGCAGATTATGCAGCACTTTTAAATTTTGATTCATTAATAAATGAGATTTATTCTATTTCTGATTATAAAGAAGAATATATCAACGTTATGAAACAAAAATATTTAGCAATGCTGTTAAAAGATAAACAAAATAAAGGAGAGAACTAAATGTTAATACAACTAAATGATATTTTGGATCCATGTGAAATATGCATGAATAAAAATATTTCATGCGATACATGCACTACATGTGTAAATAAAATAATAGGAAGTAATTTTATACCTGATAAAAAACATATAGATTTATTTGAAAAAATTATATTCGAATATTATGATTTATGTGAGATTTTGTTATCAACAATGAATAATATGAATATGAAACCTAATGTACAATTATCAAGTAAAGATACATTCAAAGGATATAAGATATGAAAAAATCATTTGTGTTAAAAGTTACTATGGATGAAAAGGATGTAAATGAATTTATTACATTTCTTAAAGTGTTAGAAAGATTAGGACATAAAAAAGAAGATGAACTTGTAGGTTATTTTGCAAATGGCAGTAAAGGCTTTGCTCCTAAATTTGATTTAAATATTCCGTATGAAGTTAGAGCATGTCATAATACTTATTCTTCATCTTATTTATGTGAAAGATATTATGGTGTTGATTTAAATGATACGACAAGAGGTGAAATAAATGACAGATTTGATAACACTTAATATTACTTATAAAAATCCTTATATGAATAATTGCGTTTATGAAGAAAAATCACTGAGTGATGCATTTTTAAAATATAATAATAAATGGTATAAACCATTATATGATACTTTTGATAATGAATTGGATGGTACTAGTGTTAAATCTAATAAAATTATAGGTAATATTATATCAATAGAAAATAATAAAGCTCAATTAACAATAGACAATTTACGATTAAAATCAATTATAAATGAGTATGATATAGCATTTAAAGCTGATGTAACACCTATAAATAGAGATTATAATTTTTATAAAGTGAATGATATATTATATTTTTGTTTAATTAATAAGAATATTAAAATATAAATA